TGGGGCGGTGCGGGCGGGGGGGGGGGGGGGGGGGGGGGGGCGGGCGCCGGCCCCCGGGCGGGGGGTGTCTTCCACGGGTCGGGCCCTCTCTGTCGATCTTCCTTTTGGATCTTTCTTTCCGATCTTCACGAACCGCCGCCGGAAGGCACCGGCCAGACAAGCCGCCCCTAAAGGGGCGGCGTCTTGTCTGGCGTAGGGCGTCTGGCAGCTGTCTGGCGGGGTGTATGGCGCTCTGACCTGCACAAACGTGTTTCGTCTGGCGCTGTCTGCCGTCTGTCTGGCGAAACGCTGTCTGGCGGGGTGTCTGGATGATCCACAACTCCGTCTGGCGGGGTGTGTGGCGGCCGTCTGCCGGCCGTCTGCCGGGGCCGTTTCACACCGCCTCCGGGACGGCTTCGAGGTGCGGCCCGGGGGGCTCCGGGAGGCGGTAGGCGGTCAGGTGGTCGACGTGGTTGAAGCACTCCTCGGCCTCGCCGCGTTCGACCATCCGCTTGAGCCGGGTGCGCACTCCCTCCTTCTGCGCCTTGGACGGGTTCCGCGTGTTGAACAGCGCTTCGGCGGCGGCTGCCGGGGTCACCCCCTGCCCGCCGGCCCTGGCGAGCAGGTCGGGCAGTTCCACCCGCTCGTAGGGTTCGAGGGTGCCGGCCTCGGTGTCGAGGCGGACGAACATCGGCAGCAGGCCCTCCCCGGGGCTTTTCAGGTGCTTCAGGCGGACCACGGCGTCGCCGGCCTCGCCGAACAGGCTGAGCACCGAACCGGCCCCGGCGGTGATCTGCCGGTTGCCGTAGATGTCGTCGAGCTTGTCCGGCTCCTTGTTGTCCCCGCCGGCCTTCCGGTTGTGGTGGATTTCCAGCCATTCGACGCCGGCCGCGAGGCAGTGCTGGCGGGCCGCGTTGTAGCCGCCGGCCCCCACCTCGTCGGACGCGCTGGGCAGGACGTCTTTGAGGCTGTCGACGACGACGGTGGTGGCGCCGTGCTCGGTGGCCAGGTCGAGCAGGTAGCGGGCGTTCTCCGGTTTGGTGACGTCGACCGGCAGCGGCCCCCGGTGGACGACGAGCCGGCCGCGCAGCACGGCCCGGTGGTGGAAGTCGGGCCTGGCCAGCCGCCGCATCGCCCGGCGGAGCTGGCGGGGCCGGTCCATCGCCAGGTAGAGCACTTTCCCGCCGTCGTCGGCCACCGGGTAGCCGAGCACTTCGCCGACGAGGCCGAGGCGGGCGAACACGAGCAGGTGCGCGAGGGTGGACTTGCCGGTGCCGGGCGGCCCGGCGAGCATCAGCGACTCGCCGTCGGCCCACAGCGACAGCCCTCCTTTCTCTCCCCAGACGGACGGGGTTTCGGGGTCGTCGGAGTAGAGGAACTGTTCGCCGTCGACGACCGGGTCGGCGACGGCGTCGGCGGTCGCGGTCGCGCCGGACAGCTGGGCCAGCACGTCGCCGAGCCGGGCGCACAGTTCCTGCTGCTGCCAGGCGGGGGCGCCGATCATCGTTTCGAGGGTGCGGTCGCGTTCCTGTTCCAGGTGCCGGGAGCGGATTTTCGCGGCGAAGTGACCCGTCATGCCGGGGGTGGTGGCGGCCTCGCGGATGCGGGTGAGGTCGCCGACGCCGACGCCGAACGCGGCGGCGGCCGGTGGCCTGGCCGTTTTCGCCCGGTCTTCGAGGGCGACGTACACGGCTCCGGGGGTGACGAGCGCCGGGTCGGTGTTCCACAGGTCGCAGACGGCGGTGAAGATTTCGCGGTTGGCGGGCCGTTGGAAGTGTTCGGCGCGCAGGTCGGCGACGGCGGCGACGAACCAGGCGGGGTCGGTGCCGGGCCGGTTGGCGTATTCGAGCAGGTTGCCGAGGTAGTGCTCTTCGGCGGCGGCGGCGTCGTGGCGGCCGGGGCCGTCGAGGTCCGCGTCGTCGCCGGTCGTGGTCAACGGCTCCTCTTGGATTTCGTGAAGTGCCGGTCGATGCGGGGCGACGCCCGCCGGACGGTGATCAGGTCGGCGACCTGCGCTTTGGTCGCGCCGTCGGGGACGTGGAGGTGCATCCGGGCGCACAGGTCGAGTTGGGCGGGGCTGGGCGGCTGTTTGCGGGACCGCCAGGTCGCGGTGCGCGACGTGCCGGAGAACCCCAGCCCGGACGCCCGGTCGACGGCGAGCGCCCGTTGTTCGCCGAGGGCCAGGGCGAGGGCGAGGTCGGGGACGGCGCCCGGCCACCACCGGGGGTTTTCCCGGCCGGGCGGGAATTCGGCGAGCGCCCACCGTTCGCCGGCCTGGTCGGGGTAGAGGGCGACGTAGCCTTTCCCGGCGGGGGCGAACCAGTGCCCGCCGTCGGTGGTGAGCCACACCGCCTTCGACGAGCCGAACAGGTCGACGTCGACCGCTTTCCCGAGTTTTACCCGCGTCACCCGTTCGACGGCTTCGGTGAGTGTCTCCCCGTCTTCGGGCTTCTCTTTCACCGCCTTGTCCGGGATCTCGCCGACCGCGAGGTCTAGTAGGGTGCACAGCTTGTTGTCCGCTGTCGTCCCGACCAGGTCGAGAATCAGCGCGCCCGTTTTTCCTGGGTACGGCCTCAGTACTCTTCCGCACATTTGGACAAACAGGGGCGCGGACCGTGTGGGCCGGGCCATGACGGCCACTTCGGCGCGTGGTATGTCTGTTCCTTCTGTCAGTACCTGGCAGTTGGCGAGCACGTCCAGCTCGCCGTTCCCGAGTCCTTTTATCGCGGCTTTGCGGGCGTCGGGGTCCATGGCGCCCCAGACCGCTTCGGCTTTGAACCCGGCCTCGCGCAGCGCCTGCGCGGAGGCTTGGGCGGTGGCGACGGTGGGGGTGAACACGAGCCCGGGCCGGCCGGGGGCGTGGGTGGCGTACGCCTGGGCGACGGCGGTTTCGAAGTGGGCTTCGGTGAGTGCGTCGCCGAGCTGGCCTGCGGCGTAGTCCCCCGCGTTGACGTCCACGCCGTCGAGGTCGAGGCCGATGGGGACGGAGATCCCTTTCGGGTTGACGAGGTGACCGTCGGCGACCATTTCGAGGACGGACCGTTCGTAGGCGACGGTCTGCCAGACTGATCCGAGGCCGACCCCGTCGCCGCGTGCCAGTGTCGCGGTCACCCCGAGGGTGCGCGTCTCGTTCTCCTGGAAGCACCCGAAGTATTCGAGGATCCCGAGGTAGGTCGGGCTGACGGAATGATGCGCCTCGTCTACGACTACTTGCGCGAAGGCGTCGCGCGGCCATTTCTCTAGGCGTCGTCGTGACGCGAGCGTCTGCACGCTCGCCACGACGGCCCGGCATTCCGGCCCGGCTTTCCTGCCGGCCATTTCGACGCCTACCCTCACGTCGGGGTCGATGGCCGCGATTTTCGCGGCGGCCTGGTCGACGAGTTCCTGCCGGTGTGCGAGTACCAGAGTCCTGCCGCTTTCTTCTCTGACCATGTGGGAGAACACGACGGTTTTGCCCGACCCGGTCGGCAGGATCGCGGCCACACGGTTGTTGCCGTTCTCCCACGCTTTCCGTACCGCGTCTATCGCCTCGCGCTGGTAGGGCCGTAGCGGCAACGACGGGGCGACGTCTTGTCGCTCTGCGAGGGTCGTCACGGGCACGCCGGAGCGGCCTGGGGTGTCGATTCCGGCCCCGGCCGGCAGGCCGGGCACAGCGGCCTGCCGCCGCCGCCGTACCGCAGCGTCCACGACGGGCAGTTCAGGCAGGGGCCGAGCCGGTCGGGGGTGACGTCGAGGTGCCCGGCGAGCAGGTCGAGCGCGTCGCGTACGGCGGCCCGCGTGGTTTCCCGGGCCGGGTTGGGCCGGGCGCGGCCGTGCTGGTCGTACAGGTCGCGGGGTGTCCGCTGCCAGGCGGCGACGTGGGTTCCGGCCCACTGTTGGAAGGTCCAGGTGGCGCCCAGCCGGGCGGGGTCGGGTCCCGCGTCGAGCCTGCTGGTGTCGGGTTGCGCGGGTCCGTGCCGGTCGCATTTGGGTCCGTCGGGGTACAGGTGGACGGGTGTCGCCCCGCAGCGCGCCGTGCTGTCGGCGTGTTCGCAGGGCCGGTGGGCTGCGCAGGGCCGGCAGGTGTGCCGCAGGTTGTCGTTGGCCGCGCGGCAGGTGGGGCAGTGCCAGACGGGCCAGGCGGTGGCCTGCCGGGCGGTGACGGCTCGCGTGGCGCTTGCGACCTGTTCGCCGTCGCGGGCGAGGGCGACGCCGTCGAGGGCGGTGGGTTCGGGTGGGCGGGTCACGACACGCCTGCGAACAGGTCTGCCGGCCCTGCCGGTGCCAGCTCGCCCCGGACCGCCTCGACGCGGGCCGCGAACCACTCGGCCGAGTAGCTCAGCCGGTCGACGGCCCGGACGGTCACAGCCGTCTCGGTGCGGCCGTGGCGGTGGGTGTGGCTCAGTAGCACCGTGTACCGGTGGGCGACCGCGTCCTCGCGGACGACGGACAGGTCGAGGACGGCCCAGCCGTGCCCGTCGCGGGCGACGACCTGGGCGAGCCATTCGGCGCGCTTGGCGCTGGACACGGCGACGGACGGGGTGATCCGGACCTCGCGGTCGAGGGCGAGGGCGGCGTCGAGGCCGGGTAGGGGTGGGAGCTGGTCGAGGAGGCTGGCGGCGGCGCGGAGCTGGCTGGCGGTGTCGGTGAGGGTCACAGCTCACCTCGGGCGACACGGACGGTGGGGCACGGCCACTCGGTCTGGTCATCGCAGACCGCGCAGAGCGGCTCGACGCCCCCTGGCTCGTGCAGCGCCAGGACGGCCGCGAGCCGGCGCCGCAGCTCTTCCTCGGGCGGCCGTTCCTCGACTCGGCCGGGCGCGTAGCCGGTGCAGGCGATCCACGGTCGCGCGCGGGTGTCGGTCCGTTCGCCACCGGTGGCGTACCGCTTGCCTCGGCTGCCGTCGGCGCGGATCTCGTGCATGGTTTCGAGCGCGTCGCAGCGGGCGCAGAACTGGACTGTGCGGTCGGCGGTCATGCGGCGCACCGCCGCTCGACCGAGAGCACGGCCACTGGCGTCTCGCTCACCCACCAGTGCGCGGGCAGGCGACCGTCCTCTAGCTCGTCGCGCAGCTCGCGCGGAACGCGGCAGCGGCGGGCGTAGGCGAACCAGCGCTCGGCGGCGGGCGCGTCGACCGTGCAACGCCACGCCATCCGGTCGCAGGTGATGGAGTCCATCGTCAGGCCCAAGGCGAACCGGTCGGGCGGGTCGAGGTCGGTGAGCCAGGCGACGGGCGGCAACCCGAACTCGGCGGTGCGAGGGTTCGGGAGCACGGTGCCGCTGAGCTCGATGCCGCGTGCGCCGTGGTCGCAGGTGTAGTGCCAGAGCACCACGCTCTCCTCTCTGCTGCTCGCCCCGGGGCCGACGTTTCGCAGCCGATCCCCGGGGCGGGTCTGGTTGTGGCCAGCGAATGACCTAGGCGGCGGCTGGCGGCGGGCCGAGGACGACGACCGCGTGCCACTGCACGGCCCGCGCGTCGTCCGCGTCACCCGCCTCGCTGGACGGCGTGAAGGTGCCGCTCACGACGGGTCCGGCTGCGGCGGCCGACCACCAGCCGTCATGGCCGTCGTCGTAGTCGCCGTCGCCGCTGGCGAGACTGTCGGCGATCTGGTCGGCGGTGATCGCCTCGTCCGACGGCTCGGCGACCTCGCGCCACGTCGGCGTGGTCACGAGAATCTGGGTGACCTCGACGGCTTCGACCGTCTTCGCGTAGTTCCACGGGTCGCACGGCTCGTCGGCCCCTGGGCTGTCGAGGTAGTTGATCAGCCAATGTTTGCCGTCGGCTTCGAACACGCCGGCGTTGCGGGTGCCGTGCCGCCAGTGTCCGACGACTTCGTCGTGGACGAGTTCGTACGGGACGTCCAGCTCTTTCAGTTCAGTGGTGGTGAAGTTGCGGGTTGCCACGGGTGTCCTCTCTCGTGGTGGTGCGGTGCGGCACCCGCCGGCCGTTGGGGGGTTACGGCCGACGGGCGGTCTCAGGTGGCGCGGGCGCGTTTCATCTCGTTGAGCTGCCGCTCCTCGACACCGCCCCACACGCCGGACAGCTCGCCCGGCCAGTCGAGGGCGTACGCCAGGCAGCGGGCGCGGGTGGCGGCCGGGCAGCGGGCGCACACGGCCTGCGCCGTGGCGACGGCGGCGTGGTACGCCCCGCCGGGGCTGCCGGTGCCGGCGACCGGGTGCATGACGTCCCCGCCGACGTCGAGGCAGGCGGCGTCGGGTGCGTCCAGCGGCCCTGGCACGTCGACCGCGCTCATCCGGCCAGCTTGATGGGCATGAGCATGTGCGTGTAACTGCCCTGGTCGTCGCCGACGATCAGATTGGGTTTGCCCGGTTCGACGAAGCGGATGCGGACACTGTCGCCGCTGGTGGCGGTGAGCGCGTCCCGCAGGTAGTGCGGGTTGTAGGCCAGCGTGACCGTGTCCGAGCCGTCTAGCTGGCAGGGCACGTCGACTTCGATCTGCCCTGCGCCCTGCGGGTCTTTCGCGGTGACGGTCATCCGGCCGTCGGCTGCGGTGAGGACGATCGGCGCGGTTTTGCTGGTAGCCGGTTTCACCCGGTCCAGCGAGTCCAACAGCACCGTGCGGTCGACGGTGAGCGTGACGGCCAGCCGGCTGTCGGCGGGTAGCAGTTTGCGGTAGGGCGGGAATTTGCCGTCGATGACGCGGGTGGTGGCGAGCCGGCCGGCCCAGGCGAGTCCGGCGAGTCCTTCACCGCTGGCACCGGTGCCCATGTGCAGGGTGACAGTGCCAGCGGCGCCGTCGGCGAGGTCGCGCAGCGTTTCGGCGGGCACCAGCCCGCCGCCGACGACGTCGGTCGTCAGACAGTTCCATTCGACGTCGGCGACGGCCAGCCGGTAGCGGTCGGTGGCGGCCATGCGCAGCGGCCTGCCGGCGGCGGCTTCGACGTGCACCCCGGTGAGCACGGGCAGGGTGTCGTCTTTCCCGGCGGCGACGGTGACCCGTTTGACGGCGGTGCGCAGCCTGTCGGCGTCGACCGTGCCGAGTGCTGCGGGCAGGGCGGGCGGTGCCGGGTAGTCGTCGCAGTTCAGCGTAGGCAGCCGGGCGGTGAACCCGTCGGAGGTGAGAACCGCTTTCGACCCGTCGGTGACGAGTTGCACGGTGCTGCCGGGGAGCCGTTCGGCGACCTGGGCGAGCAGCCGGCCGCCGACCAGCAGTCGGCCGGGGTCGTGGGTGTGGGCGGTGGCGGTGACATGGCGGGCGGTTTCGTAGTCGAAGGCGTCGACGGCGAGCGTGCCGTCGTCGCGGGCGGTGAGGAGTAGCCCGCCGAGTACCTGCAGCTGGGTGGTGGCCCGGTTGGGGAGGGCGCGGGCCGCCCAGCTGACGGCATCGCGGAAGTCGGCGGTGTCCAGGGTGGCTTTCACTGGGCACCGCCGCTCTTGGCGGTCTTCTGAGCCTTCGCCAGCCTGAACTCGAGGACTTTGATCGTCTGCCGGGCTTCGGCGAGGGCCCTGGACTGCGACTTCTCGTCGTCCGGGTCGTCGACCAGCCAGTCGGCGAGCGCGTCGAGCACCTGCTGCGCCAGCGAGTTCTGCACGTCCCACGACAGGTGGGCGGTCGCCGGGAAGGCCCGGACCGCGTCGACGGCGTCGAGGAACGTCGGGTCGAGGGCGGACGGCGCGGCGTCGTACCCGACGGTGCGGGACCGCCGGGCGGCGGCGTCGGTGTAGCAACGATGGTCTTCGGCGGTCGCCGAAGCGAGCAGGCTCACAGCAGGTCCCCCTGTGGTCGGACGGTGCGGGTGGGGAGGTTGGCGGCGCGGAACCGGGCGAGCTGGTCCGGGTCGGCGGGCAGCGTTCCGAGGTCGATCCAGGCGAGGACGTCGCCGGGGGCGAGCTGTTCGGGCTGGCCGGCGTGGCGTTCGACCGTCCAGCCGTCCGGGTGTTCGGCGATCACGGTGACGGTGGCGGCCGTGTCGTCGACCTCGAGCCGGGCGGCGGCGGACGGGCGCAGGTAGACGTCGACGAGGTGCCCGACGGGCAGGTGGGTGCTCACTTCGCCCACGCCATGTCGTCGGCGGTCCAACGGCGGGGGTCGCGCGGTTCGGCGGGCCGGCCGCAGGCGCAGGCGGACGGCGCGTACCCGCAGAGCAGGCAGACCTGGTAGGCGCGGCGGTTGAAGAAGTCTTCGGCCATTTCTACGAGTCGCCGTAGTCGGAGGGCTGTCTCGCGGTCGGCGATCCGCACGTTTTCGCCGTTCCTCCCTGGGGGGAGCGCCGACCAGTGGCAGCCGACCGCGTCGAGGAGGAGTTGCCGCATGGCGGCGGCCTGCCGTTTGCGGGGGAAGATGAAATTCCAGGCGATCGGGTGTTCGTCCTGCGGGTCCTGTCCGGGTGGCGGCGGGGTGCGGACGGCGAATGCGCCGGTGTGCCATTTGACGATTTCGAGCCCGCCGTGCCGGTCGGGCTGGTAGCCGGGGACGGCGCCCATCAGCCGTCTGCTTTCGGGCAGCGGTCGTCGTCGTATTCGCTGGTCAGGTGGGTGACGACAGCGTTTTTGAGGGCTTTGACGAGCAGGCGGCGCCGGCCGGTGTCGGTGTGGTGGCTGTCGTACCGTTCGGCTCCGAGTTTCGCCTGGCACAGCGGGCAGCGGACCTGCCCGGTGCGGCTGTCGGTGCCGGGCGACGTGTAGCCGTGGGAGAGCTGCCGGTCGGCGAGCTGCCGGGCGCGGGTTTTGGTCGTGCGCCGGGCGGCTGTCACGTGCCGGCCTTGGGCAGGTGGTGGGCGTGGGTTTTCAACGCGGCGTAGCGGACGCGGATGGTCGGGTCTTCGGTGTCGCGGAGCCGGCGGGTGCGGACGAGCCCGGCGCGTTTGGCGGCGGTGACGGCGGCGGTGACCCCGGAGGGCCCGCCCAACTCCCGCCAGATTTCGGTGGTGGTGGGGGCGTACCGGCCGCGTGCGGCGAGGGCGGTGAGCGCCTGGACGACGGCGTCCGTCCCTTTGTCGGGACTGTCTGTGAGAATGGGTTGCACGACGTGCGCACCTCCTGGGTTGGTGCGTTGCTGTTGAGGGCGGGTCCGGTGCTGGCAGGCGACCGGGCCCGTTCCGTTTTCCCCGGGCTGCGTGTCGCCGGTAGAGAGTCATCTTGACCCTCTACGGGGGGCGTGGCGACGGCAGGTCGCCCGCGTCGTGGGACGCGGGCGGGGGTCGGGTCCTGCCGGGCCGGGCGGCGTCCACGGTGTCGTGGCCGCCGCGCCGGGCGGACGCTAGATGTGGGGTCGGCCGATCCTTGGCGGGTCTTCCATGGCTGCGAGGGCGAGGGCGAGCAGCGCCCGCGACCTGTCTTTCGGGTCTTCGATCGCCCGGGCGGTCTCGGCGATTTCGGCGACCAGCTGGCCGTCGCCGCCGCCGTCGACGTAGCCGACCATTTCGGCGACCCGCTGGGCGGGGTCGGCGATCAGCCGGGCGCTGTCGAGGGCTTCTTCGTACAGTTCGCCGGGTTCGACGTCCCAGTCGGCGGCGGCGCGGGTTTCGAAGGGGACTGCTCGGACGAGTTCCATCACAGCTCCGGCTGGCCGGGGTCGTCGTCGAGCTGTTCGACGGTCAGCCGGCAGGTGGCCCTGACTTCGCCGCCTTTCGACGCGGTGACGTACACCTGGCGGCCGTCGTAGGCGGTGTGCAGCAGGTGGCCGGTGCTGGTGGTGGCACCTTCCAGGTGGATGAACGCGGCGGTTTCGACGGTGTGGGCGAGGTTCACAGCCCCTCCCCGTAGAACTGCACTGACGTCTCGCGGACGGCCACGACCTGCCGGCCGCGTCGGGTGACGACGCGCAGCTCGTCGGGTTCGAAGGCGACGTCGAGGCTGCCGGGGTGGGGCAGCGGGGCGAGGGTTTCGGGTGCGTGCCGGGCGGCCCGCTGCAGGGCGGCCAGCCCGGTCGTGCCCAGTGCGGGGGCGTGGAGGAGGGCGGTCACCGGCTTTCCTCCGCGTCAGGGTCGAAGGTGTACCGGTCGACGACGGCGAGGGTGACGAGGCGTGTCCTGCCCTTGTCTTCGATCATCATGTAGACGTGGCCGGGTACCATGCGGGCCTCGTAGAGGGACTGCTCGTCTTCGCCGTCCAGGTTGCGGCTGGCGCCGAGTTCGACCATGGCGGCGAGGGATTCCTGCGCGGTGCGGACGGCGGCGTCGAGGTCGCGGAGTTCGGGGAAGCGTTCGTAGAAGTCGCTGGGGTCGGTGGGGTCCGCTAGGCCGGTCATCGGGTGCCTCCGTCTGCGCCGACGAGGTTGTCGGGCTGCTTCCGCTTGGGTGGTGGGCAGGTGTGGTTTTTGCCGGGGTTGACTGCGCCGCAGCCCATACAGATCACGGGGTGCCGCCGGGGGTGTCGCGTACGACGGCCAGCGTGTCGGGGAGGACCTGGTAGCGCGGTCCCGCTGTTCCCGGTCCCCGCCAGGCCGGGCCGGGGAGACGCCGGACGTGGCCTTGCCGTTCGAGGCCGGCTAGGGCCGCTTCGACGGCGGTGACCCGGTGCGCCCAGTCTCGCCACCAGACCACCCGGTGGGCGTCGCGGAGAGAGAAGGTGCCCTGGTCGTCGATGTCGATCTTGTGGAATCGGCGTAGGAGCGCGTCGCAGTGTTCTGGGGGGCATTCCTGCCCGGCCTCGAGGTGTGGCTGCTGCCCGATGCCGGCGAGTGCGCGTAGTCGCTTGGCTTCGCGCCGGGCTTCACTGAGAGAGACGAGCTTGCTGTCGGTTTGGATGGCGAGGATCCGCGACTGGGCTTCGATGGCGTCGAAGTCGGGGCGGTCGGCGGCGGCGTCGGGGTGCTCGTACCGGCCGGTCTTGCGGATGGCGGGCAGGACTTCGTCCGTGATCCAGTCCTGGAAGTCCTCGGCGGCGGGCAGGTCGCTCCGCATCGCCAGCCGGTAGATGCCGGGCTCCGAGACGACGGTGAGGTCCTGGATTCCGCCAGGGGTACTCATCGGGTGAGTACCCCTGTGTCGCTCGCGCAGGATGCGCACAGCGTTGGCGGCGTCCCGGTAGCCGAGGATCTTCGCGGCGTCGGCGGCGGCAAACCACGGCTGGTCGCCGATCAGGACGGTCCGGAGTTCGGTGCCGTTGAACGCGAAGGGAACGATCTCGGTCACGCGGCACCGCCCTTGGCGATCGCGCGGATCTCGTCTTCGAGGTAGCGGCGGTGCCCGCCGGGCGTGTAGGTGACGGTGAGTTCACCCCGGTCGGCCATGCGGCTCAGCGTCTTCTCGCTGAACCCGGAGATGGACGAGGCGGTGCCGGCTTGAAGCTTGACCCCCGAACTGGTGTCCGAAGGCGGTTCGGTGACAGCATTGGCCACGGGCTGGCCTTTCGTTCGTGGATGAGTGAGGGTCGGTCCGCAGGCCCGGCCGGTGTTGACGCACCGGCCGGGCCGCTTGCTTTGCGGAGTGGATCGGTCTGCTGATCCGGACTCGATGATAAGCCCGCAATGCCTCACAGTAAAGCCCCGTGGCTCACGAAGATGCTTCGATGCGACATCCCGACGTGATCTCGGTAGCATCACTGTAGGTCTACGGAGATCATCTTCACCAATGAGCCCACACGAGGAGAGGCGAGGGGGTTACGCGATGGCCAAACCGCCAGCGAAGACGCAGTTCGTCGCCGACCAGCTAGCGATCAGGATCGCGGCGGGCGACTACCAGCCCGGACAGTGGCTGCCCGGCGGGCAGGCGATCGGCGACGAGCTGGGCGCCGACCGTGGCACCGTTCGCAGCGCGCTACGGATGCTCGAGGAACGCGGCCTGGTCGAGGTGGTGAAGGGGAACGGCGCCCGCGTCCGGCCTCGCACCGTCACCCGCCACAACGACCGGGACATGGTGGAGAACGTCGGCCAGTGGCTGGGCTTCGGCGCGGCGGTCGCCCGCGAGGGCAAGGAGCCGTACGCCGACGTCGTCCGGATCGCCGAGGTGGAGGCGCCGTCCAGCGCGGCCCGGTGGCTGGGCGTCCCGATCGGTACGACGGTACTGCTACGCGACCGCACGCAAGGCTGGATGGAAGAGGAAGGCCCGCTTCCGGCGCAGATCGCACGCACGTGGATCACGATGCCGTGCGTCGAACGGCTGCCGGTCCTGCGGGAGAAGAACACCGGGCCGGGCGGGATGACCGAACGTTTCCGCGAGGCCGGCTACGTCCTGTCCTACGACAACACGGCGATCGCCCGCCACGCGGACGCCGCCGAGCAGGAACGTCTGCGTGTCGGCCCGAACCACCCGGTGATCGACGTGTGGCGTCGCACCTACGACCAGGACCGCAGGATCGTCAAGGCCAGCAACCGGGTCGTCAACACGATGCACCACGGGTTGGAGTGGTGACCCACGCCGGACGGTCACGTATCTGCGCACGGCAGGTGTCCGAACCACCACATCTAGGGAGCGTCGCTCACCCGCACCGCACATCCGGCGCGGGCTGGCGTTCCCGGTACCGGCGTTCGCCAGCGGCGGCTAGTCGCCAGCTTCCGTGGCGAGCAGGCCGCGTAGGGTCCGCAGGTCGTCGGGAGCCATGTACTTGCGGAGGGTCGCGGCCACAGACTCGGGCTTGCCTACCGGAACGGTGACGGTCTTCGGTCGGAACCCGAGTTCGACCATCGCCGCGTGCGCGGAAAGGTTGCCGGCGAGAATCTCATCCCGTAGCGCGGCGGCACGCTCGTTGCCGTTGCCGGCTTCCTTGCGCAAGCGTCGGAGGGCGGCACGTTCGGAGGTTCCGGTAGGCGCCGTATGGCGTTGTATGTTATCAAGTCCCTTCCGGTGCTGGTTCGTGCCTACCGAGTTCCGCGCCGCTTCGTCGTACAACTCTTTCGCCTGGACGTCCCTGCCGATGACGTCTTCGACGAGCGCGATGTCGTCGCACCCCAGCCCCTCGGTGGGCTTCGCCGCGACGAACTCGGCGAACGTGTCGAACCCGACCTCCGACCGTGTCGCCCGGTCGTACCGCTTCCGCCACGCCCCGGTCTCTAGCACCCGCCGGATAAGCATGGGCGCGTAATGCAGGCCGGACGTCGTGTCACGCAACGAGTCGCGGAGGTCGCACACCACCTGGTCGTACTCGACCAGCAAGTCCGGTTCCATCAGCCGCCCGCCGACGGCGGCATCCCGGTCTGGTGCCACTCCCGGGCGAACTTCACCATCTGCTTCAGCTGCGTCTCCGTCGCCCGGCCGCTGGCACCCTTACGTGGCAGGCCGACGGCCGTGTTCAACGTGCCGCGCACGACGCTGTACTCGATCCCGTACGCCTTCGAGATCTGAGCCACCCGCCTGTTGTTCTTCCGGCGCAAGTCCTTCATCCGCTCGAAATGCGGCGTCGAACCGCCTTCGGTTTCCCAGCCCGGCGCCGGGGCGGGTTCGCGCGCCAGCATTCCGGCGTTCCGAAGGATGCGACCCACCATTTCAGTGGACATCGACGCGGTCTCCGGGGAAATGCGCTTGATTTCGGCCGCATAGGACAGTTCGCCGGGAGTCAAGGTGACGTCGTCGACAATCGTCCCCATGTCGCAAGCGCTAGAAGAGATCGGCCTGAACTTGGACTCGCCACGACTGCCGTCGCTGTCTTCCGAACCGCCTCCGTCCGAGTCGAACAGGTCTGGCTGGTGCATCTCGGCCCGCTCGATCTCGTGGTCCCTAGCCTCCTTGAAGGTTTGGGCCAGTGCACGTATCCGCTCGTCGTCCGGGATGAACAGGTACGAGGTCGGGTCCTCCTCGTCGTCGTCCGTGCGGACAAGGCGGCCGACGACTTGGACGAAGAACAGTTGGGTGAGCCACGTCGTGGCGTACACGCCGACACGGAGACGTGGGATGTCGACGCCTTCACTGACCTGCCGGATGGTGACGATCCACGGGTCGTACGATCCACGGAAGTCGCCGATCAGGTCGCTGGAACCCGGAACGCTGGACACGGCCACCACAGGCTGACGCCCTATGGCGCGCAGCAGGCCGGCGACGGCGTCGGCGTCTTCCGTCGTCTCGCAGAAGACGATCCCGGCGGCCTTCGGGTCGGACGTCCGTAGTTCGGTGAGCTGACGGTCGGCGTCCCGGAGTACGGACGGGAGCCACTCTCCGTCGCGCGCCAGCGCGGTTCGCAGCCGCTTGTTGGCCTCCCGGTCGTCGAGCGAGTCGTCGAAGGACGCGGTCCGTCTCGCACCGTCCCATTCCCACTCGGTCGTGCCACCCCTGCGGGGGAAGAACACCGAACGGACGACGCCGTCGCCGAGAGCCTTGCGGTAGCCGTACTGGACGTTAGCCTTCCCTACCTTGGCGCCGTCCTTCGGTTCGTAGGCGAGAAACGGGATCGCGTTGTCGTCCGACCTGTACGGCGTCCCGGACAGCAGGAGTTTGTAGGCGGCCGACCCGAACGCTTCTCTCACGCCGGCACCCCAATGACGGGTGTCGCCGCAATGGTGCACTTCGTCGAGGACGACAAGAGTCGGAACTTTGTCGACCAGCTTTTTGAAGCTTTCCGGGCCGAAGGGAACTTCCGCGTAGGTGACGGCGCAGCCGACGACGTCGGCCGCCAGCGCGCCGTGCTCTCCACGCCAGTCGGGGTTGATGTTCAATCCGGCTTTGGCGTGGAACTCTTTGGCCCACTGCTTTTCGAGGCTCGATGTCGGGACGGCGATCACAACCTGTCCGATACGGCGAGATTCCAGGAGGCGGCGCGCTATTTCGATCGCGAGCCGCGTCTTGCCTGCGCCTGGTGTCGCCTCGACGAGGAATCCGAACTCTTGAAGGTTGGCGGTCGCCCTCCACTCGTCGAAGTCCTTGAGCGCGTCGGCCTGCCACTTTCGGAGTTCGCTCACAGACGCTCCTTTAGAAAGGTTGCACGGCGGGCACAGCGCCTGGCCGTTGGCGATGTCGGTGGCCCCGCCGCGCGCGTGGGGAATCACATGGTCCGCGTGCCAGTCGGGTCCAAGCTCGACGCCGCACCGTTTGCATCGGCCGTCGGCGGAGAGGAAGAGTTCGGCACGTTCGGAGCCGGCGAACCTGCGCCGGGGGTCTATAGGATCGTTCACGCGGGCGCCTTCCGTGTAGGCGGTCGAAGTGGTCGAGCGCGACGTTTCCGGCGTCGCGCCGACTGCGCGACCATCGTAACGCGACACGGCGACCCTCTACGAGGGGCGGTCCGGGCACGCGAAGACGACCGGTTCCGTGCGAGCAGGTTCTACGAGGCTCCCGTCAGCGGGGCAGCGCGTGCGCGGGCACCGGCAGCTGCCCGATGCCGTACGCCAGCAGGATCGACATGCACCCGCCCTGCCCCGCCCGCCGGGCGATATCCGTGAGCAGCGCCCAGGCCGACGTGCGCACGTCCCGTTCGGCGAGCAGCCCCACCGTTTCGACGACACCCGCCGCCAGCTGCGTGGCCGTACCACCGCACCCGTCGGCCGCCTCTACGGCCAACCGCTGGTAGGCGTCGACTTTCACCGGGTCGGCTCCCAGCCGGTCGGCGGCGGCCAGCCGGTAGCCCGCACTGTTCCGGTCGACGGTCGGCGGCGCGGTCACCGTCACGGTGACTGTTTCCACGGGTGTAGCCGTCCCGCTCCCGCACCCTGCCGCCAGTACCAGCGCCAACACCAGCGCCAACGCCGGTAACACCCGCTGTGCCCGCATAGGACCCCCCTCGGTCGGGCGGATCTTAACGCGCCGCCCGCACCCGTGGGGCGAAGTGGTGTCCAGTTAGGGGGCGAGCCGGTAGTCCTTCTCCGTCTCCCCGAGCTCCTTCGACCCGCGCGCGAACTGGGGTACCCAGAAGCGGCCGGAAAGCCGGCCGAACAGCAGGCCCTTGCCGTACTGCGCGCCGTAGTGACTGAAGTGCCCTCGCACCGAGGTGAGTGGTACTCCCTCACCGCTACCGGCGCCGTTCCCGTTCGACGATTTCCCGGCCGGGTAGACGTTGACGGTCCTGATCGGCGGCACGCCGAGCCGCGCCAACCGCCGCCGCGTCGGACGCGGCCGTTCGGGTTCGACGAGCTGGACGTTCCGGCACGCCATGAAGTTGAGCGACCCGAGCAGCACAAGATGCGCCATGTCCCAATGTTCGAGCGGGTACCGGGGTTCCAAATGTATCCAGCCCAGGTCTGCGGGCGTGCCGTTCTCGGTGACGGCGAACCGCCACATGTGGACCGGGCCGGTCGTCGGCAGCGGCCCGAAGTCCGGCGACCGGCCGCCGATCCAGACGAACGTGTCCAGCAGCCAGCGCACGTCGTCCCAGTCGACAGGGTCGGCCGGCTCCCACCGCTTGCGGCGCTCCGACTTCGGGACGTCGGTGGCGGTCACCTGCATGACGACCACGTTGCCGTGCTCGTTGACGTAGCAGACCGCGGCCGACTCCCACGGCGGCGCGATGCAGGGGTGGTCTTCGTAGACCCAGACCGGGTCGTCTTTCGCGACGAGCGAGTTGTAGATCGCGGTGGCGTCGACCACGGTGGCGGTCTTCGCGCCAGCCAGCGCGATCTCGTTGAGTCGTGGGTCTTCGACGACGTGCCGGACCCGGCCGGCACGCAGGTCGGCGATCACACGGGCGACCGGTTCGGCGGTCAAGGCTGGTACTCCTCGTCCGCTTCCAGCCGCTCGAGCGTCCCCCGCAGCATTTCTTTGAACCTTGTCCTGGCCTGCCGCCGCCGCTCCGGGTCGTAGCGCACCCGGGCCTGCGCCTGCCGTGACGCGGCCAACGTCGCCTGGATTTCCGCCGGGTCGGTCAGCTCGCCGAGCGCCGTGTGGAAACAGGTCCACCAGCCGGCGGCCCACGCGCTGTCGGCGCCGGGCGTGCCGTTCAGCAAAGGCGGGTCGGGCTGTTCCAGTGCGCGGACAGCGGCGATCCGGTCGCGGAGCTGCGCGGCTTCGGACCGGTCAGTCGTCATAGTCCGCCACCGCCAGTTCGCGTCGCCATTCGCGTTGTTCGAGGCGCTTCCACTCTCGAGGCCCTTTCCCGTCGGCGCATTCGACGTGCGAGCACCGGCCCTGCCCGGAGCCGGTCGCGCGCCACCAGCGGGACCAGTCGCGGGTGTGGAGGTGGCGTGTGGACAGCCTGTGGCGTGGGCGGCGGCGCAGGCGGCCGAGCATCCGGGGCTGGTTCACGTCGTCACCCCGTATTCTTCGGCCGCCGCCCGCAAAGCGAATCCGGGCAGGACCGACCGGGTTTCAGGGTAGAGCAGGAAAATCTCGGTGAGGATCTCCCACTGGGCCGTGCAAACCCAGAACGCGCGGTCGGACCGTTCCGGCCAGCTTCCGGCCGCGTTGACGAAGTCGTCGACCGGCGAGTAGTCCTCCCCTCCGAGCTGTTCTGCCGGGTCGGCTTCGTTGGCGAGGTCGGCCACCACTGCGACCCGCGCCGGGTAGAGGTGCGGCGTGGGGTTCACGTCCGGCCTCTGACCACGATCAGGTGTTCGTCGGCGTACCAGCCGACGTAGGCGTAGGGCAGTGCGTTCGGGTGGGCGTACATCAGCACGTTGGCGCCTTCGTATTTGCCGCACTTGTTGAAGTTGACCGGTGTGCCCGTGCCGTTCGTGACGGCGTCGTCCCATCGTTGCCCGCCGTGGCGGACGCGGACGTTGGAGCAGGGGCCGCACAGGACGTGGGTGGTGGTCCGGCCGTCGGCTGGTCCGGCGGTGAGGGTGATTTCTTCGCCGGGTGGAATCGGGTCGCCGCACGGCTCGCAGTCGAAGCCGGTCACGGTGCGGTCTCGGCTTCCCGCGAGTCGTGCCATTCTTTCGCGGCCCGCCATGCGTCTTTAAGGATCTCTTTGGAAACTTTCCGCAGCGCGCGGGCGTGCTTGTGCCCGTCGGACAGCGGCGACCCGACCTCGGCGGGCTTCCCTTTCGGCCCGCACCGGACGCACGGCGCGCCGTGGACCGCTTCGGCGTAGTGCTCGCGGGCGTCGTCGTACACCTTCCGGTAGGGCGAGTTGCGTTGTTTCATGCACGACTCGGCGCACAGGTAGGCGCGCATTTTCGCCTCGGCCGACCAGTTGGCGCGCTGGCCACGGCGACGGGAGGGGGCGACACCGACGGGGCCACCGTGGGTATCGGGGCGTGGTTGGCCGGCGTCGCCCCCGGATTGGTCCCCGTCGGCGACGCAGTTCTGGGTGTCGACGGGAGCATGGCCGGCGGGGAGTACGTGGTACCCGCAGAACGCCCACAGCTCGGAGACGGTTCGCGGGCGGTCGTGCAGGCCGTTCCAGTACGGGTCGCCGAGCGCGGCCAGCAGCCGCCCGGCCTGCTTCTCGCCCAGCCCGACGTTGGCCTTCACCCACGGGCCGAGCGGATGCTTGCGGACGGTGCGCTGTAGGGAGAGCTGTGCCTCGTGTTCCAGTTTCGCCAGCGCGTCGACGATGCCGCCGAGGACGGCGACCTCTTTCAAGTCGCCGAACCCGTCCTGCTCTAGCGAGCGCATCCGGTTCTCGTTGGCGATGCGCGTCTTCTCGAGGTCGTCGAGGACGTCGGCGGCCATTCTGAGCAGGTAGGCGCGGCCCTGCATGATGCTCATCGGAGGCCACAGGAAGGTAGTTCGACCGGGGCGACGCCGCCGTGGGTGCAAGCTGTCGTGATGGCCCCGGTCGAAGTTGGTTCCGCAGGCGCAGGCACCGTGGGTGTCGGCCGAGGTTTGGCCTGCGGAAGGTTGGTTCCCGGCGTCGAGCCTTGTGTGGGAGACGGTTCATGCTTGGACGTCGGGAAGCGGGTGCCCCCGACCGCGCTACCTCGATGGATGTCGCTGGATGAATGGCGGTCGGGGGTGAATGTGGACCCTGCCGGCGGATCGACGCTGGGTATCGCGCCCACTTTGGCCGGAAGGGTGAATGTGCGCCCCGCGAGCGAAGGGCGGGTGGGCGCCGTCCAGTAAATGGCTCGCGGGGCGGTCCGTGGGGAGGTCATACCGTGACCTCGGCGGGGATGACCACGTCCTCAGGCAGCTCGCCCACCGTTTCGACGTCGTACTCGTCGAGCAGCGCGGCCAGTTCTTCCAGCGCGTCCGCGTTCTCCGTCATCCGCTTCGCCTGCTCGCGCCGTAGCATCGCAGCCCCTCTAAGGTCGGCCGCCGTGCAGTCGCGCAGCAGCTTCCAGTCCCGGCCGTTCAACCTGTCACCCATCGCGATCCGCGCGTCCAACTGGCGGCGCCACTGCCTGCGCCACGACTTGCCGACCCCCGACGCCTTCGACGGGGGAACGACGATCGCAGGCCGCGACGAGACGACATGGTGACGCACGACCTGCGGCAGCGCTTCGGCGAGCGCGTCGTAGTAGTGCGACGGCGGGATCGAACCGAGAACCAGTTCGGCCAGCCGGTTCGGGTCGGCCTCGGTGGACTCCTCGCACACGAGCTTCACCACGTGGCCGAGGTCGAAACCTTTCCGCTGCGGCTTCACGACCGGCCCATCTCGATGTCGCACGCCGCCGTCCGCAGCGCGAAGTCCCGAATGACCGGGAGAGCTTCCGGCACCTCGCGGACGATGTCGCCGAGCAGCACGGAGTAGGCGTTGAGGACCCAGAGCACCCGAGCCTGCATGTCGGCCCCGCTCGGGCTTTCTTCCAGGAACTTAAGGACGGGCGGTTGGCCACGACCGCCCCCCACCGCTTCGGCGACGACGGCCGTGTTGGCGTCGTAGACGTAGACAGGCGGCTCCGCGTTCACGGAGTCACGACCGCGTACCGTGACTTGACCTCGGCCCACGCCGCGTCGAACAGGTCAAGGTCGCGGCGGGTGTAGACCGACACTTTGCGGTGCACCCCGTCGATGTACCTTTCGATCTTCTGCGGGTCCTTGCCGTAACGCTGCCGGTAAAGCTGCGCGACCGCCTTGCCGAGACGTGTCCGTGCGGACATCAGCTCCCTGCCTCCGACCTTGCCGTCCAGGTACTCGTCGGCGGTGATAGTGATTGACGCCGGGTCGAGCTGCGGTTCCTCCCCGATCATCCTGGCGAGCAGTGTTTGGACCCGGCCGCGCACGTACGACTCGTCGGCCGCGCCCATCTGAAGCGCGAGCCCGAACACCTCGACGTGCGCTCTGGCGACGGCGGCGGCCTCGATGGCGAGCGGAGCGGGCCGGGCGGCCGGGATCGCCCCAGTCGCGATCAACTCCGCCTCGCGAGTTCTCGCGGCGAAGTAGGTCTGAGCCTCGGCGATCTCGGTCTTGCGTGGGTCGCCGTTCATTGCGACGAGGTATGCGGCGTACCGGGTCAAACGGTGGTCTGATACGCGCTGGGTACCCCAGCGTCCACCCTCCGTCACTTTGTCGGCGCCGACAAAGTGATCACCGACGATGCTCCCCGTGTTCTCGCAGGCAGCACGGGCGCGTCCGATCGCGTCCTCGAATTTGCGCCACTCGACGTAGCCCATGACGGGACACAGGTCCCGCGCCGACCAGAACTCGCGGCCGCCGTCGTCAACCTGCCGCAGATGCTCGAACGGGGACTGGTTTGCAGATGGCACAATGGCCATGTGGCGGCCTCCTTGGCTAAGGGGTTCAGGTCGTCGGGCCGCTCCCGGTCGTCGAGTTCCGGGGGCGGCCTATTTACTTCCGCCCACCGTAGCACCCGTAGAGAGACGCCCTGACGCTCCACGAGGGACGCCATGCGCACGACGAGACGGCCGCAACGTCAAGCGGTCAGGGCGAGGGTCGGACGTCAGCAGGGGCGGCAGGACTCGAACCTGCAACCGCCGGTTTTGGAGACCGGTGCTCTCCCGGTTGAGCTACACCCCCACGAGGAAGGGCGGGTCACCATCGGGTCGAGCGCACGAGGCGAGGATACCGCGCCGGGAACGAGCGGAGGGCCCCCGCCGTAGACGGGGACCCTCGCGGCCCTGCTGGCACTCGCTGCGCGCTAACCCTGGCGAGGCAAAGGCGCTCAGCAACCTCCATCGGACACGCTACCTCACGGCCGCCACTCGAACGTGGTCGCACCGTCCAGCTCCGACGTGGAAGCCGCCACCAGCCGGTGCGAACCAGGCACGTAGCTGGCGACAGCTCGAGCCACCTCGTCGGCCGTCGCCCCCGCCCCCACCACCATCGTCGCCGTGCCGTCCAGATGGCCGACCCGCACACGGACACCCACGTGTTCGGGATGCGAAAATAGGTTCATCGACCTGTGGCCTCCGATGCGGCTGCGGGTCGCAGACCCCGCCAGGAGTGACCGCTCCGGGCGGGGTCGCGCGTTTCGGACACCGTAGCGAGCCGCTGGACGTAGGTACAGAGTGGTCCTACTGGACGACCACCCATCCCTAGCGTCCTGTGCGTGCCGACACCCGCCGAGGACTACGTCGACATGGCCGACCTGCGGGTCATCCTCGGCTTGGGATCGAAACGCCGGGAGACGGTGGCACCCAGCTACGCGCACACGGTCAGCCGGGACGTGACCTTCCCGAAACCGGCGGTCGTCCACCCGGCCGAAGGCCAGCCGCGTGTCCGCCTGTGGCTGCGCGCCGACGTCGAAGCGTGGATGGACCGGTACCGGCCGAATTGGCGGGACGCTACCTGAGTAGCCCGGCGACGGCGACCGTGATCGCGAACAGCCACAGCAGGGTGACGTACGCCCAGACGACCAGGTCCCCGCCGCCGCCCGGCGGTGGCAGCACCGGTTCGGGCAGGCTGTCCAACGGCCGGCTGCTGGCCGCCAGCACCTCGCGCAGCTGTTCGACCGCGTAAAACTCTTCGATCTCCCGGTCCAGGTCGTCCGGCCTGCCGGGGATCACGCCGCGTCCAGGTCGATGACGCACCTGAACGGGTTCAGATCGTCCCGATCATGTAGTAAGGGTCGGTGTCCGAGGGGGGACACAGCCCCGACTACATGATCGTACGAGTGGGGAGGGGGGAAAAGGACCCTGGCGACAGGGTCCGACTCCACCGTGGCGACAACTTTTCGCCGGGTCTCGTCGAAAACCAGCTCCACCCCCAGCTCCCGGTAGAGGTCCGCCTTGTCGTCAGGCTCCGCGTCCGCGACCACGCGGGCCATCTCCCCCAACGTCACGAACGCGGCCTCCAGCTCGCGGCGGGTCAGCCGGTCGCCCTTCGGCGGCACCGTCCGACGCAGGGCCGCAGCCCGCTCGGCCTGCGTCTCGGCGATCCAGCCGGTGACGAGAGCGGGGTCGGCGCCGGCCTCGAGAGCCGCACGGTGGCGGGACAGTTTCCGGTCGCATTCGGCGACGGCGCGCTTCGCGGCCTCGACCGTTTCGGCGACCCGCCGGTCGACGTCCAGCTCCTGCACGTCGAGCAGGGCGGACACGGCCGACGACAAGCCGCTCGGGGCGAACACCCGCGCGATCCACAGGTCCAGCGGCGGCACGACCAGCTCCTCGCGGACGTACACCGACCGGGGGTGGTCCAGGCCGTTGGCCGTCCCGTACTCCGCCGGGAAGGAGCACCGGTAGTGCGGCTTGCCGTTGTTCCAGCTTCCCTGCATGCGCCGGCCGCAGGCGACGTGCCGCATCCGGCCGCGCAGCTGGTAGGGGTGGCTTCGGCGCCGGGGGTTGTCGGAGCTGCCGTTGGCCCGAGCCCGCGCGGCGAGAGTGTCCTGGGCGAGCTGGAACGTCTCGTCGTCCACGATCGGCGGGTGCACGACCGAGGTCGACGACACCCACACCTCGGGGTCGTTCCATCTCATCTTCGTGACGTGGCCCATCCCGACGTCGGCGACGTCGAGAAGCACTTCGGTCTTGCGCTGCTTGTTCCACGTCTGGTGGCCGGTGTACCGGGCGTTGGTGAGGACGACCCGTACCGCGCCTTTGCTCCAGCCGATTCCGGTGCGGTGGCTGTTGCGCGCCCGGTCGTGGGCGGACGGGCAGGGGACGCCTTCGCGGGTGAGTCCTTCCGCGATGGCCAGAATGCCTAGTCCTTCGACGAACTGCCGGAAGATCCGGCGCACTACTGTCGCGGCTTCCGGGTCGAGTTCGAGCTTGTGCAGCCGCCTGCCGTCGGCGGCCTTGGCCGGATTAGGGTGCGGCCCGGCGTCGGCGAGCTGGTAGCCGTAGGGCGGCCGGCCGCCGAGGAACCGGCCTTCGGTCTGCGCCTGCGCCGCCATCGCCGACCGCACCCGCACTTTGATGCGGTTGCGTTCGCCTTTCGACATGCCCCCGTACACGCTCATGATCAGGTCGTGGGCTTCGTTGGCCGGGTCGACCGGCCCGCCGACTTCCGGCACCCACAGGGGTACTTCGTAGTGTTCGAACAGGGGGAAGACCAGTCCGAACTGGTTGCCGTAGAACTCGCGTTGCGGTTCGCCGACGACGACGGCGTCGAAACCTCGACGCGGGTCGGCCAGTGCGGCGAGCAGGGCGATCGCCTCGGGCCGTCGCTGCCACGGCAGGGAGCGGGAGTGGCCGACGTCGAAGTACTGGGCGACGACCGTGCCGCCGCGTGGTTCGATCAGCTGCCGTGCGCGGGTGAGCTGCCAGTTCCGCGAGGATTCGGGGTCTTGGTTGTCTTCGGTGGACACCCGGCCTTTGAACGCGAACCGCACGGCTTCCCCCTTTCAGTCGACCGCCGCCTGCGCGAGTGCTTTGCGCAGGATAGTCAGCATCACCCGTGCCGCCCCGGGGGTGAGCACCGGCGGGTCGTCGGGTGTCACCACTTCGATTTCGGTCGACGGCGGGACGGCGCGTAGGCGCGGTGGCGTCGGTTCGGCCCGGTCGAGCGCGGGTTCGCTCACGACGTCCGCACCGGCCGTCCGGTCTGCCGCTTGAGTTCGCGGCGTTCGTCTTCGGACAGGCCGCCCCACACTCCCGCTTCGGATTCGGTTTCCTGCGCTTCGTCGAGGCATTCGCAGCGCACCGCGCAGCGGCGGCACACGTCTTTCGCCTGTTCGAGCTGGGCTAGCGCCGCGCCGGTCGTTCCGATCGGGAAGAACAGTTCCGCGTCTTCGTCGCGGCAGAGCGCCAGGTCCCGCCATCTGATGGTCATCTCACTGCTGCCTCCGTGTCGTGGTGGGTGGAAGGTGCCCGGCGGGGGTTCGGCGTCGAACCCGCCGCCGGGCGGTCCTCCCGGCCCGCAGGGTTCGTGCCCGCACGGACCGGGAGGACGGTGGGGACCGCCGACGTGGGTGGGGGGTTGCCCACGTCGGCGGCCGTGGGGGTGCCGGCGGCGGCACCGGGGGGAGGGGTCGCCGCCGGCACGGCAGGGCGCCCGGGGGGAGCGCGGGCCGCCGGTTTCGACGAGGTCGCCGACCGGCAGCGGCTGGGTGTCGGCGCCGCCCGGTTGCAGCCACGGCGGGTCGGGTTGGGGTTGTACGGGCAGAGGTCCGGTGGCGAGCCCCCGGTCGTTGCGGTTGGCGACGACCACCCAGGTGACGGCGTAGCTGACGACACCACTGGCGAGCCCGGCTAGTCCTGACAGCACGAGGTAGATCACGGGGTGCCCCTGTTCTCGCGGCCGGTTCCCCCCGGGAGGACGACCACATTGGAGATGAGGTGCTGGGCCGGCTGCGGCGGTTCCGGGGAGCGGGCCGGGGTCGGCGGTACGGGTGCGGGCCTGCGTTGCAAGTGCCGGGTGGGTGCGGTCGGGCATTTGCAGCGGCACCGCTCGGCTGGTGCGCTGAGGACGGCCAGCACCGCTACCCCGGCGCCGACGAGGGCGGCGACGGCGACGGCCATGAGGAAAACGGTGGCGCCGATCATGACCGTGCCCGCTGTGCGCCGTCGGGCTCAGACATCGGCAGGCTCATCGTCGTCGAGGACGTCAGGGTTCCCCGCTCCGTCGTGGTCGGTCCCGATCTCGCAGTGGCAGAGCGCGCCGTAGGGCGAGCCGTCCTCGGGGTCGTAGAGCGTCCGCCAGTGGACCTCACCGACCGGGAACGCCTCGTCGAAGATCGTGATCATCACTCGCCCCTCTCGAACGTGCGTTCTACGCTGCCGTGGTGACTCTCGTCGTCGACCACGTCCCCTACGAGGTCGACCTCACCCACCCCGCCTGCCCGCCGGTCGACGCCGTGCGGGTGCAGTCCGCCGTGTTCCGCGCCGACGTGTGGGAGCTGCCGCTGCTCGGCGGCGGCTGGCTGGTCGTCAACTGGCGTGCCGTGCGGGACGTCGAGCTGCTGCCGTAGGCGCTGGATCTCGGCGGCGGCGCCGTCGAGGTCAAGCCACGTGCCACGAGGGCGGCGCCTCTCGCGTCTCCACTGACGACGCAGCCGCCAGTAGCTCGGGCGCAGTCGAGGCCAGCGCCGTATCCGGAGCACGATCACGTCGGACTGGTTCATCAGCTCGGGTTCACCTTCCGCGCGAAGTCCTCCCAGGTCTGGTCCAGCGGCGGCGCGCTGTAGATCGCGCGGATCGTCTCGGCGAGCTGCTCTTGCGTCAGCCGACGGGGCACCGGCCTGCCCCCACGCCTCGGGCGCGCGCACCCGCACCCGGCGGCGCAGTCCCGGCCCGGACGGTGGTGCCGGTGCCAGACCACGGGGTGCCCGCACCGGCACGTCGCCCAGCGGGCGCGGAGGCTCACGGGGCCGGCTCCGGAGCAGCATCGACGCCAGATGTCGAACGCGCGATCACCCAGTCAAGGACGACTCTCAGGTCGGTCTCCGCTGACGACTCGGACGGGGCGTACTCGATGTCGCTGCGCAGACGAGACGCCGCCTGTGCGACCTCGACCGGTGCGATTTCCGCTGCCGGACTGACGTACGCCGTCATCACGTACCGCTGCCCCGGCGTGACCGGGACCGGCCTGTGCTCGCCAGGATTCGCGCCCGGCTGCCGGCAGACGCACGACGGTTCGTCTGCGACTGCGCCCGCCGGTTCCAAGCGGACGGGCGGTTTGCTTGCATCTTCCGGCCGTTCCGGTCGCCGTTCGACCCACGCCGCGTACTCCTCGGCGCTCATTCGGAGCACCGCGCTAAGCGGCTCGGACGTTCGATGACCTTCGTGCCAGGCGTCGACCAGTTCGTCCGTGAGATAGTCGACCCGCGCGTCGAGTTCCCGGGACAGCTCGACGTAGGCGCCGTTCGCGGCCTTCAGTCGGGCCGCGTAGTCAACCGCGCTGGCCGTCTCCTGCTCGAGGTTCTCGCTCTGTTCGCGGGCGTAGTCCTCGGCCTGCTTGCACGGTGCGTCGGCCGCGCAGCCGTCGAGCGCTTCCAGCTCGGCCACCCGCTCCCGCAGCCGCCGCAGCTCCCGGATCGCGTAGGCGTCCGTCTTCCCGGCACCCGTCCGCAGCCCGTGGTGCGCCCGCAGCTCCTCCCGGACCGCCTTGACCTGCGCCCGCCACTGCGGGTGGGACGGGTCGCGGTCGTCGAGGGCGGCAGCCCGCCCCAGGGCGGCCTCGGCTTTCTCGGCGCGGGCCTGCTGCTCGTCAGCCTGCGCCGCGTACAGGGCGGCCAGGTCGTAGGCGGTCTCGGCGTCGAGGAGTTCGGCTGGTCCCTCGACGGCGCGCAGGTGCCGCAGGACCTGCCGGACCACGCCGTCCAGGGTCGGCGCCGTCCACGTCCAGTCCGCCGCCGCGTTCTCCAGGAGGAGGATTCCGGTCCAGCCCCGGAATCCTCGGCTGATGTTGGCGACGACGCCGTCAGCGCGGTGCAGGTCGTAGCTGTAGCTGGGATTGCGTTCGTCGAGCCGCCAGCCCTCGGGCAGGACCAGGTGGCCGGTCACGGCCGGACCACCGTCTGCTGGCCGCACGCCCGGCAGGTCTGCACTGCGGTACGGCCACGAGTGACGACGGACTGCTGGTCGGCGGGGTGCGGGCAGGTGTCGGGGGTGGGCGGGGGTGTGCTGGTGTCAGTCATCGGACGCCGCCGGGCCGTCGAGGGCGGCGTCCAGGTCGGCGAGCAGCTGCCGGACGTCGAACACGCCCACGCTGTCGTACGTCCGCCAGGCGTCCAGCGCGGCCCGTACCCGGCTGACCGCTGCTGCGGCTTCGACTGCTCCTGGTCGTTGTAGCCGTTCCCAGGCGCCTCGGATTCTCCCGGTCACGGTGTCGCCTCCCGCTCAGCCGCAGCCAGCGCGGCGAACAGTCCGGCGCCGGCCACCGCCGCCCGCAGCACGTAGCGTTGGTCGGCCGGAAGATGCTCGCGCCAGACGAGCAGGTCGACTGCCGCTTCCGACGCGGTGTGGCCTCGTGCGCCCGCCCGGAGTGCCGCCGCGAGTTCGTCGGGGGTCATGTCGCCACCGCCCCGGCCGGGGTCAGCCGTTCCATGGCGTCGGCCAGCACGTCCCGCAGCAGCACCTCAGGCTCGCCGGTCGCCGTCGCCACCCACTCGTCGAGCAGCCCTTCCCTGCTCGCCCAGGCGCCGACGTCACGCAGACCACCCCGGCCTTCCAACGCGGTCGCTTTCAACGCGGCGTCCGCGTACCGCTGCGCCCGCACCGACGGCGGCTCGTCACCCGCCGGACGTGCGGCCGGGGTGGGCGCGACCACGTCGACCGACGTGACGGCAGTCGGGTTCGGCGACGTCGCCGGCAGCGCGGGCCGTGCCGCTTCGAGGGCCAGCGGACGGCGGGCGGCCACGATCTCCCGCAGGGTGCCGACACCCTCACCGGCCAGCACCTGCGCCACCGACACGTCGATGTCGATGTCCACCACTGGGAACCTGCGTCCCGGCCCGCCCGGTTCTTTCGGTGGCAGTTTCATCTCCCGGAGCACCAGCCGGGCCGGCACGTAGACGCCCCGGTCGGCGGCTTCCTGCAGGAACTCGGCCCGCGTCGGGAAGCCGGCGGCCACGAACTTGCCGTGGGAGGTGAACCGCCACCAGCCGATGCCCGGCAGGTCGAGGAACCGGACACGCAGCTTCGTCTCCGGTTTGCACAGTTCCCGGCCGGACGTGTTGCATTCGCAGGGCTTCCCGGTCACCTCGTCGACCGCGTCGTCCGCACCGGTGCAACGGCGCAGGCAGATGCCTTTGTCGTAGTGGGTCATCCACTGGTCGACGGTGGCGCCGCCGCCGAACTGGACGGGCAGTTCCGGTATCGGGGTGACGACCTCCCACTGCGCCCCCCGGTCGCTGGCCCACGGCTTGGCCTCCCCGCCGAACTTCGCGGCGGCGGCTTCGATCGCCTTCCGCGACGGCGAGGTCATACGCCACGTCTGCAGTTTGACCGGGGCTTTCCCGCCGTTCTTGCCGGGCGTGGACGTGCCTATCCGGAGCTGTCCGTCCAACACCCCTTCCTGCTGCATTTGCAGGATGCTCTTCTTGTAGATCGGCATTACGCCGCCCCCTTCTCCTGTGCGGGCTCGACGGCCCACGTGCGGCCTTCGAGATCCAGAAGCCCCCGCGCCTTTTCGGCGCCCTTCGCCCCGGCGAACTTGACAGCCCTGAACGCGACTTCGCCGTACGCCTCCAGGTCGGCGAGCGTCCGCACCCCGTTCAACGCCAGCTGGTTGCGGACCCTGACGTCGATGCCCGGCAGGTCGTCGAGGTGCAGTTCTCCCCCGCCCCGCAGGCCGATGCCGAGGTCGTTCGCGGCTTCGCCTCGCAGCCAGTGGAACCAGCCGACCGCCTGCCGCCACGCCGCTTTCGCCGACGGGGTGACCCGCACCCCGTGGACCCGGTAGCCGTCAGGTCGGATGTGCACGACGGCCGCGCCTTTCACTCGGGGCATCGGGACGACCGTGTTCAGTGCGTCCTTGATGCCCATGTGCGTGGCGGCGCTGTAAGCCACCTGCTGGGCGACGGTTTCAGGCCAGACGGACTTCCCGGTGTTGTGCGTCGGAATCATCGACTCCGTGCAGAGATAGGTGCGATCCGGGGAATCGACCGCGATGCACTGCGTGGGGACCGTGATGGTTTCGTCCACGGCGACGATGAAGCGGTGGCGCGAGAGCGACCTCTTTGACCATTCGACGAGGCCGGCCTTCCGGGAAAGCCGGAAGGGGTTCGCACCGCTGACGGGTGCGAAGGTAACCGGGTAGGCCGTTACGGTGAGACCGAAACCTTGCGCCTGCACTTCGTGAATCTTCGCGCGCTCGCCGAGGCTCAACATGAGTTCCCGCACCTGAAAGGCCAACGCCTTGTCTGTGGTCGAGAACACCGCTTGCCTGCGTGTTGCGTTCCAGCTCCCGTCGGTATCCATGAGGCCGCGCAGCAGGTCGAGGCGCTGTTCGGCGCTGGCGCGCAGGTATCGGTCTGGAATGTGCTTGTTGCGCAGCAGCCCCGCGAGTCGAAGTTGCTTGCGGAGACCGTAGACCGTTCGCGTCAGACCTCTGCTGCCCGCGATCGGCGGGCCGACCGTGTATCCGCAGCCCTCAATGAGGTCGAACAGCTCGGCGTCCGGCTTCGTAATCCCGCCGTCCTTGGCTGTGCCGTCACCGATCCAGCACCCGAGCACGTATGGATGGACAGGTAGATCCACCTTGGGCAGGGTGAGCGGGGCGGCGATCGCGACGCGGTGACGGGAGATGCCGCGCCCGTCCTTGAGGGTTGCGCGGATCTCTTCGGTGTTCCGGACGCCGATCTCGCGCTTGATTCCGCTGTCCGTCACCCAGAGGTGTTCGTCGTCGCAGACGACCGACGACTTGTCGTCGAACCGGATTCGGTAACAGCGGCGGGCGTGGATTTCGGACTTCGAGACCACCCGGCAGGGCTGGCCCTGCGAGTCGAAGACCTCGTCGCCGACCTGAACCGCACCCATCGTCGTCCAACCTGCGGGCGTGGGAAGTGGCGTGTCGAGCGCCAGTCCCTTGTAGTCAATGTTCAACAACGTCCCCGGCGGGAACAGGTCGACGAGCTTTCCCTGTTTGCTGATGACGGGGATTGGGACGCCGAATTCGACGCCGCCGTCGGTGGTGCCGGCGTACTGCGCCCACTGGTGGTAGACGGTGGCCTCGGCCCACCGGAAGGTGGGCTTCTTTTCTTCGAGGAACCGGTGGAACGATTCCATGAACGGCTTGACTGCCGCAGCCTCGTCGTCGGTCATGGTGGCGGCTTCGCCTTTGACGTGCGCCTCGGCCAAACGGTGGAACAGCCTGCCGAGGTCGGCGGCCTTCTCCGCTATCCGGTCGGGTTCTGCGGCGGCCAGTTCGATGGCCTCGCGGTCTTTTCCTTCGGCGATCAGCGAGAACATGGTGTCGAAGTTTTCGACGGCGAACCGGGCGGCTTCACGGCTGCGCCATTCGAGCAGGTTGGGCTTGTTCGCGACGGCGCCGAGGATTGTCGTGACCGAGGGCCAGCGCTCGTCTTCCCGCCACGGGTTTTGGTACCAGCGCTCGTTGTCCTTGTCGCTCACACCGCCACCCCCGCACCGACGAGCGGACGCCACGGCCACGCGCGGTCGATCGCCGCGTCCGGCTGGCGGGGTTCGGCTTTCTCCCGCAGGTACTGTTCGAATCCCGCCGCCCACTCGCTGTACCGTTCGGCCTGCCACAGGTGCAGTTCGGGCAATGCCAGTTCACGCAGCGGCGTGTAGTCGAGATGACGGCGCCTGCCGTTCGGGCTGACAGCGCTAGTCTCGGTGGTGCGGACCTGACGCCACACCACCCTCGCAGCCGAATAACAATCACCGAGAGCGTCGTGCGCGTCGGTGGCTTTCACCCGGTAGTGCGCGGCGAGGTCGACGAGTTTCCGGCTGCCAGGCCGGTAAGGGTCGCACGCTCGGTCTAGGACGAGAGGGTCGACGACGAGTGCGTTCGCCAGGTTGAGCCCACGGCCGGCGTGGCGCCGCAGCTCCCGGTCGAGCAGGCTTACATCGAAAGAGGCGTTGCAGGCGACGACACATTGGCCTTTCGCCCACGCGCCTTCGACGAGTCGGGCTACCGCAGGAATCACGTCGGTCGGGTTGAGCCCTTCGGCCTGAACCTGTTCGTCGGTGATGCCGTGCACAGCCTGAGCGCCTTCGGGGATCGGTATTCCCGGGTTGACGAGATGGCAGCGGGAGCGTTCGACGCCTTTCGGTCCGATCTGGACGACGGCGATTTGGACGATGCGGTCGGTTTCGATTTCGACGCCGGTCGATTCGGTGTCGAGGACGAGCTGCGGGGCCTCCCACCACGGCGCGTTCACGGCCGCACCGGTCCCGGCCGGTCCAACCTGACCGCGTCGTCCGGGATCTCGTACCCGGCAGCCCATTCCCAGGCTTCGGCGCCCTTGCCGGGGTCGACGAGCATCCAGCCGATGCCGTGGGTGGCTTCGTACGTGGCGATCCAGACGCGCAGGTCGCGGGTGTCGGCGGGCCGCGAGAGGACGGCGCCGATCGGCATGACGTCCAGCTCGTCGGCGCGCCGTTCCTCTTCGTCGGGGGTCACTCGGTCACCTCGGCGCTGTCGGTGGCAGGTGGGACGGTGGGCGGCTGCGCGACCGGGACCGAGCGGGCGACGAGCACCAGGTGCTCGGGCAGGTCCCAGGAGTGGTGCCAGCTCACGACGTCGCAGCCGCAGCCCTTGATGGCGCACGGTCCGCGCCAGTTGGCCGGGTCGAGCGGGTCTTCGGGCAGGTAGGTCCACAGACCTGGAGCCACGAGCGACCGGACGACGTCGCCGCGCTGGACGTCGGCTTCCGGGTCGTACAGCCTGTCCGGGACAGACGGCCGCAGCTCGGCCAGCCGCCGCTCGGCCTCGTCGAGCGCGTCGAGGACTTCGGGCATCGCGCCCACGTACAGCGCCGCGTAGGCCTCACCGGCGGCCGGGTCGGGGCTCAGGTGTGCGTTGCGGGCCAACGCGCGCAGGCGCTCGGCAGCGGGCAGGTGTTCGGCGTTCATTCGCCCGCCTCGCGCAGCAGCGCGTGCGTCCGTTCGAACGCCTCGTCGAGGGTGAACCGGAAAGCGTCGGGGAAGTCGTCGCGGTTTTCGTCGGCCCACCGTTCGTGTTCCCACGTGCCGTCGCGGTGCAGCACTTTGACGGGACGACTCCCGGTGCCGCCGAGAAGGACCGCCCAGCCTTCGGGGCGCCGTTCGATGCCGACGTGGATTTCGCGGGGAAATTCGCCGGCCTGCAGGTCGAACGACGTGGCGAAGGCGAGCTGTCCTTCCAGTCGCATCGCCCACTGCCGGGCGCGGACGAGGTCGGTCACTTCGGACGCCCGGCAGATCAGGGTGAGCGGCTGGGTGAGCTGGTCGACGTGCGTCTCGTACCGGTCGCCGAAGCCCAGCCACTGGTTGGGTAGTGGTGCGCGTCGCCGCCAGACGCCGTCGCCGTCGACCACGACGTCGCCCGGCTCGTAGCCGTCGGCTGTGACAGCCGGGTGGAGGACGGTGACGTTACTCATCGGCCGTCAGCTCCTTGACGTGGGCGACCTGCCCGGCTTCGACAGCCAGCGGCAGGGTGAAGCTCAAGGCCAGGCCGAGGGTGAACAGGAAAGCGGCGGCTGCGACGAGCGCCGGGAATCGTTCAGGCATCGCGCACCTTCAAATGGTTGAGGTCGGCGGCGGCAGACCTCAGGTCGGCGGCGAGATTGCCGGTGGGGATCGCTTCGGCGGCCAGCAGTAGTCCGACTACTTCGCAGGTGGTTTCGGTGTCGTGCCAGCCGCCCCGGTCGTCGAGCAGGTCGTCTCGTCCGCCGAACCTTCCGGCGATCCGGGCGAGCTGTCCGAGGGCCTGCGGGAGCCGGCCGGCGAGGTCTGCGAGTGCGGTGAGCAGGTCGGCGAGGTCGGCGGGGTGGGTGAGCCCGCCGTCGCCGTCGACGGTCAGGTGGTTGACCTGCCGTATCGCTTCGGCGGCCGTACGGGCGTGGACGACGGGTTCGGGGGTCAGGTCAGGCATCGTCCACCTCGTCGTCGGCCAGCAGGCGGGCGGTGACCACGGGGGACGGGCACGTCAGCGCGGCCATGACGAACGTCGGGTCGACTGTCCGGCCCGCGTCGAGCGCTTCGTAGGCGTCGTGGTAGACGACTGCCGCTTGCGCCTCGACTTCGCGGAGCTGTCGCAGTTCGGTGTGCTGCCGCTGGGCGAGTCCGTGCCAGTTGTCGACGGCGGTCCGCAGGTGGACCCGTTCGTCGCGGAGGACGCAGATCTCGCGGAGTAGCGCGTAGGCGTCGCCTGGTGTGGTCTCGCCTGCGTGGGCGCGGGACTCGAACGGGTCGAGGTCGAGGTCAGGCATCGGCCACCGCCCTGACTGTCGGGGTGAACGTGCGTTCCACCCAGTAGTCGGAGTGCTCCCGTCCCAGCGTCTTCAGTGCGAGGACGGGAAGGTCGACGGTGCCCGCGTTTTGGTAGTTCTCGCAGGGGAATTCCATGTGCCAGCACGATGCTTTCAGGCAGTGGTCGCAGACCGTGACGAGAGCGCGGTCCGCCTCGGCCTCGGCGTTCAGCAGGTCGTTCTCCCGCAGCAGCCAGTCGACGTACGCCCACGAGTCGCGCAGGAACCGGGCGTTCGGATTGCGGACGTCGACCACGTCCCGGCGGTAGATCCGCTCGTCGGTGTCCGGGGTGTCGTCGGGCAGCCCCCGGTTGCGGCCGACCTCGAACACGGCCAGGTCGCGGGCGTGCCGGTAGACACCGACCTCCGGGTCGAACACGGCGAGGACGGTGTCCTCTCGCGGAACGCCGTGGACCGAGTCGACGAGGAATTCGTCTTCGACCTGCTCGGCGATCTCTTCGTCGGTCTTGTCGCGCCAGCCGCCGTTGCCGTCGGACACGTAGGACTCACCGACCATTACCGCGTAGCTGCGCGTCGCGCGGTCGTCGACCTTGCGTTCACGGCCGAGCGTGGCGAGCACGTCGCCAGCGGCTACGCTGCTGCCGACGAGTCGGATGTCGTGGTAGTCGGTGTCGCCGGTCCAGCGCCACGGGCCTCTGGTGGCCGCAGCGTGGGCGGCGCGGATCTGGTCGACGTCGAGGTCAGCCACGGTCCACCGTCCCGGCAACGTCGACCGGCAGGCCGAATTCGGCGTTGCGGTCGCCCGGCAGCAGGTCGCCGCCCGTGTGGACCCGCATGACGTCGACCGAATCCCATTCCAACATGTCGTCCGGGTAGGTGGCGGCGACAGCGGGGAGGACGGACGCCGCCTCGTCGAACGTGGCGAACGGTCCGGCGAGCAGCCGGGTGTCCGTGCAGCTGTAGGGGATGTAGGCGACGTAGTGGGCGGCGTTCACTCGGTCACCGCCGGGGCGGTCCCGCGCGGCGGCAGCGGCACGGCGGCGGCCACGAACGGCGCGCCGACGCTCGCCCACGCCAGCGCCTCGCCCATCCCCCGCCGCGCCTCCGCGCAGCGCACCGCCTCGGCCCGCGACTCCTGGCACGGCGGCCCGGGGACGTCGACCGCCAGGTCGGCGGCCCGCTCCTCCCGGAAGGTGACAAGGTAGGTCGTCGACCCACCTCGGCTACTGTTGTCGTGCATCCCGTTCTCCTCTCAGACGGTTCGGGGTGTGCTGGCCCTCGTCCCGGATCTCCGGTCCGGACGAGGGCCGTTTTACGTCGCGGCTACGCCGCCGTCTCACGTGGAGCGTCGGCTCGTCGCTCTTCGAGGGGCGCGACCAGCTCGAAAAGAGACCCCGGCCCCACCCCGGCGAACTCTTCGATCTTGACAGCGAGTTCGGGGGTGCACGACCGGCGCCGGCCGGACAGCAAATGTCCGATCAGGCCGTGCGACTTCAACCCCAGGTCCTGGGCCAGCTGGCGTTGCGAGATCCCACCGAGCGCGACCAGCAGTTCGCTCGGCGGCACGCGGAGACGGGCGGTGCTGGTCGTCCGGCCGTAATATCTCAAACCCGCCTCCCGCCCCTGGGGTGATCTGGTGTCCACCGTACAGCGTCGCCGTGTCCCTGTACACCAGTCGCACCGTCCGGACGGGTAGCGGCGGAAATCCACTGCCGGCCACGTTGGCGTTCGCGGACGGGTGCGGTGGGTGATACTTGCCCGGAGCGAGCCGTCGCCCCAACAGGGCTGACAACCGACAGGAGACCCCGGGTGACCGACCACGACGGTGTGCGGCCCGTACCAGGCAACGCCCTGCAACGGCTCATCGCCGAGGTGAAGGCGAGCAGCAACGACATTTCCTACGCCCGGCTGGCGGAACGGGCCGGGTTCCAGGACGACGGCACGCCGTGGATTCAACGGCAGCAGATCCAGAAGTTCGCCACGTTGCCGTTGAAACGGCCGCCGCGCGACGCGGCGGTCGTCGGACTGGCCCGGGCGCTGCGAGTGACCGAGTCGACGGTGCGGGCGGCGGTCGGCGAGTCGCTGCGCTACCGGGACCCGCTGCCCGGCGACCGGGCCAACTACACGTTCGCCCACGCGCTGGCCGACCGGATCGACGGCATCGACGACGGGGAGACCCGCAGCCGGGTGCTGTGGGCGGTGGAACGGCTGGTGCGAGCCGTCGAACCGGCAGTCGAGCCGCAGCCCGTCGTGCTGGACGAGCTGAGCGAGCTGAGCGGGGCGCTGCTCGACGCGCTGCCCCGGATGGACGACACCCAGCGGCGCAGGCTGCTCGCCCTGCTCGACGAGGTCGCCGACGGCGACGTCAGGCCCGGCGGCGGCGAAGACGACGAAGACGACGAGGACGGCTAGCGGTCGTCGAGTCCGGCGGCGACCGCCCGGCGGACCTCCCGCAGCAGCCTTTTGCAGTCGGCGGCGCTGCGCCGGGCGACCTCCCGTTCGAAATCTGGCAGTGTCGGGTCGTCGGCCCGCCGTTCCAGGTCGCGGACAATCTTGACCGCGTCGGCCAGCGGCACGAACTCGCCGGGTGTGCTTTCCTGCCCGCTCATCCCAAAAACCCCCGGACCCCGCGACCCGTGCGGCCGTGGGCCAGAACAGTAGCCCCCGCTCACCTGGCGTCCTGCCGGGCGGCGAGTCCGTGACACGCCGTGGCCTGCTGTTTGTAGGGCAGGTGTGACATGCGCGTGCGGACGACCATGTGTCGGCGTGCGGTCACTCGTCAAGCGGGGACAGCCCGGTAGGCAACTCCACACCAATTTTCGATCATATGCGGTTTGGGTTGGGGGAAGCCGCCGGCCTGGGAGAGGTCGGACCGGCGGCTTCCGTCGTGGGGGCGGCTAGCCGCCGACGCCTTTCGCCAGCGACGCCGAGTCGGGCGAGCCGACCCGGGTCGCCACCAGTCCCTTTATCAGCGACAGCACGGCGGCGGCCCCGGCCAGCCCGGCCTGCCCGAGCGTGGAGACGTCCTGGATGCCTTCGATCGAGAAGAAGTTGGAGAGGATCAGGCTGGCGCCGAACGCCCCGGCGAAGGTGGCGGCGACTCGTTCGCCTAGGTCGCGTAGGTAGGTGGTCACGATGGTTCCTCTCGGAGGGCTTCGGGGTGGGGTTCCGGCGGTGCCGGGGCGGTCGGCGGGTATTCGACGCCGAGATGGTCGAGGAGGACGGCGAGCATGTGCTCGACCGGCGACGGGTCCATCTCGAGCAGCTCGCCCGTCACCGGCTCGGTGCCGGCGACGGCAGTCAGCGCGTCGACTTTGCCGCCGACGACGGCGATTTCCTCCCGGGCGGCGGCCACGGCGGCACCGACCAGGCCGAGCCGGTCGGACACCCCGCCGGTCCCGTCGACGGCCCGCTGCAGCCAGCCGGTCTTGTTGTTGGTGGAACGCAGCAGCGCGCCGACAGACTTTTGCCGGGTGGGCGGGTTGGCCTTGTCTTCGACGCCGTCCTCGCGCACCTGCCGCATCAGCAGGTCCACCACCTCGCGGGCGATGTCCTTCTTGTCCTGTTCGGTCACGGGCTCCTCCACTTCTGCAACCGAGCGGCTGTCCAGCCACTCGCGTACGACCCGGTTCGCGTCCGACCGGCCGGGGATGCCCGGCTGGCTGGCCGTCGAGGTGTACTGCCGGGCGACCAGCCGCTCGCGCGGCCAGCCGGGCGGCAGCGGCACCCGGCTGTCGCCGACCGGGTTGTAGTTGGCCAGGTGCAGCCGCCGCCAGCCTTCAGGCAGCCGGTCGGCGGTGAGCCCCGCCGGGCCGAGATAGTAGGTGCCGGAGTAGACGACACCCTCCCGGTAGCCGAGTTCGACCATCCGCTCGCAGAAGCCGGCGGCGTGGGCGGCGGCCCGGTGTTCCTGCCCGGGTTCTTCCACGTCGAGGCACACCCAGTCCTGGGGGCCGAGTCCGCCCGCCGCGCGCAGGGTGCGGTGAAAATGGTCGGCTTCGGCCGCCCCCGACCAGCGGGACGGCTTGGCGTAGTGGTAGGCGCCCCGGGCCAGGCCGAGCGCCCCGGCCGCCGCCCACCAGACGGCGAACAGCGGGTTGACGTACGAGGTTCCCTCAGACGCTTTGACGAGTATCCGGTCGTACCCGGCACGGGCGTAGGCGCCCACGTCCAGCCCCCGTTGGTAAACGGCGACGTCCGCGAACTCAGCCACCGGCGCACCCCATGATCTGGGCGGCTTCCGCCGAGTCGGCGACGATCTGCCGGGCCAGCTCCCCCGACTCCGGGCGTAGCAGCTCCGGGTGGCCGAGACCGGCGAACACCACGCAGGAGGCGTCACGTGCCCGGCTCAGCTCCGCCTCCTGGTCGCGCAGGTCGGACACGGCGCCGATCAGGTTGGCTATGACCAGCGCCAGCGCCAGCCCCCCGGCGGCGGCGATCGCGGCGGCGGCCAGCCACAGCCGCTTGGTCCGGAAGCCGAGGTCGGCCCGCAGCTGCTTGACGTCGCCGCGCAGTCCTTTGACTTCCCTGGCCAGTCCTTCGACCGCCTCAGTCAAGGCCGCCGCCGTCCCTGCCTGCATCGGGTCGCTCATCGTCGTCCCCCTTCTCGTCGATCCGTGCTATCTCTCGGCGCAACTTCGCCACGAGGTCTTCCAGCTGGTCGGCGAGCGCGTCCATGCGGATCCGCGCATGGTCGGCGTCGGTGGTCAGCCGGGCGTTTTCCGGGAAGGCCATAGGCTCAGCGCACCTTGGTCAGGGTGGTGGTGGCGTCGGCGACGGCCCGCGCGGCTTCGGCGAGCGCCCCGGCGTACCGGTCGAGGACGGTCCTGTTCAGTTCGTCGAGTTTCAGCTCGAGCCGGTCGGCGCGTGCCGCCTCCCGGTCGGCGCGGACGACTTCCCGCTCGTAGGCGGCTTTCAGGTCGCCGAGTTCGGCGGCCCGCTGCTCGTTGCGGTCGGCGCGGGCCACGGTCTGGGCGTGGGTGGTGCGGGCGAAGACGAGGAGGACGGCTGCGAGCGCCCCGGTGACCCCGGTTTGGACGAGGGTGTCCAGGCCGAGGCCGCCGCCGTCGGTGACGGCCTGCGCGAACAGCCACAGTCGGGTCACGTGGTCGTCCCGGTGTCGCTACCCACCGAACAGTTCCAGGTATTTGCGGGCGGCGTTCGGGTTCTGCCCGTTCATGATCCCCATCTTCTGGGCGGTGTCCTCGTAATAGCATTCGCCGGCCATGACGCCCTTCTCTTGGGCGTAGGTGAATTCGCCGAACATGTTGGCGACGAACGTGGGGTTGTCCCCGCCGTGGTTCCCTCCGGCGACGTCGCCGGAGTTGCACGCCCATTCGGGGCAGATGAACTGCCGGCCTTCCGAAAGGGCGAATTCTATGTACCAGCGGACGCCGTTGACTTCCCGGGCTTCGACGTGGAAGTCTTTGCGGCCGCCGGAGGTCGAGGTACCGCCGAAGCTGGGCGGGAAGTGGTCGTAGTAGTCGACGCCTATGTAGTCGACGTAATCCTTGCCAGGGTAGATGTTGCGCGGGTCGTTGGCTGGGAAGGCCCCCGCTCCGAAGCCGGGACTGTCGTGGCCGTTCGGCGACCAGCCGAACAGCGCGTCTTCGTAGACGGACCGTACGACCGTGACGAACCGGCGGAACGTGTTCACGTAGTCGGCGTAGTTCCGGTAGTTCTGCGAGCTGCCGGAAGGACCGGACCAGTAGTGCAGTTTGAAATGGTTGGCCTCCCAGCCGGGGGAGAAGACCGGCCGGGCGAAGCCTTTCGCCTCGCGGGCTGCCCAGTTGGCGCCGAACTCCCGCCAGCGGGCGTCGTAGTCGCCGCGCGCCGCCGCCGCGTAGCTGTCGGTGCCCTGCGGGAAGAACGGCATCTGCACGATCAGGACGACCGTCTTGTCCGTCCACGCGCCGGGCTGCCCGGAGGTGGCGGAGATCAGCGGCCCCCAGCCTGCGGTACGTGTCGGGTAGCAGAGCGCCAGCGTGCATTTGCGTTTCCGCCACGAGCCGAACGCTTCGGCGCCGGCCTGCGTGTTGTTGTTCGGGTTGCCGCCGGACAGCCAGAAGCCTGACGGCGGGTCCGGGTCGGGTTCCGGCTCCGGGTCGGGGTCGGGGTCGGGCGGCGGGCCGGCCTTTTCGAGCAAGGTCAGCCGGGCGGCCAGCCCTGCTCGTTCCCGGTCGGCGGTGTCGGCCCGGGCGTGCAGCGCGGCGACCGCCAGCGCGAACTCCTCCGAGCTCGGAACAGAAACCATGGTCCTCTCCCTAAACCGCGATCTTGTCGACGACGAAGGCGTCGCCGCCCCGTACCCGGCCGCCCTGCCGGCCCGACCCGCTGGACGTGGTGACCAGCACTTTCACCACGTCGTTCACCGCCGGGACCAGCGTGTGGTAGGTCGCCGAGTAGCGGACCCCGGCGGCGACCGTCGCCCCCCCGGCGGTCTGCGCCAGGTCCAAGGATTTGGGGGGCCCGGCGTTGACGGCGACGACCACCCAGGTGCGCAGCGACACGCCGCCGCCTTCCCGTTCGACGACGGCGGCGGCCAGTTCCTCGCACCCGTCCATCAGGACCCTCCTGTCCGCAGCACCCGGCAGTTCAGTTGGATCTCCCCCGCGTAGGACAGGGGCAGGGAGACGGCTTGGACGACGACGGTGTCGTCGAACCCGGAGCGCAGCCGGGTGACGTGGGCTATGTCGCCGGGGTCGATGGCATGGTTCGGCACCCCGGAGACGGTGATCACTTCGGTGGCGCCCGCGAGCTGGCGGAGCCGGGCGTCGGCGGCGCGTTGCGCCTGGTCGGTGGTGGTGACCAGCGGCGACGTTTCCCAGACCGGGCGTTGCCCGTAGGACCCGTAGTAGTAGGTGGGCGACTCCGGGTCGTCGTCGATCGCCACGGCCCGGACCGGACTGTTGGAGCTGTTCTCCCCGGTGACCACCACGGCGTTGGCGCCGCCCGCCGACCGGGAGTAGCGGCGTTCCAACTTCGTGGCCGGGTTGGCCGGCCCTTCGACGAACTGCCAGGCGACGGGCTGCGCCGACGGGTCGGGGACGTCACGGACGACCAGCCGGCCGTCCCGGTCGAAGTAGGCCTCCGCGCCGACCGCTTCGGCGAACGCTTGGATGCCGTCGCCCCACGGGTCGGCCTTCTCCTCGAGGACGTGAGGGGGGAACGTGTCGGCGGCGGACAGCAGGTCGACGACGGTCAGCCCCGGGTAGCGGTCCTCGGCGAGGTTCCGGATGGCGGTGACCGCGTCGGTGCCGACGGCCGTCGACCAGGGGGTGAGGAGTTTCGCGTCGCCGAGCCGGCCGGCCCGGTCTTCCCCGGACAGGCTGACGGCGATCCCGTCGGCGGTGTCCACCAGGTCCGAGTCGGTGATGGTGAACACGCCTTGGGGGACGAGTTCGCTGGTGCCGTCCGGGTAGGTGATCCCGGCGTGGACGACCAGTTCGTTGCCGTAGATGTCGAGCGGGGTGCGCTGCCGGCTGGTGGGGATCAGCCCGCCGGGCAGGCCGACGACTTCGACCGTGCAGGTGCGTAGGACGTCGGCGGTGGCGTCGGCGCGGACGTCGCCGCCGACGACCCGGAGCCCCGAAGCGACGGTCACCCCGCTGCGGATGATTTCGACGTGCGCGGCGAACTGGTAGGAGGCGGTGACCGACCGTTTGTACCGGTCGGTGACGTCGTAGGCCATCGGGCTACTTGCTCGAGACCAGGGTGCGGCCGAAGCGCAGGGCGCGGGCGGCGGCGGCGAGGGTGCGGAGCCGGACGGTGTAGCCGAGGGCGGTGCTGGTCGTCGGGAGGTTGGTGGTGTGCGTCGCGGCGAGGGTGCCGTTGACGTAGAAGCGCACCGCCGTGCCCGCGCTGTCGACCTCGATTTTCAGCTCGTACGAGGTGTTGGCCGCTATGGCGACCGTGCTGGTGGTGACCGTCGCCGCGCTGCCCCCGGCGGTGACGCACCGCCAGAACGCGGTGCCGTCGAGCCCGGTGTCGTAGCGGAACGCGGCCACATGCTGGGTGGTCGGGTCGGCGGCCAGCGTGGCGAGTTCGGCGGAGGTGAGCCCGGCCCACAGCCGGGTCGAGGTGATCGCGCTGGCGTCGGTCATGATCCGCGCGTAGAACAGCGGCCCCCACCTGGTCTGTACCGGGCCGAACGCGCTGACGATCCCGGCGTCGACGTCGGCCGCCGCCGTGGTCGTGTAGGAGACTCCGGGGCCGGCGGCGGTGTCGTCGGCGGCGGGGGTGACGTCGGTGGTGGCGACGGTGGGCGCGGCGGTGCCGGTGGTGACGAGCGTCGTGCCGCCGCCGGGTGCGGCCACCGACATCTGCCTGCGGTGGACGGGCGCTATCAGCTCGTCTTCGTGGCCGGCGCGGGTCCGTACGTGCAGCCGCCCGCCCGACCCGACCGGCCCCCAGACGACCGCCCCCGCCGTGGTGGTGAACCCGCTTTCGGCGGTGTGCGTGCCGTCGGGGACCTGCCCGCCGGTCGGAGGTGTCGTGGCGTCGCCGATCGCGAGGACTTCTACGCCGCCGGCCGGGTCGCCGCCCATGCCCATGCGGACACCGCCCCGGGTGTTCGCGGCGAACGACCGGCCGGTGGTGTCGAACGAGCAGAACAGGATGTCGTTGGCGTCCGCGCTGATCAGCCCGGCGCCGCCGGTCGGCTGGACGACGAAAATGTCCGCCGCGCCGTTGTCGACGACTTTGAAACCGGACCGGCTCGACGTCGAGTTGAGGCGGATCACGAACCCGAAGCGGGTGTCCTCCCCTTCGGGGACGACGAGGTTCCAGACGCCTTCGTTGGCCGACCCGGAGGTGCCGAGGAGCCGTTGGACGGTGCCACCGGACGTGTACGTGCCGCTGCCGGTCACCCCGTCCAGGGTGAACGTCGTCGCCCCGGTCCTCGTGATCGTGAACGTTCCGTCGGCGCCGACGAACCCGGCGACACCGCTGATCGTGACCACGTCGGCGGTGCCGTAGCCGTGGGACGCGGTCGTCGTCACCGTGACCGTGGTCGTACCCGCGACGGTCGACACGGTGAGCGGCGCCCCGCCCATCGCGATCGTCCCGTCGGCGCGGACCGCGAACCGGGCGAGCAGGTCGCCGGACAGCAGCGACGACAGCAGCATCGTGGTGGTCGACGCGGCCACGGTGTCGACGCCCATCAGGGCGGAGATCCGCTTGACGTAGTAGGCGAGGTCGCTGTGCTTCTGCGCGTGGCCCTGGTCGCCGGAGGCCACCGACTCGTCGAGCGCGGACAGTTCGGTGGGCATCAGACGATCTCCCAGACGAGGTCTGTGACCACGTCGTAGTCGTGTTCGGACGGGTCCGGGCGGTCGACTTCGACGGCGGACACTTCGACCAGCCGTAGTGGCGTGTCCAGCCGGACGACGGAGATTTTGAGGACGGTGCGGCGTTCGCCGCCGAGGCGGACGTACCACTGCTCGCCGAAGTCGGACTGGAACAGCAGCGGCCCGCCCGAGCGGCGCAGTTCCTCGAACTGCCGGTAGCTGCCGGCGGTTTTGAAGACGAGCGGCAGGCTGAACTCCTCGCCTTTCACCACGTCGCTGACGACGACGGCGTGCTCGCGGCCGAGGGTGTCGTGGACCTGCTGCGGCTGCCGGCTCGACGATTCCAAATCCCCGCCGATGGTCACGGCGAGCAGCCGGGCGGGGACCAGCGGGTCGCGGAGCCAGAAGCCGTCGGCGGGCAGGGTCGCCGTCACCTCGTCACTGGGCACGGAGACGACGGTCGCCCCGCCGTCGGAGTCCACGTCGTAGTCGACGGCGGCCGTGCTGGCCCGGTAGGTGCGGGCCGCGCCGGGCGGGGTCTCGTAGTCGTGGACGGCGGCCGTCCGGTCGTCGCCGTAGACGGCACCGGTGGTGCCCCGCACCTGCTGCCAGGTCTGCCCGCCGTCGTCCGAGTATTCGGCGAGCGCGTAGCCGGCGGCGGCCGGGCCGGGTTGGAACACTTCGGGGGCGGCGGTGCCCTGTACGACGTGGACGCGGGTGATCGCGCCCGCGCCGGACTGGACGGCGCTGGTCGCCAGGGCGGCGTGGACGTGGGCGGTGCCGGCCGGGGCGCGCATGGTGTGCGCCGTCTCGGCCCACGCCACGCCCGGGTCGGGGAGGACGTCTTCGGCGAACGACTGGGCCAACTCCCCGTCGGAACTGTCGGTGAACCGCAAGCCGAGACGTAGCAGGCTGACGTCGGCGTCGATCCGCCACAGCCAGGCGCGGACCGCGTAGTCCAGGCCGGCTTCGGCGGGTTTCCCCGGCCCGTAGGCGAAGATCGCGCTGGGCAGTCCGGACGACCCGTCCCAGGACAGTTCGAGCGCCGCCCCGGAGGGTGGTACCACGTAGGCGGCGCGGGCGACGGTGGCGTCGTCGCCCGCCGTCCATCCTGCGGCCCCGGCGGCGCTCTCTTCGAACGTGGATTCGTTCGGGCCGTACAAATTGCTGACGGTCAGCCCGCCGCGTGACCAGGGCCGGTCGTGGCCGGGCATCAGCCCGACCTTGTCCCACACGAACGTCTCGCCTGCCCCTGTGGGGAAGGAGACGGCGACGGTTTTCGCGACGGCGGCGTCGGCGGGGACGGTCAGGTTGCGGCTGGCGCCGGCCAGGCTGCCGTCGGTGTTCGTGGTGAACGGGGTGCCGAACACGTGCCGGGACAGGTCGTCGACGGTCAGGTGGTCGAACGTCCACGTGCGTACCGCCGCGTCTGCGCCGTTCTGCCCGGTGAGCGCCACCCGGCCGGACGTGTGCGTGGCGTCCTCCCCCAGCCAGCCCCAGGTGGCGGGTTCCTGCAGGCTGGCGTCCCAGGCTTTCAACGCGAGCGTCGTGCCGTGCGCCCGGAGCCTGACCCACACCCCTTGCGCGGGAATGGTGAGGCTGACCGTGGCCAGCACCGTGCTCGACCCGTCCTGGACGCGCAGGAACACCGCACCGAAGTCGGGTGAGACCTCGGCCCAGTAGCCGGTGTCCGGGTGGCCCGGGTTAGCGCCGTTCCACGTCCCGTCGGTGCGGACGCACACCGCCGCGCGCATTTCCGCCGACGTCGACGACGGCCGGCACAGCACGACAACTTCGCAGTCGTCCTGCGAGTCCATGCCGCCCGCGTACTGCCGGGCCGGCTGGTCGTAGGCGACCGCCCCGGTGACGAGCCGGCCGGCATTGGCCTGAATGGTGGCGGTGGCCGCCCCGGCGTTGCCGTCGGTCCACGTGCCGGCGTCCCACGGGTCGCCGTCCGTGCCGGTGAACGGCTCGTCGAGGACCAGGTTGACCAGCACGTCGCCGTCGGCGCCGTGCCATTCGACGTCGGCCCGGCAGGGCCGTGCCTCGTCGGCGGTCTGCCAGGCGGACGCGGTCAGCGTCAGCGGGTCGCCGGGGGTGACCGGTGTTCCCCAGCCGTACCGGCCGCCGGTGAACGCCCGGCCCTGCCGGGCGGCGGTGGCGGTCATTTCGAGCAGCTGCGTGCCGGACGACGCCCCGGACACGACGGGTTGCAGGTCCCCGGCTTGGAACGTGTCGACCCGTGAGATCGAGTTGGCGTTGTACAGGCCGAGGCCGACACGGGTGCCGGTGGTGATCTGCGTGTCCGTCCACTGGCCGAGGAGCACGCCGTTCAGGTAGACGCTGATCGTGCTGCCGGAGATTTCGCCGCGCCAGGTGGCGGGCAGGGTGAGGGTGGTCGGCAGGCTGCGGAAACCGGAGACGGCGTGGCCGACGCCGGCTATCGCTTTCCACACCGCGAACCGGTTGTGCTGCTGGTTGAGTTCGACGACGTAGCCGGTGTAGGCCGACGGCGACATGCGGAGCACGACGTGCGCCGACCGGTCGACCGTCGTGGACAGGGTGTTGACGACGACCTGGGCGTAGTGGTCGACGCTGGGGAGGTCGCTGTCGGTGCGGATCGTCGGCGGCAGGATCAGCTCGGTGTTGCTCGAGGTGAGCTGGTTGGAGGCGACGGCGAACGCCCCGGCGACCACCGTCCAGTTGATGTCGGTGTTGGCGGCGGCGAGCGCCCCGTCCGCGCCGGTGAACGTTTCGTCCAGCGTGGTGACGGTGGGCAGGGTGCTGCTGACGCTGTCCAGTGTCGTGTTGTCGTCCGGGTACCAGCCGTCGCCCTCTCCGGCGGCGGTGGCGGTGGACGCCTGCCCGGCGGCGAGCAGGTTGTCCCGTTGGACGACGGTGAGGGTGTTGCTGCGGGCGGTGCTGTCGCTGGCGACGGTGAGGGTGGGGGTGGCGGGCAGGTCGCCGCCCATGGTGAAGTCGGCGGACGCCCACGGCCCGTACCGGCCGCCGGAACCGGCGTCGGCGACGCGGACGTACACGTGGTAGTCGCCGGGGGGCAGCGGTACGCCGACGGCCACCGACTGGGCGCTGGTGAGCACGGACCCGGAGTCCCAGAAGGCGCTGGACGTGTCCGGGCCGAACCCGGCGGCGGCGTGCTGCGCGGCGGTGAAAACTTTCGCCTGCACCCGTTCCAGCGAGGCGCCCTCGGTGTCGTTGTACGAGAATTCGACGGCGGGGACCTGGGTGCCGGTGACGGTGCCGACGGGGGCGGTGACCACGCAGGTGGGTGCCTGGTCGTAGTCGACGTCGACGTACACCTCGTGGACGCGGATGTTGGTGTCGTTGGCACCCAACGCGACCTGCAGGTTGGGGACGACGACGCTGTTGTCCCAGGCGGCGCCGCCGGGGGCGCTGACCAGGCTCCCGTAGGTTTTGGTGGCGATCGTCGAGGACGGTTTTTCCCCGGCGGACAGGACGAGGGACTGGTAGCCGCCGGCTCGGGGCAGGTACTGGAGGCCGACGTCGAGCCGGGCGGAGCTGTTGCCTCGCCGTCGGACGCGGACGGCGACCGACCGGATCTGGGCGTAGGCGGGGAGGGTGAGCGGGCCGAGGTCGAACACGAGCAGCCAGGCGCCGGCCGCCCCGGAGACGTAGGAGCTGTCGGAGTCGTCGTTGACGGCGGCGTGGGCGGACGCCGCGCTGGTGACCGTCCACCCGCTGTTGTAGAAGGTGCCGTCGGGTCGGAGGGTGACGGTGGCCATGTCAGCGGCGTCCGGTGCCGCTGCGGACGAGGCGGACGACGTCGGACAGCGCGGCGTCGACTTCGGCGCGGACGGCCCGGCCGACGGCGTGCGGGTCGCCGCCAGTGCTGTTGACGGTGACGGTGGTGTCGCCGAGGTTGACGACGACTGTCGTCCCGCCCGCCGTGTACGGCTGGTAGACGGCGGGGCGGACCGTGCCGCCCGTCGCGAAACCGGGCACCGGGCCGCCAGTGGCGAACCGGGGTACGACGTCGGCGAGCCCGGCGTTGAGCAGCGCCATCCGGTACGGGCCTTGCTTGGCGGCAGCCTGCGCGCGGATCACCCACTCGCCCGCCGACAGTGCGGCGAGAATCGAATCGGAGGTGGAGGTTCCCGGTCCGGTGACCATGCCGCCGCGTGCCGCGCCGAACGGCAGCGGTGTGGCGCCCGGCGCGGGGGTGCCGGTGGTCACGAAGTTGGTGGTGATCGTCGTCGTCTTGTCGGGCGGGATCGAGTTGAGCGCGCCGACGTAGGCGTTGACCGCCCCGGCGGCGGTGTTCGCCGCTGCGGTCACCGTGCCGAGCGCCCCGGCGAACGTGTTCGCTGCGGCGGTCGCCGTGTTCGCAGACGCGGTGGCCGTGTCGGTGGCCGCCGTCTGCGTGCCCAACGCGGCGGTGGTCTGCCCGGACGCGGCGGTTTCTTCGACGAGTGCGCCGGTGAGTTCGACGGTGGCCGCCGTGCCCAGCGTCGTCGAGATGGTCTGCACGTCGGTGGCGGCGGTCAACGTGGGTAGCTGGGTGCTGGAGGCGAGGTCCCATTGGGTGCCGAGGAGGGTGAGCCCGGCGAGGTGTTCGGCTTCGACGAGCGTCGACTCCTGGGTGGCCAGCGTTTGCGTCTGGGTGCCGAGCAGCACGGCGGGCATCCGCTCGCCGGTGTTCAGGTCGGTTTCGACGCCGAGGAGTTGCAGGCCGAGCAGCCGTTCGGTGTCGGCCAGTGTTTCTTCCTGCGTGGCCAGCGTCTGAGCCTGCGTGTTCAGCAGGGTGAGCGGGCTGCGCTCAATGTTGTTCAGGTCGGTTTCGACGCCGAGCGCTTGCAGGCCGACCAGGTTTTCGGCGGTGGCCGTCGTGTTCTCGCCGACGGCGAGGGTCTGCGTGTCGGCGGCCAGGGTGGCCAGGCCGAGGTCGGTGGTGGTCCCGGTGAGGGTTTCCCGGTACAGGCCGGTGGTCTGGTCGGCGAGGCCGGTGGTGGTGGCGAGGTAGCCGGTGCTGCGGTCGGCGTCCCACAGCCGGGGGACGACGTCGCGGAGCGCGTCGGCGGTGTCGCCGACCCCGGCGGCGGTTTGGGCGTACACCTCGGCGAGGGTCTGCCCGCCTTTTTCGACCAGTTGGATGGCACCGGTAGCGCCGGTCGCGCTTGCGGTGCCGGCGCTGGCGACCGGCCCGCCGACGGCGTACCGGCCGACCGGCCCGCCGGTCGCCATCATCGGTACGACGAGGGCCCGGCCGGCGTTGACGGCCGCCATGGCCTGCCGGCCGTACATCTGCGCGGCGGCGGCGCGGATGACCCATTCCCCGTTCGACGCCATGATCGGCACGTCGTCGGAGGTGCCCGAACCCGGCCCCCGGATCGGCCCGCCGGTCGCGTTGCCGGGCAGCCTGCCGACGGTGCCCATGAGCTGCGCCGCCGCCGTCCGCTGGGTGACGGTCAGCGTGACCCAGACGTTTCGGTCGATCCCGTCGATGACCGAGTCGAACTCCCTGGCGGCGGCGGTGGCCGAGTCGATGCCGGGGGTGGTGATCGGTACGTCGACGTTCGGCGGCATGCCCCCCAGCAGTCCGGACAGCAGTTGGCTTTCGGTGATGGCGGTGGCCGCGCCGGGCGTGCCGACAGGCACGCTGACGCCCGGGGGCAGCCCGCCGAGCAGGCCCCCGAGCAGTTGGCTTTCGGTGATCGACGCTTCGGCGCCCGGCGTGTCGATCGGCACGCTGACGTTCGGCGGTAGCCCGCCGAGCAGGCCGGACAGCAGCTGGCCTTCGGTGATCGTCTCGGTGAGGCCCGGAGCCCCGAACGAGACTTCCGACGTCGGCGGCAGCGTGGTGATCATTTCGTTCCACGTCTGCAACTGCGTGGTCGACTCGGCGAGCCCCGGCGTGGTGACGCCGACCTCGAGGTCGCCGAGCACCTCGAAGCCTGAAATCATCTGGAAAAGGGCGTCGATTTCCTCCGTCGTCCGCCCGGCCGCCTCCAGCGTGTTCCGGAGATCCTGAATGCCCTGCTCGTAGACTTTCCGGCCCTCGTCGTAGGAGCCCGTGCGGTTCACCACCGCCTGCGCCTCCTGCTCGATCGCGTCGACGATCGAGAAGATGGCCTCCCGGTTGAGCCGGCCCGCGTCGGTTGCGGCGGTCAGGCTGCCTGTCAGCTGGGTGGTGCCGTCGGCGAGGTCTTCCATCGCCGCGTCCACGGCGTCGGCCGCCCGGACCGCGTCCACGCCCTTCCCGGTGAAGAAGTCCATCTGCAGGTTGAGTTCTTTGAGCGCTTCTTCGGCGCCGCCGATCGACGTGTCCAGCGCTTCCAGGGCTGCCGCGACCTGGTCGGACGTGGCGTTCGCGCCCACCATGTCTTCGACGAGCAGCGAAAACGCCTCGCGGAGCGTCGCACCGCCTTCCCCGGCGGCGTCCAACGCCTGCGACAGGTCGACGTCGTAGGCTTCGGCGAGCCGGACGACCGCGTCCTCAGTGATGCCGTACTCCTGGGACAGCAAGGCCACGTTCGCGTTCGCGTACTGGAACGCCCGGTCCAAGTCCGCCACGGCGAGGCTCGTCTCCGTGGCGACCCGCGCGTAGTTCAGCAGCGCTTCCGCGCGGGCCGCGCTGCCCAGACCTTCCGACGCGGTCACCGCCCGCTGCGCGGACTCGGCCATCGCGAGCAGCTGCCGGCGGGCCTCCTCGTAGGAGGCCAGTGTCGTGCCGTCGACTTTCGCGACGACGTCGGAGACGTCCAGGCGGATCGCGGCGGCTTCTTCTTTCGCCCGTTTCATGTCGCCGAGCGCGCTGACTATCGCGTGGATGGTGCCGGTGACCACGGCCATGCCGGCGGCGCCGACCGCCACCCCCCGCCACAGGCTGCCGTTGCCGAGCGTCCGCAGTCTGGCGATCATCAGGTCGATGCCGCGTATCCCGGCGGACAGGGCGTTGACCAGGCCGAGGGCGATCGACGTGGCGAGCAGCTGCACCTGCCGGGCGATCGCGGCGGCGTTGAACAGCAGCCAGGCGGCGACCAGCGCCTGCACGGCCAGCGTGTTCGACGCCAGGAACCCGGTGGTGCCGCTCACCGCCCCGGCGAGCAGGTTGAACCCGCCGACCAGGGCGCTGATCCCGATCCGGGCGACCAGCCCGACCAGTTCGTCGACGTTCAGCTGGTCGAGCGCCGAGGCGACGTCGCGGATCGCCGAACCCCAGTCGGCGAACCCCGACGACAGGCCGCCCGCCACCTCCGAGGCGATCTGCCCGACAGCCCCGCCCAGGTCCATCAGGAACGAGATCGCCTGGTTCACGTAGGGCAGGAATTTCAAGCCCAGTTCGATGGCCGTCGACTGGATCGACCCGGTCAGCACCTCGAACTGGTGGGCGGTGGACTTCGCGACCTCCGCGTACGCCTTCTGCGTGGCGTTCGCGTTGGCCTGCTCGGTGCCCATCCCCGCCAGCACCCGCTTGTAGTTCTCCCCTTCCGCTGACATGAGGGCCAGCGCCCCCCGGGTGGCGCGGATCTCGGAGAACCAGGAGAGGAGGGTTTTCAGGTTGCCGTCGGAGGCGACGCGCAACTGTTCCATCACCCCGGACAGGCCGATCGCCGGGTCTTTCAAATCCTGTTCCAAGCTGATGCCGAGCTGCCCGGTGGCTTCTTCGAGCTCACCGGTCGGTTTGATCAGCTTGGCGAGCATGTTGTTCAGCGACACGCCGGCTTCGCTGGCCGAAAGACCTGAGAGGGTCATGGTGGCCAGGGCGGCGCCGGCCTGTTCGATGCTCACCCCGGCGGCGGCGCTGTTGCCGATGAAATGGGCGACCGCCGCCGTCAGCTCCTCGTACGAGAGGACGCCGTAGTTGACGACGTTGAACAGGGCGTCGGAGACCCGGCCGGCTTCGGAGGCTTCCAGCCCGTAGGCGTTCAGCGTGGCGACGATCGCCTTCGCGCTGTTGTCGGTGGTGGTCATCCCGGCGGCGGCGGCTTTCGCCGAGATTTCGAGGATGGACAGCGCTTCGGCGCCGTAGAAACCGGAGCCGGCGATGTTGTACAGGCCGGCGGCGAGCACGTTCGCGGACTGCGGCAGGTCTTTGGCGAGGTTCAGTACGGCCTGCGACATCTCGTCGAAGTTGTCCCGCACCGATTCGTCGATGGAGGCGACCTGCCGCATCGCCGCCTCGAAGGAGACCGCCGAGTTGACGGCGGCGACCAGCCCGGCCGCGAACAGTCCAGCTCCGGCCACCGCCGCCTGCAAGCCGAGCCGCATTCGCTGCGCCCGCTGCCCGGCACGTTCCGCTTCCGCCCCTAGCCGTTCGGCGTCGGCCGCTGCCAGCCGGGCCTCACCAGCCAGCCGGGTGGCGGCGGCCCCGGCGGCGGCCGCCTCCGTGCGGAGCCGGGCCGCGCGGGCGGCGGCCTCGTCGGCCCGCTGGCCGAGCCGCGCCGCACCGGCACCACCCGCGTCGGCCTGCGCGCGCAGCCGGGCTGCGGCGGCCGCCGCCTGGTCGGCTTGCGCCCCCAGCCGGGTCACCCGGCCGGCCGCCGCCTCCGACTGGGCGCCCAGCCGGTTGGCCTGCTGCGCGGCGGCCGCCGACTGCTGGCCCAGCCGGTTCGCCTCCGTGCCGAACCGGCCCAACTGGGCGGCACCCTGCGCCAGGGCGGCGGTCAACGGGCTGACATTGCCCGTCATGACAACGCTGATGATGTTCGGCATCAGACGCCTGCCGTCTCACGCCGGGCGCGTCGTTCGGCGGCCAGCTCGCGGCGCCGTTCCGCTTCCGCGCGGGGCAGCAGCACCACGTACCGGCCGGACACCTCCACGCCGGAGTCCCGCAGCCGCCGTTCCAGGTCGCCGCGCACCTGGCAGCCGGGGCAGGAGCATTCGGCCGCCTCGTAGGCGAACCGGTCCCCGCCGGACGCCGGGTCCCACTCGGCCTCGCGGGTGCCGCAGCCTTTGCACACCGTCAGGTCGTAGGCGTGGTAGGCCAACGCCTTGTCCTGGTCGAGTTCGGGCCAGGACAGGAAACGGGAGTGCGGGATACCCCAGCCGTGGCAGAGCGCCAGCTCCGAGCGGAGACGGGCGTCTGCCACGATCATTTTCCCAGGTCGGGTATCCGCGTCCCCGTGTACAGCCCGATCGCCTTGGCGAAAAGATGCCCGACCTCGCCTTCGCTGAGGCGGCCGTCGTCCATCATCTCGGTGAGGTCTTCGGCGGTGATCCCTTCCAGGTCCCCGACCGTGCACATGACGACCAGCGCGGCGGGGAACGTCTGCTGCGACCACAACGGTTCGCCCTGCCCTCGGGCCTTGTTCTCCGCCCGTTCGGCGTCGGACGGCGGGCATTCCCGCTGCACCCGGTCGTATTCCTTGCGGCCCTTGTTGCGGAGCTGCCAGAGGACGAGGCCCTGTGCTTCCAGTTCGGCGCGGGCGGCGGCCAGCTGGTCTTCCGCCGCCGTGCGGGTCGCCGTGTCCTTGGACGTGCGCCCGGTGAACGTGGCGGCCTTCGCGTCCTTCCACGCCTGGACGAGCGTGTCGTCGACGGCCAGCGCCACCGTCTCTTCGGCGGGCCGCCTGCCTTTGAGTCGGTTGAGCGCGTCTTTGTCGCCGGCCGCTGCGGCCCTCTCCCGGGCTGCCGTAGCGGTGGCCATCTAGATCGTGACCGATGCTGGGAAGGTGGCGTCCAGGTCGGGCCGGACCGCCACCGAGAAGTCGACCATGAACCGGGCGGCGGAGGCGTCCAGCGTGTACTCGTCGTTGGGTCCGAGGCTGACGACGGTCCACACCCGGCATTTGGTGCCGGACACCCGCGCGTACGGGTTGATGACCATGTAGCCGGTGGTGCCCTTGGCCAGCGCGTTCCACAGGGCCATCGACGTGTCGTCGTCGTAGAAGATGAGACTGCAGTCTTCGGCGACGTCCTCCCCGCCGATCGTGGACACGAACGCCACGGACAGGTCGGGGGTCTGGATCGGCTCGTTCTTGTACGTGAACCCGGAGATCTCGCTGATGCGGGTGTTCAACGCGATGCCGGCGTTGACCTCGGCGGTGGTCGGCGCGGCCGTGTTGGCGATCGCGGTGAGGAAGTACCAGCGGGTCTGGCCGTCGGCGCGACGGAAGTAGCGGGCCATCGGTCAGTGCTCCTTGCTGGCGGTCGGACGGCTTTTGGCGGCGGGTTCGGGTTTCACCGCGACTGCCGGCGTCTCACGTGGGGCAGCGGGGCGTCGCTCCGCGAGGGGCGGAGTGGGCAGGCGACGGGAGGCGTGTTCGCGGACGTAGTCCTCCGGCAGCTGGCGGGCCACGGTGACCGGGTAGCCCAGGTCGCGGCTGGCCGCGTCCAAGTCGACGTCGACCCGGTTGAAGCCCTTCTTCACCCAGAGGTCGCGGACCGCGTCCGGGTGCTGCAGGGCGACGCCGCCGGTGGTCGGGTTGTGGATCCACACGAAGTCGGCCACGGCGGTCACACCCGGATCGCGGCGATGGTGACGGAGGTCGTCGCCTCGTAGGTGACGGTGACGAGGCCGGTGGTGGCGTCGGCGAACTGGGCGGTCGGCCCGGTGGGGATCATGCGGCTTTCGCCGGCGGTGACGTCGACGACCCGGTCGTGGGTGGGGGTGTTGCTGCCGAACGAGCAGGTGCCTTCGCAGGTCAACGTGACTTCGACGTCGGCGCCGGAGCCGTTGACGACGTGGAGGAAGGTGCGGTCGTCGGGTCGGACGGTGTCGGAGGCGGCGACGGCCGCGTAGGTGACCTCGAGGCCTGCGGCGACGAGTGGTTGGACTGTCAGCAGGGCCATGCGGCGGTCGCCTCCGCGATCTGGTCGGGCGCTGGTGTGGCGTTGGTGTAGCGCTGGCGACCGCAGAACCGCCTTGGTCGGGATCATACGACTGGTCTAGTGACGGGCGTAAGGGCAGGTGTCATCTAACATCTGCGCTGGTGGCGGGGCAGGCCGCAGAACCGCCCCGCCACCGTTCGCGGCGGGTGGGACACTCGACTGGTGAAGGCTGCGGACATCACCGACAGGCAGTTCCTCGACGCGGTCGCGGCGGTGCGCGCACTACGGCCGGGGGCGGTAGGGGCAAGCTTCTGGGACGTCTCGGAAGCGCTGAGCGGCAACCTCGACCACGTGCGGGCGCTGGCCCGAGGTGACGAAACGGGCGTCTACCCGACCGGCGACCGTCCCGACCCGACAGTCCCGTACAAGGTCGTGCTGGCGAAGGCGCGGAAGCTGATCCGGCGCGGCCTGCTGACCGGCTGCGCCTGCGGGTGCCGGGGCGAGTTCGAGGTCGTCGACTCCGCCTCCGAAGCCGAAGCGGCCGAAAGGCGCGCGATCGTCGAAGCGGCGGTCCGGGAGCACGTGGAGGGCCAGCGCTCGCACGCCTCGGACGGCGAGGCCGCCCGGTGAGCGGCCGTCTGCCCGACCCGGGGCTGGCCGCCGTCTGCGTGCGCGGGGAACCACGGGAGGCGCACGGCGGGGAACGTCATCTCGGGGCCTGCCCTGGCGAGCGTGGTCTCTACGCCCGGCGGTTCCGGCTGCGCGGCGAAGACCGCGACACGGGCGAAGGCGAACGGCTCGTCGAACAGTGGGCGGCGCCGTCCAACGGCATGCCGCCGATGCCCGGCCTCGACCTGCTAGACCCTGACGACTTCGCGTTCTGGTACGGCGACGGCTCCGGCGGCCACAAGCTGACCGAAGGCCAGTCCCTCGCGGTCAGCGACGTCACTCACGTCGGGAAGATCGACTACGGCCGGATACAGGAGTTTTACCGCACGCTCGGTGCGCCGCAACCCGAAGTCGTGGCGTGCCCTCACGGCGACGCCGGCTGTTCGTTCGGCTCCGGGGCCTGCGACTGCGCCCGTTAGCAGAGGTCAGGCCGGTGTCCACCGGAACAAATACCTGACCCGGTCGACGAGCACCTGCTTCGGCTCCCGGCCCTCCGCGCTCAACCCCAGAAACAGGTCGGTGGCCCGGTACTTGCACCGCCAGCCGTCCACAGTCAGCGTGTACAGGTAGCCCCCCGCGTCGTCGGACTGCACCATCCGGACGCGCGCCCGGTCGGACAGCTCCTGCGCTTCGGAAACCTTCCGGCCGACCGCGTCCAGCTGGTACAGCCGGGCCACGTCCGCCCCGTCACCCAGCAGCGGCGGGCCTGTGCCCGGCTGCCCGCCCAGGTCGTGCAACGCCAGGAACGGGTAGGACATGGTTCCGAACGGGTTGCCGTCGTACACCCGCACACCGCCGCCCACCGTGGACAGCAGCATCTTGTGCACGGCGGCGTGAAAAAGCTGGGTGGGTGCGATCGCGATGGTCATCTGAGCCTGCCGAACAGCCCGCCGAGCCGGCCGCGACGCGCACCGCCACCGCCTGGCCCGCCGTTGCCGACCGCCGCGACCTGCGCGGCCAGCCGGGCCTGCGCCGCCACGTAGTACGGGTACTGCTGATCGTAGGCAGGCCGGAAGTGGGCGAAACTCGGCTGCGCGTAGGAACGGCCCAACGAATCCGTGCCGTAGAACCCTAATTCCAGTCGCATCGACTGCGGTGCGTCCGAGTAGACGACCGCCTCGTAGCCGCCCGCCGTCGCCTGCACCAGGTACAGGATGCTCGCCAGGTACTGGCCGGTGATCACGTTCGGGCCGGGCCGTCCCGTAGCCTTCCCACGCACCGCTGCCTGCATGCGGGCGCCGAAGTCGTGGGCCAGTTCCAACTGCGCGGCGACCGCGTACGCCCCGGCGTTGGCGATGTTCCGCGCCGCCTCGTCGACACCTTGCACCCGCAGCTCGTAGACCATCGGCCCGCTCCTACTCGGCCGGGAGCATCGACCGCAACGCGGCCAGGAACGTGGCGCCCGGCGAGCGGGACAGCCCGCCGTCCACCGTGTCCATCGCCAACGCCACCCTGTCCAGCTCCCCCGGCGACACCGTGTCCAGCCACGCCCGCAGCGCGGCGCCCGGCGGTACGCCGACCTGCACTTCGCCGACACCCCGGAAGCTCCCGCCCGCCCGGAATTCGAGGAACAGCTGCGGCAGCGTCTGGCCGGGGTACAGTTCCACGCCGACGCGGGACAGGTCGTGCTGGTCGACGCCGTCGACCACGACCTTCGGGTGGGCCGGGTCGGAGGCGTCGACCGTGAACTCTCGCAGGGCCATCGCTACACCGCTCTCGATCGAAGTTTGCGTCCGTGGGCGGCGCGGACGTCGGCGCGTATCGCGGCCAGCCCCCGGCCGACCGTGTCCCGTTTCTTGTCGGACACCTGCCCGTAGCCGGCGGTGATCGTGTCCGATCGCCCGAGCCGGCTGGAGTACTCGCCGACCACCCGGGCCAGCCCGGTCACTTTTTCCAAGGTGCTGGTGATCGCTTCCTCCGTCGCGAGCTCCCTGACCAGCGCGGGAGGCAGATGGCGGTAGAGCGGCGCGGAAGTGGAATGGGTGGCGGCCGTGGTGCCCAGCACCCCTCGGACGACGGTCAGCCGGCGGGGCGCGTACACGCTGGCACCGATGCTGTGCGCGGCGACCGTGGTGCTGTCCGCGCCCCGTTCGACAATCAGCGTGTTGCCGGCCACGTCTTCGACGATCATTCGTTCCGCGTCGACGAGCACGACCTCCCCCGGGACGACCGCCGTTCCGTCGGCGACGGCGAACGTCTGGTCGCCGACGTCGGCGACCAACGCGGACGTCAGGTCCTGCCCGGTGTCCAAAGCGTTCTTCGCCGTCACGGTCATCCGCTCGCTGTCGACCCGCAGCAGGTCCCCGACGCCGACCGCCGAACTGTCGGACACGTCGACCTGGGTTTCGCTGGCGTCCAACGCTTCGACGACCGTGCCAGCCGCCGCCTCGTCCGCGCGGTAGCCGTACAGCCCGGTGATCGAAATCGCCCGCTGGTGGGTGTCCCCGGACGCGAACGCCGCGTTCGACGACAGGTCGATCTCGACGCGGGTGAACGGCGGGCCGTTGTCGGGGCGCAGCAGGTAGTCGGTGCTGGCGACCGTCACGCCCCCGGCGGTCAGCGTGGTGACGGAGATCAGCTCGTTCGCGTCCAGCCACAGCAGCCAACTCGTCGGGCTCTGCCGGTTGGGCCAGTCGAACGTCATCGTCCGGATTTCCGGGTAGAAGCGCCGGTGGCACATTCCTTCGATGCTGCCCGTGGCGGCGGCCACCGACTCGTCGACCACCCGCGCGATTCTCGCGGTCAGTTTGGTGTCCAACGCGGCGGCCACCGCGTCGCGAGTCGTATATGAAATCGTCATATCCAGGTCGCCCCCCGCCTGACCGCAGAGACGGAGGCTTGGCTTACGCCGTACCGTCTTGCCAGTGCGGCGCTACCCTCCCGCGATACGCGGATTTCGGCAGCCGCGTAGGCCGTCAGCTTTGTGCGTCTAGTGTTTCGCATCTGATCCGCAGAAGTCGCCCAGCGAACGTTGCCCGGTTCGTAGTTTCCGTTGTTGTCGATCCTTTCGATCGAGAACCCTGGCCCCGGCCGGCGTCCGACGTCCGTAAGAAAATGTTCGAATCTCGTCCATCGATCGCAGACGGCGATTCCGCGCCCGCCGTAGTTCGCATAGCGCGGGTGGTTGGGCCGCCCGCACCGCGCCTTCATGTTTCTCCATGCGCTGTACTCCGGCGTTGGTCGTGTTCGGGGGGAGTCGCCGTGGCGAGTGCTAGCCGGGTTCGGGCCGCACCAGACACACGAGCAGTCGGCCGTGTGGTTGAAACCCCTCGTCTTGGCTGCGGCACTGATTTTGGCTCGAGCTTCCGGCGACAGAGGTCGACTCACGTGCTTGCCGCAGTCGCAGCCGTTCCGGCAAGTCGCCACCTATCCGCCCATCCTGTTCGTCGACCCGTCCCAGGTCCAACCGTCCCACGGGCAGTGCAGGACGCCGCCCGGCCCGGTCCGCAGCGGCTCCCCGTCGTAAGGACAGGCCGCAGGCGGTCTGGCGGTGTCGTCGGCGCGGGCTTGGGCGGCTTCGCGGAGCACGTCGAGCAACGGCCACCAGCTGCCCTCGGCGGTCGGCTCGGGTTGGGCGACGCCGACGGCACCGGCCGCCCGGCCGTACAGCAGCAGCCCGCCCCGGACGGCGGCCGTGGCTGTTTTCCGCGTGCCGGCGGTCCCGGCCAGCCCGGTGCCGCCCAGTCCGCCGCCGTCGGCCGCACGGCTGCCGGCAGCCTGCCCGGCGAGCGGGAGCCCGCCCCGGCCCGCGCCTGTGCCCGATTTGGTGGCGGTGGCCCGGCCTGCCAGCCCGACCGCGCCCTGTGCGGCGCCGCTGGCCCCGGCCGGCGGCGCGTACTCGGCCAGCGCCTCGGCGAACATCAGGCACGCCTGCCCGACCTCGCCTAGCCCGGCGTCGACGTGCAGCTGCGTGTTGCCCGACCCGGCGAGGTCGCCGGTGCCGCCCTGGTCGGCGGCGTCGTCCACCCACAGGGTGATCCGCAGCCGGTCGCCGTCGGACAGCGCGGTGCTCGCCACGTTCGCGGCGGCGACCAGGATCCCGTCGGTGCCCGCCGTGCCCGACATCTCCCCGGCACCGTGGTCCACCGTCTCGTCGACCACCACACCCAGCACCGTGCCGTCGGGCGAGCAGTGTTCGACGCGGACCGTCGGCGCGGCGTTGACCGCCGACGACGACTCGCGGGTCGTGATCGCGCACACCACCCGGCCGTCCAACGTCACGGCCGCCAGCGGCGGGCTGTACCAGGAGACCGCCGTGCCGTCCACGCCGACGCTCGCCCCGTCGGTGAACTGGACGGGGGCGATCGGCCCGGCGCCCGGGCTGTTCCGGTTGCAGACCGCCCCCGTAGCGCCCGGCGTGAACGCCGCCGCCCGTTTCGTACCTGAACCCTCGGTCACCTCCACGTCGGCCGCCGTCGTCGTCAAATGCAGCCGGCCGCCCGCGTAGCCTTCGACCAGCTCCACGACAAGGCCGACGGACTGCGTCGCGCCCGGCAGCCCGCCCCACGGGCAGGTCACCGCCGGGGTGAGGTCGTACTGCGCCTGCAACGCCAGCGCGTCGGAGCCGGGGTCGAGCAGGTGGTCGACCAGTTCCGTGTACCCGGACCCCGGCGACACCCCGTCGGTGTCGTCCCGGACCGCCATGACGCCGAGGACCGTGCTGGCCGTGTCGCCGGCCGGTTGGACGCTGACGGTCAGCGTCGTACCGGTCGCCGTCTGCGAGCCGACCCCGCCGCCGAGGTCAGGGGTGCCGACCGTGCCGGTCTGCTCGAGGGGCCGGCACAGCAGCCGGTCGACCGCCCCGCCGGCCACCGTGACGGTGACCGTGCCCGCGCCGGACCGGCCGGTGGACCCGAACAGGCAGACCCGGGTGTCGCCCTCCTCGCGTTGCGCTGTCCACCAGCTGTCGGTGCCCGCGTGGCTGCCCGCGACGGTGACCGCGCCGACCGCCGCCGAATGGGCGGCGGCGACGGCGACGAGCAGCAGCCCGCCGCTGGTGGGGGTGAAGCTGCCGGTGGTCAGCGTGTCGGTGGCCGTGCCGGTGGTTGCACCGCTGTCGAGCGCGGTCGGCGCGTCGAGCGTCATGTCAACTCGACGCGGTGACAGTGACCTCGGAAACCGTGTACGTGCCCTGGTCGGCGAACGTCTCGACCACAGCCCGTTGGACGGCACCCGACCCGGCGGCGGTCAGGTCGACGGCACTACCACCTTCCGTCGCGGACACGGAGAACGTGTCCCCCGAGGTGGACACCACCCAGTAGAGGGTGCCTTCGGTGACCCCGGTCGGGAGGGTGCCCTGCCCGGCGAGGAGCACCACCCGCTGCCCGTCGGACAGGCCGTGGCCGGGCGAGGTGAGGACGTCGGCGGTGGTCGCGGTGAACGGGTGCGGCGTGGCACCGGACGCCCCGACCGCTGGGACCATGCCGTAGAAAGTGCCCCCGCTGGACGCGGACCACAGGCCCACCCAGGCCACTGTCGCGGCGGCGGGCACGTCGAACACCTCGGTGCCGGTGAGGAGCAGCTGGCCGGACGCCGCCGTGTCCCAGGCGATCGCCTGCCGGGCGTAGGCAGGGCTGCCGCCGGTCAGCTCGTTGGCGCCGCTCGCCGAATAGGCGGAGTGCAGGCTGGCGTGGGTGGCGAGCGCGGCGACCGCGTCCAGCCCGGCGTTCTCGGCGGCGTCCACGAACATCGGCATCTCAGGCCACTCCGACCATCGGCGCCGTGTACCCGTACAACGTCGTCACTTCGGCGGCCGTCAGCTGCTTGCCCGTGACGAACGGGAGGGCGAGGCGGCCGTGGAACTCGGCGACCGGGGTGGCGGTCACACCGGAGCAGCCGACGGTGAGCGGGGCGGCGGTGTTCTCCATCGCCACGTAGGCGTTGGTCTCCACAGTCGTCCCGTCGTTGACCGCCGCCACGGCCCCGGTCGCAGACGACAGGTACAGGCGGACGTCGGGCGCGGTCTCGGTCCCGTCGTAGGTGGCGACGGCGAACACCCACTGGCCTGCGGTCAGCGCCGCCGACGACACGGCGACCTCCGAGGCGCTGGCGCTCGCGTCGTGCAACTCCAACGACAGCAGTCCGGCGGAGTCGACGAAAAACCGCCACTCCTCCAAGTTCCCCGCCGAGTCGTACTTCCCGAGGATCACGTTGGTGACGATCGCGTTCGGGCGGACCCATGCGCCCACGCTGAACGCCGAGTCCACCGTGCCGTCGCCGAACGAATAGTTGCCGTGGTCGACCCCGGCGAGATGATGGTCCCCGGTCGGATGGAAATGGTAGGAGTGCAGCCCGCACGGCAAGGCGACCGGCGCGAAATCGTCTTCCAACGCTTCGGCGACACCGGCTGTTTCGGACGGGACCAGGTCGCCGGGTCCGATCCCGGTCACCAGGGTGCCGGTCTTCTCCCAGAACGGCCAGAGCGACGTCTTCGTCGTGCCGAGAGTCGCGAGAATGTCGTTGAGCCGGCCCTCGGTGCCCCTGGCGTAGGTGGTCACGGACTACCGCCGGACGGTTTCGCGGCCCCGGCGCGCCGTCCCGGCCGGGTCCGCGCGGCAGTCTTGGGCGGGGCAGGCTCGGAGCCGGACGTCTCGCCGGGCGAGATCGTGCCGGCCGGTTCGGCGCTGCCGCAGTTCGGACAGCCCCCGTCCGGCCACACCTCGAACGGCAGGGCGCAGTCCCGGCAGGTGACAGCCATCGTCAGGTCGCGTCGGAGTCGGCGATGGCCGTGTCGAGAATCGCGCCGCGCTCCCCGTCGGCGTTGACGACCAGCGGGTCGTACCACTGCATGTCCGCGCCGACCAGCGCGCCGTTGAACCCGCCCGCGTCGTCGGTAGCCGTCCGCACCCGAGGTGACAGCACGAACCCGGTGTTCGCGGAGTTCAGGTTGATCGCCGCGTCCTGCGTCGCGTGCCGGATGCGCAGCAACGGCCGGCGGATCACCGTGTTCGTCGCGGCCGCCGTCGACTCGATGCAGCCCGTCGCGAACAGGCCGTCGATGTTCGCGTCGTCGATCTCCACCCCGTCCACAGCGGCCGAGATGAGGATCCCGGACGCCGCCGCGTCACCCGAGGCGTGCGAGCGGATCACCGGGCGGACCACCTTCGCCCGCGCGGCCCCGGTACCGAGGATGATCGCGTCCACGAACTGGGACGTGGCACCCGACTCGCGGACCTCCACGTCGGCCAGCAGCACGTCAGCGGCCGTCACGGTGATCGCGCTCGCGAAGTTGAGTGCGCCCGTGCAGGTGACCAGCACGTTCTCGACGCTGACGTTCGCGGCTGTGATCAGCCAGGTGGCGGTGTCGGCCGTCCCGAACGTGAACGTCGGCCGGCTCGACCCCCGGCCGAGGCCGACGACCCGCACACCTGGGATGTCCATGGTGATCGTCCCGGCGGCGACCACCGCTTCGGCGTGGCCGGGCATGACGTAGACGACGTCACCGGAGCCGACCAGGTCGGAAGAGAAGGCGTAGGCGAGGGTGGCGAACGGGCTGTGCGGGCTCCGGCCGTGCCCGGTGGTCACCCCGGCGCCGGTGGCCGCCGAGTCGACGAACCACACGTCGCCCGGCGTTTCGTCGATCCCGGCGACGGTGAGGACACCGCCCGGCTGCTGCCGGGCGAACAGCGGGGAGAACTTCGCCTGCGACGAGGTCACGGGGCACTCCGTTTCGGGGTTCCGGCCTCACGGCCCTGACCCTTGTTGGACCGGTAGGACGGCTACTGGGTGGCGGCGAGGCGTTCGGGTGCCCGCTGGATCTTCAGGTCGGTGAGGATCGCGAGGACCCCGCCGTACTTCGCGGCCGTCGTCACGTCGGCGATGTTCAGCGAAATCCAGTCGAAGCCGTCGGACAGCTGCTCGGAGCGGACTTCGATCACCCACAGGTTTTCGACTTCCGCCGACCCGGCTACGGCCGAGATCGCGGCGGCGGCGGTCTGCGACGTGCGGGTCCACGTCTCGTCGCCGTCCAGCGTGGTCTCGTCTTTCTTGAACCAGTCGGTGACGACCGCCAGGTCCTGGCTGGTACCGGACGTGGCCGCGTCGTGTTCGCGGACGGTGCAGTTCAGGTCGGCGCCGTCGGAGGAGGCGTCGGCGAACAGCACGAAACTGCAGATGCCGGCGTGCCGCAGGTTGACCCGGTTGCCGGTGACGTTCCCCGCGTCCAAATCCTGGACGGCGGCGACGACGGCGACGTCGAACGTCTTGCCGAGGGCGTAGGCGTCAGTTGCCATGATGAGGTCTCCTTGCCTACGTCAGCGGGCCGCGAGGGTGACAAACGGGCTGAGCGAATCCCCGCCGTAGCGGGGGGTGAGAGCGGACGGCACCCACGGCCGGCTGTCGACCCGCTGGATGATCCGGTAGGCCGTCTGGTCGTTCCCGAACTTCCACTCGGTGCTGGACGACGCGGTCATCATCTGCCGGTCGCCGACGAGCAGGTACTCGAAGTCGACGAAGGAAAGGTCGCCCTGGTTGCCGAGCGCTTCGGCCTGCTCGGTGACGACGATCGGCCGTCCGAGCAGGGTCATCGGCGCTGCGCCGGACACGTTCATCAGCATCATCGGCGCCCCGCCGGTGCCCACCGACAGGCTCATCGTGAACAGCTTGGGGAGGACCATCGGCGAGCACAGCCAGACGGCGTTGCCCAGCGAGGTGGGCAGCATCCGGCTGTACATGTTGACGACGTTCTCGAGGATCACCGTGTCGGCGAGCTGGCCGGCTTCGGCTGCCTGGACGATCAGCGCCGGGTTGTTCGCGGACAGCGCCCCCAGCGGTTCGCCGACCCCGCCGCCGGAGATGAACCCGGTGTCCTCCTTGAAGGCGAGGACGCGCGGCCAGAGCCGTTCGATGAGCGCGGAGAACGAGATGATGCTGTCCTGCAGCAGCTCGTTGGGGACGACGGACAGCCCGGTGAGCTTCTGCGCGTCGAGGACGACCCGGCCGAACTTCGGGTTGGCGTCGACGAGGGCGGAGCCTTCCTCGCCCCAGTAGGCGACCATCCCGCCGAACAGCGACGTCTCGTGGGAGCTGACGTCGATGAGCGGGAACGGCACGCGGGCCGAATCCATGGGGATCACGGTGGCCCGGGCGCGTGCCACCGACCGTTCGACGGCCAGCTCGAGGAGGCGGGCGCGGAGCACTTCGGGGACGAGGTTCCCGCCGTCGGCGGGGCTGACGCTCGACGCGGCGTTACGGATCTTCGCCAGTTTGCCCTGGGTGGCCGAGCCGGGCACCCCGGCGTCGGGGTTCAGGTGCCAGATGCTGTTGAGGAAGTCGACGGCGTTGTCGAACACGTCGTCCAACGCCGCGCCGGGGGCGTGCGGGTTGTGGGTGGCGCCCTGCCCGTAGGAGGTGAGGACGTCGGCCCGGCCGCGCTTGCCCTGCGGGCCGTGGCGGAGGCGGCTGGTGACCCGGTCGGCGCTGTCGCCGTCCACGTCCAGGTCGCGGAGGTAGTTGGCGAGCTGCCGCTGGGTTTCTTCGGCGACCTGCCGTTGCAGGTCGGTGCCCGGCCCCTGCGCCTTCTGGGCGTAGGCGTCGAAGAACGCCGTGCACTCGTCCGGCGTGGTGCCGAGGATCTTCACCCGGGTGGCGGGGTCGTGCATCATCTCGGCGAGTTCCACGCCGGAATTCGGGATCGGGACGGGTGGCGCTGCGGTCGTCACCGGCGGGTTCCTCTCAGATGGGCTGTGGCTGCCGCCCACGGGTCGGCGGGTGCGGTGAGGTGGGCGACGGCCGCAGACCAGTCGCTCTCCCCGTCGTCGGCGGGCGGTTCGGGGTCAGGTTCGGGTTTGACGTCCGGTTCGACGTCGGGCTGGTCGTCGTCCGGTGTTCCGGTGTCGCCTTCCGGCGTCTCGGTCGGACTGTCCGCCGGTCCGGCCGTACCGTCCGGCGTCTCGTCGCCGTCGTACGGTTCGACGGGCGGCTCGAGTTCGGGGTCGGCGTGGGCTTCGGCCCAGGCGGTGAACCAGGCGGGCGGGTCGGCACTGGCGGCGGCCACGGCGCGTTCCACTTCGGCCCGGACGTCGGCGAGGTCGACCAGTGCGACCGTGCGCCCAGGTTCCGGCACAACGTCGGGTTCGGACGGCGGGAGGGGTGCGGCGGCCAGCGGGTCGGGGGCCTTCTCCCGGCCGGCGTAGCGGAAGACGCTCAGGTCCCAGCGGGCGGCGGCCTCGTACTCCCGTTCCGGGAGGTCCGGCTCGTCCTCGTCCGGCTTTTCCCTACGGGGGTACTCGGCGACACGGTCGGCCAACCCGGCACTCACGGCCTCGTCGGCCGAGTACCAGGTCTCCTCTTCCATCAACCGCAGCCAAGAGTCTTGACTGCCGCCAGCGCGCGCCCTGTACGCCGCCGCAATGTTGCCGTCGCATCGCTCTAGGACGTCAATCATCTTGCGGAAGTCCCGCTTGTTCCCGAGCGTCAGGCCGAAGGCTTCATGAATCATCAGTTGGCTCTGAGGCATCATGACCACCTCGTCGCCGGCCATGGCGATGACGGACGCGATCGACGCGGCCATGCCGTCGACCACGACGGTCACGTAGGAGTCGTGGCTGCGGATCAAGTTGGCTATAGAAATACCTTGATCGACTGCCCCGCCGGGCGAGTTAAGACGGATCGTTAGCTTCTTCGCTGTGACCGCGTTCAACTCTTCGGCGAATTCGGAGGCGTTGACGCCGAAGAATCCGCCGATGTCGTCGTAGATCATGACCGTGGCTGTGCCGTCGGTGCCGCCGTCCGAGTTGCTGACCTTGTACCAGCCTGGCGGTGCGGCGGTTGGCCGGGCTCGGTTCAGCAGGGTCCGGAGTCGTTCGGGTATGTCGATCGTCGGGATGAAGCTCATACGGCACCGCTCCCTGCGAGTGCGCGCCTGCGATACCGCTGCTCGCGCAGACCCGGACGCGTGTGGTCCGTTTTCCTGCCGTCTAGGTACGCAAGCGCCGCTGTCAGTCGCTTCGGGTCGTCGCTGAAGTTACCGAGCGCCGTATTGCAGGCATGACAGAGAAGGCCCCTGACGCACCTTCCGCACGATTTCGACCCAGGACAGCATGCGTGATCGTGATCGACGTGAAACCTGCTAGTCCGGACGTCGGTCGGCGAATCGACTCCACAGATAGCGCATGCGCCGCCCTGCTCGGCGAGCATCGCCTTGTACGCGTCTACCGAGAGCCGGTACTTCGACCACAGCGTGCCGGAGAGCGCCGCAACAGGATCGTCCGCCCTCGCTCTGGCTTGGGCTGCGACGTGCCCCTCTCGACATGGGGTGCACGCGGGTTCCTTGGCATAAATGTGAGCGAGGTAGCCCGACTTGGTCCCCTTTCGACCGCTCGGGTATTTCGAGGTGGGACGCTCGCACGCCGACCAGTGCTCGAGGGATGCTTCACGGCACGACGGGCACGAGCCTTGCCTTGCCGCGATGTGCGCCTCGTGTCCGGTTGCGGTCCCCCTGCAACCGGTCGGATGCAGGGGCGTCGCCACTAGGCAAGCATTTGTGTTGCGGAGTCGAGCGTTCTTCGCCGCGCGCGCGCGCTGACGCTTCAGCTCGTCCGGGCCAAGGTTCGCCGTTCTTTGGGCGGTCCTAGCGCTCCACGCACCGACACATGGACGGCAAGGCTCCTCGCCGTCCGTGCAGTGCGCCGAGTAGCCGGCCGCAGTGCCGGTGCGGCCCTCGGGGTACCGAAGGGTCGGTCGCTCGCAGGCGTAGCCGGGGTGCCGATTTTCCCTGAGCTTGGCGGATCGCGCACGCGAGTGTGCGGCTGCACCTTCACGGCAGGCGCGACAGGGCGTCTCGTTGACCTTCAGGTGCGCTTGGTAGCCAGCCAGGGCGCCCGTACGGCCAGCCGGATACTTCTTGCTCGGCTCCGCGCATGCGAGCGCAGGGGTACCTTCGGACACATCGACTCCTACGCAGTCGGTCAAGCCCCCGGACGGTGACAGCCGTCGCGGGGGTCTCTTCGTGTGATGGCGTGGCGTGGCCGGGCGCGTGGACCGCATGCCCGGCGTCGCGTGAAGCCGACGCGGCAGCCCTGCTGTCGTGGCCAGACTCACGTGTGACACCTCACGCCGTGATCGTAGCGCCACCTGTCACGTGTGCGGGTGCGGGGAGCCCGTAAACCTGCTGGTAGAGGGGCGATCTGGTGTCCAGCAAGGCTGCCACCGCCGTCGGGAAGGCTGCGACACTGAGCCTGTGAAGACGATCGAACTGGCGGACGGCTACAACGCCGGCCGCCGTGTCTCAACCGACGACTGGTGCCGCAGCTATGTGATGTGGGCGCCCACCCGACTGCCGGACGGCGCCCGATGGAACTCCGAACTCCGGGAGTACGCCTACGATCTGGACGACGACCCGTGGGGGCCGGACATCCGCCGGGAGGTCTACCGCCCCCAGTTCCGCGACGGCATTCCGGACGTGAACGCGGACGGCGAAGAACTCTGGACCTGCAGCTAGCTACCCCTCCGCGTCGAAGGCTGCCGCGTCGGCGTCGCAGCAGTCGCACGGGTTGTGCGACTGGCACGCCTGGTCGCAGTCGAGGCAGTGCCAGCACGAGGTCTCGTCCGGGTGCTCGTCGAGCCAGACGTGGGCCGTGGCGAGCGACCACGGCGCGGCCGGACTGGCATCGATAACGGCCAACACTTCGGGCCGCACACCACCTCGAGCTGTCGCGTATTCGTGAGCAGTCGTCGCCATAGTCATTCCCCTGCGGGCACCCGCGAGGCGTCCCGTGCGATCCGGTTGAGCGGCTCCCTACCTTCGGCGGCCCGTAGCAGCAGCGCGGACAGCTCGGCGGAGGTCGCCACGACGTTGCCCCGGCAGCGCAGGCAGGAGTCGGTGGCGGCGGTGACCGGCGGCGGGTCGACGAGATCTTCGAGCACGAGCCCGGCTGTGATCAGCAGGCGGCCTGCGAGGCCGACGAGACGGCGGATCATCCCGGCGCGACCTGCTGCCAGCACAGTGCCGACGCGGTCGCGTCGTCCACCGGGTTGTGCGGGACAAGACCGGTCGCGCCGCTGTACTCACGCCGGTCCACGTCCGGGTCGACACCTGCCATCAACAATGCCGTCGCCAGTTCGTGCAGCGGCAACGGCCCCTCCCACTGCCGTGCGGCAAGGTCCAGTTCGACGCAGGCCCGGAACAGTCCGGCTTCGACGGGCGCGCCCACGTCGGCGACGCACACCGCATCTTCCTTGTGGGTGACCCAGAACGCCCAGAAGGCGTTGAGCAGGTCCTCGCGTCCCCGGCTGAACCGGGGCAGGTCGACAACCGGCACGACGTGCTGGCGCACCCACGGGTCGGTCACCGTGTCCGGGTCGAGCTGGGCGCCGAACCGCGCCAACCAGCCGTTCGCGCTGTCCAGCACGACGGCGCCGACCGCCCACACCGGGCCGTACAACCCGTCCGTCTCCGCGTCGAAACAGAAGATCTTCACATCACACCCGCTCAGGCCAGTGCCACGTCCCACCGGCCTTGTCGAACTCGTCGTGCTCGGCTTCGTTGAAGAACATCCCGGACGGGTTGAACACCGCAAGTCCGAGCGGTTCCCGTGGGACGGCGTTCTGCGACTCGGCGTCGTAAGGCCCGCCGACGTCCACGACCTCGGTGACGATCGCGGCGCGGCACTGCGACGTGTATTCACCGCCAGGCGTGCCCAGTGAGACGTAGTGGACGACTCGGCCGACGGTCGGAGCCTGCGTCATCCGTTTTCTCCTCTTGGGTTGATCGCGCGCACCCTAGCCGTCGCTACCGAAAGTCCCACATCAGCCCTCCCTTGATCGTGCGCACCCTAGTCTTCGGGTCCGACAGTTCGCAGCGGCACGGGTGGTGGTATTCGCAGCGCGACGTCCAACGGGGGCAGTTCGGCGATACGGCTGTCGGCTGCGAACATGCCGTCTACGAGCGACTTCGGGTCGGCGAACCGCTCCCCGTCTTCGTTCCGCGCGTACCGGAACACGCGGAGCAAGGCGCAGTCGACGACGTGCAGCTCGACACGGCGGACGTCGGCGGCGTCCACGCCGTGGGCGGCCAGCCATTCGCAGGCCAGCACTATCCCGTCGTCTACGCGGGGCGGCCAGAATTCCCGGTCGGAGACGTCGAGGACTTCCACTACGGCTCGCTTCCGACCGGCACGACCGGCCAGTGCCAGGTGTCCTCGGGATAGCCGACGCCGCCGCAGCCGCCCCACCCGCACGGGTTGCCCCGCCCGGCGTGCTGCTCGGGGAGCACCGCGTGCGCGTAGCCGATCCGGCCTTCGCCGAACACGGTCAGGTTGACGAGACCGTCGTAGCTGAGCACGCCGGTTACCACCGCTGCCCGGCATTCGGGCGGACCGCCAGGGAATCCTGGCTCGACGTAGTGGACGTGCGCGGCGACGTACGGCGGGCGGGTCACTCGTCGTCCTCGCCCTCGGCCCCGTGCGACGACCGGGTCGGGCACGCTCAACTCCAACTCACGTAAAAAGTGCCCCGGCAGCGGCGTCCGCCTTCGCACCACGGATAGCCGCCAGCCCCGTACACGGCCAGCGCGTCCTCCACCGACGCGAACACCCGGCCGTCGACGGCGGAACACGGCGGGCAGGTCCGCCGGTCGTTGACCTCACTGGCAACAGCCCGCCCGCCCGGCTTCTCCCGCAACGCCACCGTGAACGCCGCACCCCGCCCGACGTTGGTCGCCCGGTGCAACGCCGCCCCGAACGCCGCCAGCCGTTCGACACCTTTCAGGCCGTCCAAAAACGTCCGCACCCCGCGCGCTACCTGCGACCCGGGCACCCCCGGCGTCCACAACCGGACCGCCTCCCGGACGGCGGACAGGGCCAGGTCGGCGGCGACCAGCGCGGCCACCGCAGACGCCACCCCGGGCAGTTCGGACATGGACTCCACCTCGTCGGCCACCTCGTCCGCGTCCACCACCACGTCGCCGGCCACCTCGCCGGACGCCCGTTCGGACGCGGTCGACGCCAGCCGTACCAGTGCCAGTTCGACCACGTCCGCGCCCCGCAGCGCCAGCGGGACGGCGATCGCGGCCAGCGCTTCCAGGTCGTCGTCGTCCACCGCCCGCTCCACCTGCGTGACCAAGCTGTCTACCTGCGTGTAGCGGACCGCCCGGAAGGTGTCTTCCAGGTCGGCGAGCTGCCGTTCCAGGTCGGCCAGCACCCCGGACAGGTCCGGCGCGCCGGGGTCGGCCTCCGCGCGGACGTCGAGCCCGGCAGGCGGAAGAGCCGGCGGCCGGTCGGCGCCGGCAGCCCGGTCCTTGAGGAGGACCTCGACGAGGACACGGTCCCGCGCGTACCGGGCCATGGCCCGGTAGCGGGGTGACGCGGCCAGCGCCGCGACCAGCTCGCGCAGGTGCGGGGGCAGCAGCGCGGCCAGCGGGTCGCCGTCGTCGTCCGGCTCGGCCGGCACGGGCTGGCCGGGGGCGGGCGGCGGCGGAAGCTGGGGCGGCGGGTCCGGTTTGGGTGCCCGCTTCATGTCGGGCAGGCCGAGATGCCGGAGCAGTTTCTCGTCGGACGGGTCGACCCCGGCGTCCACGAAATCCTTGTACGCGGCGGCGGTGGCGACCACGTTCCGGTCCCGAGCCTCCTTGTCCTCCGGCACCGGCGAGGTGAAGTCGAATTCGACACCGACCCCGGTCGGCCCGTACATGGGCAGGAGCCGGCCGTTGAGCAGCCCTTTCTTCCACACGGCGGTGAGCCGTGGCACGACGAGGCCGTCCAAGAACTGGAACGCCTGCGCTTCGGCGGTGGCCCGGTTGAGCGCCTGCCCTTTCCCGACCACAGTGTCGGAGACACGGGACGCCTCGCGGACCTTCTCCCCGTCGTACTTCTGCAAGTCCACGAACATCATGTCGTGGGGGCTGTAGCCGGTCGGTTTCCAGTCGGCGCCGTATTCGAGGAACGCCACTTTCCAGGCGTTCCCCGCCCCCCGGTGGGCTTCCTGCCAGCGCAGGTTGAACTCGTCGAACTCCTCGTCGGAAAGATGGTTCGGCACGGTGACGACACCGTCCGGGCGGGCCGAGTTGCGGAAGAACTGGCGGTGCCATTCCTCCGCTGCCGCCGAACCGGACAGGGCGGTCATCACCGACTGGACGGCACCCATCCCCCGGTAGGGGTCCCACGGGCAGGGTGTCTGCACCAGCCGGATCACCACCTCGTTGGCGAGCGGCACCTGTTCGCCGCCCGGCCCGTGGTAGATCCAGGAGGCGATGAACTTCTGCGGGTCGGCCACCGGTTCCATGCGGTGGGGCATGACCGGCCACAGGCGTAGCGGCAGCCCGCCGGTCCGGTCGACGACGACGAACGCGGTGCCGACCAACTCCAAATGCTGGGTGATCGTTTTGACGAACAGGGGCTGGTCGTACGGCCCTTTCGGCCCGGTCGGCTGAGTCCACAGGTCGAGGGCGGCGTGGGCGGTGACCGGTTCCCGTTCGGTGTCTTCCGGCGTGCCGGGGGGCAGGGTGCGGTACAGGTGCCAGTCCACACCGGCCGCCGCCGTGGCGAAAGCGTCGACTATGGCGAACAGGGTGCCGTTGCCGCCCATGGCGCGCATCTGCTGTTCGTCGCCGGACGGTGCGAGCATGCCGCCGTAGCCGCCGCTGGCGTACCGCGGGCTGTAGGGGACCGGGGTTTTCACCTGCTCGGTGGCGCGGGCGTTCCGGAACGCGGAGAGGAGCGGTCTCACGTCGGGTCCTCGCCGGCCGGGGTCGGGCTGACGTGATCGGCGAACAGTCCGCCGACTATTCCTTCCAGGCGCATACCGCCTTCGAGGACCACGATTTTCACGTCCGGTCCGTACTGGGCGCGGAAGCGTGCTTGAAGGTCGTCGTACTCGTCGTCGGACAGCAGGCGGTCGCAGCGCAGGACGAGCGTGTCGCCGGGTCGGACGTCGACGACGGTCACCTCGACCGGTCCGGCTGTCGTCTGTTCGTCGCGGTGGGCCTGCCAGCGGTCGTCGGCCTCGCCGACGCTGGTAGCCCAGTAGGCGAGGCCGCAGGAGCAGAAGGTGGCCACGCCGCTGGCGCCGCCGGTACGTCCGGCCATCCGGTGGTCGCTCACGGCTGTGCGCCTCCCGCAGGTCGGAGGTGAGGCCGTCCGGCCACGAAGTCGGCGACGACCGCGCCCACCACGTCCTCGAAGGCCGGCGACGTCGCCAGCGGCTCGAGGCCGGTCAGCCGCGCGGCGAACTCTTCGGAGTCGAGCAGCCGGTCGAGGTCGGCGCCCGCACGAACGGCCGAGGTGTGGACGGCTCTGGCCATCCGGACAGCGGCGGCGGCGACGTACGCGCCAGCGGGGTTGGTCATGCCGGAACCCATTTGCCGCCGCCACGCCCAGTGCTAGAGCGCGGCGTGCTTCTCGAGATAGTCGATCGCTGCGCGCAACCTTGCCGCATCGTCGCCAAACGACCCGAGGCCTTGATTGCAAGGTGCGCACAGAAGGGCGCGTACGCTGCCCGTGGCATGGTCGTGGTCGACGTGAAGATGTCCAGTGGCCGGAGGTTTTGCACATATCGCGCAGACTCCACCCTGCCCATCCAACATGCAGTCGTAGTCGTCCAGGGCAAGGCCGTAGGTACGGAGCCGTGTCGCTCTAAGCTCTCTCTTGCCATTCGCTGTTTGACGGTACCGTCGGTGCCATTCTCGGTGGTACTCCTTCCACTCCGGTGATTCACGGCGGCGCTGGCTTCGACGTCGCTCCTGCTCGCGCACCTTCTCTTGATTATTTGCCCGCCATTCGGCTTCAGCTTTCGCTCGACAAGACTTGCACCACGAAGAAAGGGTGTCCTTGCCGCGACGCTTGATGCGCACGAAGCGCTCAACGGGAAGCTCAAGACTGCATTTACTGCACCGTTTGACGTCTGAAACCACGGATCTATCCTACGCATTGATCCACCGTCCGGCCCTGACGAACCCGTGGTCGCCGCAGGCTGTGCACAGCACTGACGGCGACACCGTCGGCGGGTCTTCCGCTTCAAGCGTCCAGCCGTCAGGCTGGTCGAAGTGGATCCACCCGTAGGGGCACGGCTGGCCGTCCTTGCCGAGGTGCTCGACGTTCGCGCCGTACAGCACGCCGTCGACCCGGCGCCATTCCAACCTGTGGTCGTGGCCGAGGTCGACAGGTTCGACGGCTGTCGCGGTCACAGCGCCACCCACCAGGCGCCGTTCCACGTCCCGCCGTCCAGGTCGGCGCAACGCCAGACCCGGCCGTCCGCACCGCCGATCCACAGCAGACCGTTAGCCACGCACACGGCCGGGTTCGGCTCGTACATGCTGAGCGTGACCCGGGCGTGCAAGTTCGGGTCCAAGATCCGGAAGTCGTCGCCTAGCACGGCCGCGCCGCCGGCTTCGAGGATCGAGAAGATCGGCTGGTCGAGATGGTCCTTGACCAGCAGGATGCTGTCGTTCTCCGGCCCGTCGTCGCCGACGAGGGTGAGCCCGTCCCCGGCCTCCTCCATCGTGATCGTCATCGGCGCGGTGGTCGACGTCTCGGCCTGCGCCGGACTCTGGACGGCGACCAGTAAGAGCATTGCGGCGACCAGCATTCCCACCGCCCCGGCGAGCAGGTAGCGGGCGCGCGGGACGGGACGCGGTCGGGGCACGGAAGCTCCAAGCTGTCGGAGGCGGGCCGTTAGACGGCGCGCCGCAGGCTGCCGTTCGGGCTGGCTGGCCGGCACCGTCCACCGTCGCGGTGGGGAAGGTTCGGCGCGGTCGGGCTGGGCTGCGGGCGGGTCCGGGTCGTCCAACACCCAGTCGGCGGCGAGCAGCGCCCCAGTACCGACCACGCCGAGGGTGACGAGCGCGGCGGCGACGCCTGCGGCCAGCCACACACCTGCGGTGAGGAACGCGGTCAGCCACAGCGGGGCGAGGAGGGAGAGCAGGCCGCGCGGCACCCTTCGGCGGGCGGACGGCGGGCTGGTCACACGGCCAGTTTGGCACGCGGCCCGCGTAGAGCGTCAGTACGTCTCCCTACGCGGGACGGTCCGGGTGCTCAGACCTGCTGGACGACGAATGTCACCTGCTGCCCGTCGTCGACTCCGAGTGTCGCGACCATCAGGTCGACGTCCGCGACAAAGAGCCGGTCCGAGTCGCCCGGCGTCAGACCGGAGAAGGCCCGGCTGCCGTAGCCGACGGACAGCCTGCCGGTGGCCAGCGGCTCCCCGTTCAACGTCACCCACACGACGTAGCCGCTGTCGGCTTCCAGTTCGGCGACCACGTCCCGGCCGCCGACGGTGAACGTCGGAGCGCACGTCTGCCCGCCGCGTTCGACGTCCGGATACCGCTCGAAGGGTCCGGCGAACTCGTGGCGGAACTTCCGGTCGGTGCGCCGCACCCGGACGGCCGCCGAATCACCGCCGTACGGGTGCTCGCGAAGCCAGTAGACGTACGCCTCGTCCCGCCATTCCGGGTCGGACAGCTCCCGCAGGCCGGTCAGGTCGCCGGTGGCCAGCGCGTGGGCGACCCGGTCGGCGTCTTCGGGGAAAACCCGCAGGTACGCCTTGACGAGGTCGCCACCGACTCGGAACGCGCCCAACCTGCGCACCTCGGCGGCAATGTCGGCGGGCCACGTGCCGGGTAGGTCCTTCGGCGGCCGGGCGGCGTCGCGGAGGTGCTGTTCGACGAGCCTGCGTCGGTGGTCGGCCCACGCTTCGGCGAGCACCTCGTCGCGGGTGCGGGTCGGTTGCCCTTCGGCTTCGAGGACGTAGCGGGTGGTGTTGTGCGGGTCGACGGGTACGAGTGCGATCTCGAAACCGGGCGGCAGGCTGTCGGTCACGTTCGGACTCCTGCCCGTAGCGCAAGTGTCCACGGATGGTGGCACACACAGCCTTGCATCTCCCACGCGCCGGACTCGCGGGCGCGTAGCCACGCCCACCGTCCGCCGCAGGCGCAGGACGCACGGACGATCCGCCACGACCCGGGCCGGGCCGTGCCGGGGTCCGGCGGCTGGTGCGCGGGCGAGCCGAAACGGCTGCGGCAGGTGGGGCACGACCAGCTTCCGCGCGGGGACACGTCGGCGGGCACGACGTCGTCGTGGCAGGCGCCGCAGGTCGTCACACAGCCTCCCCGTAGTCGATCGGCACGAGCAGGTCGGCAATCAAGACGTCCGGTGACGCCGTCGGCTCGGCGTCCAGCAGGCGCCGCGCGCATTCGGCCATCCGCTCACGCGGCAACCGCCCGCCGTTCTGGTACCGCTCCCCCTCGCTGGTCCACGTGCAACCGAGGTGAGGTGCCGATGTGCCGTGCTCGTCGACCAGCGCCAGCACCCTGTCTGCGTAGCCGGGCGGACGGCTGGGGTTCGACGTCAGGTAGGCGTGCATCTCCGCGCGGGTGCCGACGCAGGTGGGCGTCTCGGTGACCGACGACCATTCGAGGTACAGGTCTTCGTCCCGCGCGCACTTGACGATCTGCATGCCCACTACGCGATCCACACTTCCTCGAGATGATGCGGATGGTCGCATCTGCTGCCGTCGTGTTCGCAGGTCCGCCACCACGCCTGACCGAAATGCCGCTGGCCTACCGGGTAGTACCGCCATTCGTAACAGTCCCGGCAGGTGCCGTCGTCCGGCGGGTCGACCGGGTCGGGGATGCCACGCTCGCGCTCGACACGGGTCCGGTCCCGCTCGTAGGCGCGGGCGGACATGCGGGACTCCCAGCCGTCGTCAGTCATCGTCGCCGTCTCTCGAGACAGGGAGCGTTTCGACGTGCTCCCGCACACGACAGACCGTGGCATCCACCCCGTCGAGAGCCGCCGACAGTGCGACACCCCAGCTGGACGGGCTGCCGGAGGCGACGGCCGCCGCGAGTTGAACGGACAGCAGATCGTCGTGCCTGCGGTGCCGGGAGTTCGGTGCGGACAGAAGCAGGGACGCGGCCGACAGGGCGGACGCGGCCGTGGCAGCCAGGTAGACGACGTCGTCAGTCATCGGTCCGCCCCGCCCGGCACGGCCAGCGCTACCGCCAGCATCCGCACGCCAGGAATCGGCGGCACGTCGTCGTCCAACGTGGGAATGCCCTCCCGCCACCACCAGAACCGCAGTGGCACGACGACGTCCCTACCTGCCTTCGCCGTCTCGTGCCGGGCGGCGTGACGCCCACCTCCCCGCACCGGCGGCACTCCGAACGGTCGACCTCGCCACGCGGCACCGCAGCACGGCGAGCCCACTCCTCCGGCTCGCGCGGCAGGTCGTGGTAGCAGCCCCAGAACGCCCGAGCCCAGATCTCGTCGGTTTCCATCACCGTCTGGCCGTCGACTTCGATGCTGGTGACGTGCCAGGTCCCGTCTTCGACAGCCTCGTCGCGTGCCAGTTGGATCGCGGACCGGATCGTCTCGACCGTCACGCGGCGCGGCGAACCGTTCCGCATGCCGACGGCGGCGACACGGCCTTCGGGGTCGGTCATCTGATCGTCCATTCGTCCCGCCAGTCAGGGTGGGGCTGTCCGTCCGGACCCTGCCGGTACGGCTGGGCGAGCAGGAGCACCGTCTGGCACGGCCATTCGCCGTCGGCGCCGTACTCCCGGTCGTTGCTCACATCCTCGCTGCACATCTGCGCGTAGCCGTCCGCCCCGCCCTGCCTGGGGTCGGCCGCGTAGTAACGCGTGGGCTCGTGAAGGTCGAGGATCGCGGTTTTCACGACAGCCTCGGCGAGGACACGCGCCGGACCGTGGCGGGCGACGTGCTCGCAGACCTCCCGGCCGTTGTCGATCTGCGCCGTGCCGACCACGGGTGCGAGATGGACGTCCGGGGGCAGGGTGCTGGCGGCTTCCCGTTCGGGCCGTCGCTGCCAGACGGTGGCACGACCGGACGGGCTGACGTCCACGGTCCACGGGCCGTCGCCACCCGGCCGGTAGGCGGCACGGGCGGCGGCCACGTCTTCGGATATCCGCTTCCGGAGAAACACAACCAGCGGGTCAGGCTCAGGCATCGTCGCCACTCCTGTCCGCTGTCACCCGGCAGATCGTCCGCCACGTCCCGTCCGGGTACGGCGCCATCCCCATGTCCGCCAGCCAGGCCGGAGACGCAGGTTCGCCGGGAAGCCAGTCGGGGAGGTGGACCATCCGCACCCAGCCGTCTTCGGGCGCCGCGAGGATTCGGTGGCGGCTGGCCCCGACCGGGCTGTGCCAGAGCACGACCAGTCCGGGTACGAGGTCGTCCGGGTCGAGGTCGCCGGGCTGCCTTCGGGGCCGTTCGGCGGCAAGCTGGTCGGCGGGCGGTGCGAACCGGTCCGGCGGCCTGTCGTTCGACGGGGGCGGGCGTGTCATGTCGATGCCGGTGATCAGCCCGAACACGGTCAGGTCGGCAGGGTCGGCCGACCGGGAGTAGGTGTCGAGCGCGTCAATTCTCACGTCCCACGGGTCGTCAGGTGAGACGCCGACCCTGGCCCACGCTTCTCTGACCCACGTCTCGTGGCTGCTGGCCGTCACCACACACCTTCCGTCCGGCCGTCAGGCCAGCACCCGCAGACGTACTCGGCGGTCTTCATGAAGGGGTCGGTCACGTCGAGGCGGTTCGGGCACAGGCTCGCGTCAGGATGGGCGGGCGTCGTCGGGACGACCCGGACTCGGCCCGTCGTCTCGAGCGCCGGCACGTCGGGCGCCACGTCGACCACCACCCGGTCGAACGCCTGCCCGTCGGTGACGACGGAGGGGATCGTCAGCCCGGTCGCGCCGGTTTCGGCGGTGACAGCCAGCGGTACGCGGGTGCCGTCGGCGGTCACCCCGTACGCGGTCCAGCTCACGGGGCGACCTTCGTCCTGCACCAGCGGCGGCACGGCTCGCAGAGCGCGTCTTCCCGGTCGGCGTGCTCGCAGCACTGCCCGGCACCCGCCCGGCAGTGGCAGCGGAACCGTTCGACACCGTGCTCGGAGACGGCGCACACCTTCGCGTGGGTTTGGTGTGTTCCGGCGTGGCGTCCCCGCCAGTGGGCGCGGCCCCACATTTCGGTCGGGTCGCCGTAGCCGGTCATGCCGGCGTAGTCGACCAGCGTGCCGTGGACGTCGGCCAAGCTGTCCGGGGTCGTGGTGTAGATCGTCACGGCGCCGTCCCGTCGGGCAGGTCGGGGAACAACTGCCGCAGCCGGCGTGCCGCCGCCTCGCTCGCGGCAGGGTCGCCGACGGCCATCGACGCGGCTGCGAGATCGCGGAAGGTCTCCCCTACGACCGGGTCGCCTCGCAGCCGGGCGGCCTCCCACCAGTCTGGTACGGGCTCAAGTTCGCAGTCAGTCATCGTCGCCCTCTCAGCCCATCGTGCTGACGTCGACCCCGGACTCGTCGTAGCGCACGAACCCGCCGCGAGCCAGACCGGGCGGCGGCGGCGCGGCGTGCGGCTGCCGGAGGTCGGGCATGCCGGCCACCTCTCGGCGCTTCTCGGCCGCCACTTCGGCGTACCGCGCCCGCACCGCCGCCTCGTCGTAGCCGACCACTTCGATGTGAGCCAGCGGGCCGTACCCCGGGGAGTTCACGACGTAGGCGTCCACCGCGATCTCGCCGGCCGCCGGGCCGGTCGCCCCGGGCCAGACCTGTCGTGTCATCACGACGGGGCTGCGCCCGAGCGGCCCGGCGGCCGGGTGCGGGAGCAAGTCCTCCCGAGGCACGGACCCTTCGGCGACGTAGAGCCGCGCCGGGGCGCCTCCGAGCCGGCCGACGAGAGGGAATTCTTCGACTCTGCCGCCGAGTTCGGTGACGTACCTGTCGGCGTCCGCCCGGTCTGCGAACAGGGCTCGCACCCGGTAGTCGTCGTGTTCGCCGTCGGACACGAGGAACACGGTCATGGTCGCGCCTTTCGTTTCGTCGAGGTCGGCCGTCACGGCTGTACCCGCCACGGCCCGGTGTCGATCCCGAGATTCTCGGCGACAGCGAACGTCAGACAGCCGAGGGCGTGCATGTAGCCGCGCGAGAAGTCGCCTGACGGCACGGCGTCCGGATGCCATTCGCCGACGGCAAGGCGGACGGCGGTCGCGAGAGGTGTGTCGTCCAGTCGTGCGAGCACCTCGTCGCGCAGGTCTGCGGGCGGCGGGTCGGCGGAGGTCCGGGCGGTGGGGAAGCCGTCCACGGGTCACACCTTCCGCTTCGTCGAGGTCGGCCGTCCGACGGACGTGACCGCGTCGAGGAACACCCGCGCCGCCTCGTCCACGCGGGCCGGGTCGTAGGCGGCGGTCCACCGTCCGTCGGCTCCCAGCTCGAGCCGGCACAGCGTGGTGTCGGCCGAGCTGATTTCGATCGGGCTGCCACTGTGGGCGATGTGGAGGATCGGCCGGTAGGTGTCGCCAGGTTGGATGACCACGAGACGGCTGTCCGGGTCGGGTTGCTCGCCGACGACCGGCGTGCCCCACGGCGGCGGGGTGTCGAACGTGCCCGTGGAGCCGGTGAACTGCGCCTCGTCGGCTGGGATCTCGCTGTCACGGTCAGGCATTTTCTACTCCCAGCATCCGGGCGAGCGCGGCCAACGTCGGGCAGGGCCAACTCGTCAGGCCCCCGCACCCCTGACACCAGCGCCCTCTTCTCACTTCCGGGCCGTAGACGGCTTCGACGGCGACGAGGTCCCCTTCGTCGGCATCCCACAACTTGTGGATCTCGCACATTGCCCGCGCCCCGGCGATCAGGGCGAACACGGCCGTCGGGCTCCACGTCGCGACGTGGGTACCGAGGGCGTCGGAACGCTCCGTAGAGATCCATGGGGGCGCTGGCGAAATGACGCGCCGCATCCACAGGTCAGTGACCACTCCGGAGCCGGTCGCTTCCCACTCGCCGGTGTCGTCGTGCCCTGGCTCCGGAGAGTCGAGAACGGCTTTCGCCACCGCTTCCAGCTCGTCGCAGCGAGCCAAGATCGCAGCGCGCCGGTCGGGAGTCGCGGCGGTCACGGCGTCGACCAGCGTCGGGCTGGATGCAGCCACTCGTTCGGCTTGATCGCGCTATCCATGGTCGAGAAGTGCAGCACGACGTGCGCGGCGTGATCCTGGTGCCCGTCGGGCGGGCCGTCGCACATAGCTAGCCCGCCGTCGACTCGTTCGAAGGCCTGGCAGCGTCCGGTTCCGTCCGACGGCGCCGCACCGGTTCGCCTCGTCTCGTCGCACGCCGACCCGCCGTGCAGGTGGCGCCAGCCTCCGTCCGGACTCCACGCGACAGGCTGCGGGCAGTTGCGGCAGGTGGTCATGATCCTAGTTTTCATCGTCTCCCCCTAGCCCAGTAGTTCCAGGTCGATGCCGGCCGCTGCCGCCTGCGCGCGGGCGTCGGCGAGCCGGACCGGGTCGTTGGCGACTTCGTCGCCGCGTTTGACCGACCTGCTGATGCCCGGCTGCAACGTGCCTAGCTCTACCGCCATGTCGTCCTGCGGCCGGGCCTCGCCGGCGTCCTGACGCCGACGATATTCGTTGCGTATCAGCAAGGCGTCCGCGTCGGCCCGTGCGCGGGTCCAGCGGTCCTTCTCCAAAGCCAGGTGGGCTTCCAGCACGTCCGTGATCACCTCCACAGTGTAACAGTTCTGTTATACAAACCACGCACGTTCCCTTGCCATCGTACATAACAGCACTGTACTATGAAGAGGTACCGACGACGAGGGGGACAAGATGACCGGGACCGACGCCACCACCGCCCGCTGCAAAGGCTGCGGCAGGGTTCTCCGGGCAGCTTCGTCGGTCGCACGGGGATACGGAAGGGTCTGCGCGAAGCGGGAAGCCGCCAAGACCGCCGAATTCAGCATCGACCAGGTGGTGGCGGCCCGGCAGATCCTCGCCGACGGCGGGGTGACTCGCACCGCCCGCGACCTGTCCGGCCCGCTGTTCCTGGTCTCCACCTCGCCCTACACGAAGTACTGGACCTCGCCGACCGAGTGCTCCTGCATTCGCGGCCAGCGCGGGGAGCTGTGCAAGCACCTCGCAGCCGTGCGCATCTCGCTGGCCGCCTAACTCGCCAGCATCACCCAAGAAAGGTCATCCGACCGTGACGGACGTTCCATTGGCCATTCTCGGACTACCTGCGCTTCGCGCCCGCGCGTTTCGTGAAGGCGAGCTAGGTCAGGAGCCGATCGCTACGGCGGTCGGGATCGTCGACCAGGCCGGCGAGGTCAAGTTCGTCGTCCCGGAAGCGTCCGTTTGGTCTGTCTACGCCAGCCAGCACCGCCGTCCGGCCCCGCCGCCCGAAAGGGTGCGGGGCCGTTTGGTTTCCCCGCGACCGGACATACTCTCGGCGACGTCACCCAGCGAAGGCGGCACCCCGTGTCCCTGCTCAACCTGGCCGCCCTCGGCGCGGCCCTCACCCTCATCGTCGTCGGCGCCCTGCAGGTCTTCGAGGTGACCGCGTTGGACGGCGCGGACATGCTCAACGTCCTGTTCATCTTGGCCGGCACCGTCTTCCTGTCGGCCACCCTGCCGGCGGGCCTGACCTACGCGCGGTCCCGCTCGTAGGTCAGGCGCCCAGCACGCGGATGCGCGGCTTCGGCGCCGTGTAAAAGCAGTAGACGACGCTGTCGCCGCCGTCAGGACTCCGCCCGATCCGCTTGCGGATCTCGTCTTTCGACTCGATCAGGATCCGGCCTTTCACCGGCGGCGCCCGGCGTACCGTCAGCAGCTGTGCCGCCGTCTCGTCGTCCAACGCCGAAAAGTCGAGCTGGTCGTCACCGGTCTGCCGCAGCAGGTCACCCAGGTGGCACCACATCTCGGCCCGCTTGTTGACGTACACCTTCGGGTCGGACGCCTGCACCGCGCTGCGGACAGGCACCGCCGACACTTTCGGCCGGCGTCTTCGCAGCGCCGACGGGTAGGCGTGGCCGATGCCGTCCGCGTCGATCTGCGCCGTCGTCGCGGCGAACGTGTCCACGGCAGCGACGAGCCAGTTTTCCAGTTCGTCCGGGTCCGCCGTCCGGGTGCGGCTCTCGCCGAGCAGCCGGTTGCCCTGCCGGGCGCGGGCCACCGACTCGTCGCCCCGTTCGGAACCGGCGAGGTCGACGCCCAGCACCACGCCGTGGCGGTCGTTGCGGCGGGAGGCCAGCGAGTCGTCCCGCTCTACCCGCCGGGCGCGCAGCAGGTCGGCCACCCGGATGACGGCGTTCGCCGACTCGGACGGGTACTCGGCTTCGACTTTGCTCGACCAGAACGGGTGGTCGGGCGCCCACCTCGGGTCGTCCGGGTCGACGTCCGGCGCCCCGCCCCACGCGACCCGCTTCTCCTCCACCCAGCCGGTAGAGAGCAGCACGTCGTGCAGCAGCTCGGAGACGTCTTCGCCGGTGAAGTTGGGGGTGACCCACGCCGGGATCTTGATCGTGAAGTATTTGCCGCCGAAGCCCTGGTCTGACTGGCGCCGCCGGAACTCGCTGGTCGGGTCGTCCGGGTTCCCGATGGCCACGATCTTCGCCCCGGCGTTGGTGGCCAGCGTGTCGATCGCCCCCCACAACGCGGCCGGGATGCCGTCGGCTTCGTCGACGACGATGAGGATGTAGCGGGCGTGGAACCCGGAGAACGACGCCGGCCGGTAGTCGGAGGATTTGCGGCCGACGGCCGCCTGGTAGTTGCCGATCCAGATCTCGGTCTGGTTGATGCGGCCGGGCAGGTCGGGGTGTTTCTCCCACAGCGCGTTGATCTCGTTCCACAGGATGCCCCGGACCTGGTCTTGGGAGGGGGCGGTGGTGACGACCCGCGCCTGACCGGGCGGGTGGGTGTCGAGGAACCACGCGACGAGCACGGCCATGGAAAAGGACTTGCCGGTGTCGTGGGCGCTACGGACAGCTACACGGTCGTGCTGCGCGGCGGCCTTGAGGATGTTGCGCTGTTCGGACCACAGTTCGATGCCCCGGTGCCGCGCCCAGGCGTTCGGGTCGCGGCGCCATTCCCGGCGCTGCCGCCGGTTGGCCCACGCCTGCGCCAGCCCCGCGTCGGCCCGGTCCACCCACGCGACCGGCGGGGCGACGGTCATTTCAGGACGACTCGGGTGACGATCGGGCCTACGTCGAACCGGCCTACGTCGATCCCGAACGTGACATGGGCGTGGTAGCTGGTGTTCCTGCCGATCGTGATCTCGGTGCAGCCGGACGCCCGGCACACGTCGCAGCGCAGGTCTTCCTGGGTGATCGCACGTTCGCACGGGTGGTCGGCGTGGCGTTCGCAGCGGCAGGTGGCGGCGCGCGCGGCCTTGCCGACAGCTCTGTCGATCAGGTCGACGACGTGGTCGGTGCGGTCCGTGGTCACGCGCCTATTGTCCATCGGCCTGCGCGACCGCCCCGCAGCCGGCGGGCTACGGGGCGGTGCCGGCCGGGGCCGGTCACGCCAGGCCACGCTCCCGCAGGTACGCCAGTTCGGCCTCGTCGACCTCGGCGGCGGGCGGGTCCCAGTCCGCCGCCGCAGCCTCCAGCGCGTCCTCGCCGGCCGCCGCGTCCTGCCGCTCCGCAAGCTCCCGCTCGGCGGCGGTGGGCGGCGAGTACGGCTGCCAGAGGTTGCTGCCCGCCGTGCCGTCGATGTACTCCTGGCCCTCCTCGCCCGGCTGCGGCTCGAGCCAGACGCGGTAGAGGTCGCCGATCCGCTCGACGTCGACGACCTTCCGGTACGGACCGTCGAGACGCTGGCTGACCGTGCTGCTGACGTCGGCCATGCTGATCGAGAACAGCTTCGCGGCCGGCTCCTGCGTCTGGATGCTGGCGTCGCCGAGCGCCATAGCGGCGGCGTACCGTGCGGCGTCGGCGCGGACCGCGTCCGCGTCCTGGCGCTTGGCCCACGCCCATTGCGCACTCGGGCGGTTCGGGAGCGCGGCGGCGACAGCGGCGTCAGTGCCGAGCTGGGCGTACAGCTCATCGATGAGCAGCGCCCGCCGGTCGCCGGCCGCGCGGCGCAGCGCTACCGGGTCGGCGGCGGTGAACTCGGCGACGAGCCGGGCGACGGTGGCGTGCATCTCAGTACTCGCCCTTCAGGCTGGTGATGAGACTCGACGCTTCCGACTTGGTCAGTCTGCGGACGGCGTCCAGGTCGATGCGGGTGCCGTAACCGGAGCCGGTCAGGAACGCGCCGGTACCGAAGAACCCGCCGCCCTCGCCGCGGCGGGCGCCCGGGTGGGCGGGGTCGACGAGGAGCCGGGTGAGGACGGTGACGGGGACCAGCCTCCTTGCGTTACGGTCGGCCTGTCGATTCTAACCACCGCAGAGGGGCGCCTTGCCCTTCTACGAGGGTCGCCTGAGGGCCGCCGCCCCGGGACGACCTTCTGCCCGCACGTAGAACCGCCCCGTCACTCTCTCGCGAGGGTGGCGGGGCGGTTTCGTGCTGTCCGGGGTCAGAGCAGCGCATCCCCGCCGTCGGTGGCCCCGGTGCTCAGTGGGCCTCGGGTCCGTAGAACTTCTGCCGGGCCTCGTCCTGTTGAGCGGAAATGCGCGCCGCCGATTCCATGTGGACGCCGCTCTGGCCGTCTGGGCCGGTCAGTACCAGCCGGAGGGCGGACGGCGGGACCGGGTCGCCGTACACTCCCTCCTCGTCCTGGGTGAACTCCGGCTCGCAGAACAGCGCCCAGACGGCCTGCCCGTACTGCTCACGCAGCCATGCGCCAAGCATCTCCTCGCTGGCGTCGTCGCCAGGGAAAACCGTGAGTGACGCCGACCAGTCGACAGGCGTCCAGTCCGTGCTTTCGAGGTCCGGGGCGGTGGTGGCGGCTGCCCTGTAAATGCGGGTCACGAGAATCCCTTCGTGGTCGGGGTCGTGGGCTGCGATCGGCGGTGCGTCGACGGCCTTGGCGCCGTAGGCGGCCAGCAGGCCGTGGATGAGGTCGCGCACCCCGCCGCCGTAGCTCTCGTTGCGGGCTCTGACCTGCGCCTCGAGCCAGACGTGCTCTGGGATGCGGACGTAGTGGCCGGGGTAGCGGTGGCGGTCCTCGTTGCGTGGCATGGCCTAACTGTAGCTGTGGTGGATATCCACGTCAAGCAGAAAACTCGTCTCAAGTATTTCTCGGGAACCCTTGTTTGGTGGATATCCACCAAGGTAAGATAAAGACACACCAGAACGAGGGAGGCACCAGATGACCGCCACGCAGACCGCCGCCGAAACCCACACCCGCGCGGCCTGCACCGACGGCGAATGCCCCGTCCACCCGATGTGCGAGACCTGCGACGAGACGCTCAAGACCATCTGCCCCGAGTGCGGCGAGAACGGCAACGACGGCGACTGCACCACCTGCGACCAGTCCGGCGAGGTCCCCTGCGCCTGACCCGAAAGGCCCCGCCCGAAAGGGCGGGCCTTCTCCGTGCGTGCCGTGTGCGCGCTCTCACCGGCCGGTCAAAACCTGGGCACGACCGCCCCGCCGGGCACGGGCACCCGCACTTCGGTCACCGTCCCGCACCGCTGGCAGCCGTAGACGGCGTGCGCCCGGTTCCCGCCGGTCAGGTCGAACACGGTGGTCCGGGTGCCGAGCCTGCCGCAGCAGGCCAGGCAGTAACGGCGACCCAGCAGGCCCACCAGCAGGTCGATCACAGGCGGCCTTCGCCGTCGGGCACGTCGAGGCCCAGGTCCGTCTCCGCGAAAATCCCTTTCAGCTCGGCCAGGCTTTTACCGGCCAGCGGCTCCCAGCAGTCCGGGCAGGCCGTGCCGTCCTCCGGCACCGGGCCGCCGCAGTGCCGGCAGGGTGTGCCAGGCGGTTCGACGCTCCGGCCGCACGGATGCTCCGACGCCTCGTGGCGTCCGTGTTCGCACCCCGGGGTCAGGTCGCACTCGCCGAACTCGTCCGGTCGGACGGACCCGGCGGGCCACGGCGTGGAACCTTCGGCGCCAACGAACTCCACCCAGACCACGGGCGTGTCCCGGCTGGGCACCGGGCCTGACCTGGCGGTCGCACGGTGGGCGCCGCCCTGCGCGTCGACTACGACGACACGCGACCCGGCGGCGACCCGGGCGGCAGGCTCCCGTCCTGCCACGCCAGTCAAGGTCGGTCCTCGTCGTCGTCGGGCCGCCCGGCCTGCCGCCAGTCCCGGGCGGCCAGCCAGACGAACACCGCCAGCGAACCGGCCGTCAGGACGAGCAGTGTGGCGGCCACCGCCCAGTCGACGGCGCTCACGACCGCACCGGCCACGCCCGCAGCAGCCAGAAGAACGCGCGGACGACTCTTCCTCGCGGCCCGTCGGCGCCGCCGAGGTTCTCGTGCCGCAGCATGTCCGGGCAGAGGTGGTCCGGGGTGACCAGCGTGCCGTCGGCGGCGGCCACGAGGCGGTTACCGACGGTCGACTGAGCCGGCACGCCGCCGCCGAACGAAACCACGCCGCCGTGGTGCCAGTGGAAGACCTCGTCGCCAGCGTTGTCGACGATCCTCACCAGCGGGCCGTCCAGCACCGCACCACCGGACCTTTGACCCGGACCGTCACCCGAGCCTCGTGCTTGCCGGGATGGCCCCGCGACCGCGAGCAAGTCGGAGGTTCGGCCAGTCCCGCGAAGTCGAGGGCCTCCAGGCACGGCGCGTCGAGGTCGAGCGGTTCTACGTCGCCGTACTCGCTGACCAGTTCCAGCAGGTGCTCGCCCGACCCGTGCTCGGCGAGGAACGCGAGGTCGCTCTCGTCGACACTCCACGTCCTGGTCTCGACGAGACCGTCCACGTCGGCGGCACGCAGTGCGGCGAGGTGCGGGCCGAGCCGGGCGAGGTTGCGTAGTTCCCGCTGCCCGTGGTTGACCCCGCGTTCGCCGCAGTCGACCTCGCAGGTGGTGCAGCGGTACGACCAGTAGGTGCTCACGACACGGCCTTCAGCCCGCCGGACACCTGCGCCAGCAGCCCGCCGACCGCCGCCGACACGGCCGGGTCGTCCGGGTCCACCCCGCCCGCCCGCAGGCCGGCCTCCACGATGTCCAAAACCCGGTCCTGGTAGGAGCGGACCAAATCGACCTGCTGCTGTTCGACGTTCGCGTCCGCGCCCATCTTGTACACGCGGGCGACGGCCAGCCACGCTTCCATCAGCAGGCGGACCCGCACGTCCGCCTGCCCGGCGGCGGCCAGTTGGACCCGGCCGTCCTCGGTGGCGTCGGCGTCGGCGGTGATCTGCTCCTCGATGTACGTCGCCAAACCGTGCAGTTTCGAGGCGACCACGGTGAGGCCGAGCATCGGCGGCATTTCCACGACCTGGCCGAACAGAATGCTGTGGGCGTAGTCCCGTTCGTAGGTCTGCCGGGCCGCCGACTTCCGGCCGTTGGCGTGCCCGCCGCCGTGCCGTTTGCACGGGCCCAGGTCGTAGTCGGTGCCGTGCCCGGCCGGCTGCTTGCAGCGGCGTTTCGGGTCGTTGAGTTTGGCGTTGCACTTGCCGTCGGCGGGCGGCGGCCAGCCGTCGTCGACCGGGGCGGGCAGACGGCGTGGCTCCGGCTTGTCTCCGCGCGCCCCGCCGTGCTGCGCGCAGGGCCCTTCGTCGTAGGGGGTGCCCCAGCCGGCGGTGCGGATGCAACGGGTTTTCGTGCCGTCGGCGAGCTGCCGGCGGCCGTTGCACCTGCCGTCGACCGGGGGCGGCCAGCTGTCGTCGTCGGCCGTCTCGTCCATACGGTGACGGTACGCCGGGTCTGACCCTCGAAGATTGTCGTGGCGTCTCGCCATGATGGACACCAGATGCTAAAGTGGTGTCCACGACGGGGGCGGGCGGTTCGCGGCACGCGGACGGTGACCCTCGTAGAGCGACAGGCAGGAGCGTCAGATGGGCTGGTACGGGGACGACGACGGCACGCAGGGCTGGGGTGCGGACGCCAACGGCGACCTGCTGAACGCCGTCGAAGCGGGCCTGGCCGCGCTGCTCCGCTACGCCGACGAGACCGAAGGGCTGCGCAGGCCGTCGGTCGCCGAAGTGTTGGAACTGCTGGCCGACGCCGGGCGTCAGGCCGAACTGGTACCCGGCGAGGACGCCCGCTGGAACGCCGAGGTCGCTGTCGCCCGGCTGCGCTCCCAGCTCGTGACCGTCCCCGCGTTCGCCGTGGCGGCGTGATGACCGGCGAGATCCCCGACCCGCCAAAGGCGTGCCGCGAGCACTGGGAGACCAGCGGCGGCGTCAGCGGCTGCGCGGCGTGCGAGGCGATGGCCGACTACGTGCGCGGCTGCGAGGAACGCCACGCCGCGTCCGTCGCCCGCGCGAGGGCCGAGGTCGTGACACCGGAACTGGCCGCTTGGCGCGAGGAGTTCGCGGAGCAGATGGTCGCCGAACTTCGCGCGGAGTTCAGGGCGGACCCCTCATGACCACCCTCGCCGACCCGGACACCTCGCCGCCCGAGCACAAGACGACGACCTATCTGACCGCGATGGACGCCGACCAGCAGTCGGCCTACGACGTCCGGCACTACGCCGGGGTCGAGAACCGCCGCAAGTCCCGTTTCCCGCGCCCCGCCGGTGCTTCCTGCACGTGCGGGTGGACGGCCCGCGAGTACAGCCGGGAGCACGCCCGGCGGGCGGCCAAGAACCACCGCGACCAGATGGCGGCGACCCCGCTTCCCGACGTCCGCCGCGAGTTGCGTCGGCCCGGCGAGAGCCGAGTCCTCGTCCGGGTGCACCCGCACACGGGTGCACCGTGGGTGATGGTCGAACCGGAGTCCGGCTGGGAGTTCTACGCCTACCCGTGGACGTGGTTCGACCTCGGTGGCCTGCGCCGCGACTGGGACGTCGGCCCGCCGCACCTCGACGAGCACTCCGAGGGTCGCACGGGTTTCTGGCTGGTGTGCCGCCACGGCGGCAACACCCGCTTGGGCTGGCGGCCCGGCACGGTCCCGGCGGTGGCCTGACATGGCCGTCCGCCTCGTAGTCGCGGCCAAGCCTTTCGACTGCGCCACCTGCGACCGGTTCGTCCAGGACGGCGACCTGCTCGCCGTGATCGACGTCTACCTGCTCTGCGAGCGGCACCACCTGATTCGCCACGGCGCCCCCGCCGCGCAGGGCCACACCCACACCTGCGACGAGCACGACCACACCGTCCACCACGCGGCCGACGACTGCCGGCCGTCGAACTACTGCCCCGAAGGATGCCTGTTCTGATGACCGAACTGAGCCCCGCCTTCGCCGTCGGCGACAAGGTGACTGTCGTCGGCCACTACGTGTGGTCCGGGAAGCGCACCCACGGCCGTGACGCCCGCGTCGTCCGCGTCCTCGCCGCTCCCGGCGAACCCGTTTCGACGATCTACGAGTGCGAGGTCGACGGGTTCGTCATGCCCGTCCCGCTGGTCGCCGACGAACTCGCCCTGGCACGTGCCGCATGAGCGCTACCCTCGCCGACCCTGACACCCGTTTTCCCGGCCTGCCCGACGGCACGGCCTACGACGTGGCCGCCGTGGTGGAGGCCCGCACCGCCGGCCTGTGGGTGCTCGTCGCCCACCTGCGTGACGGCGGCTGCCCCGACCCGCACAGCCCCGACCTGCTCGCCCAACTGGTCGCCCGCGTCGAAGCCGAGTGCTGGTGGGCGGAGGACTGGGCGGACGAGCTGCGCGACGTCGTGGTCGGCGCTTGCGAGGCCGTCGAAGACCAGATCGCCCGAGTCCGGAGGTGGACCCGATGAGCTTCGCCGTGTCCGTCGCCTACGAGGTCTCCGTCGGCCTTCGCTGCGCCGTCTGCGAGAAGCCGTTCGGTCGCACCGCTCTGCGCCACTTCGACGCCCGCACCGGCGAGGGCACCCACCCGTGGGACGACGAGGTCGGCGCCTGCGTGGTCGACGGACTGGTCGTCGTGCCGATGCGCGCCAACGGGCCGTGCGACCGCGACGGGGACGGCTACGGGATTCCCGGCGGACTGCCGCACCGCGTGTGGTGCTCGTCCGTCGGCGGCCCCGGACCCTTCGCATCCGAACCGCGCTGCGCCACCTGCAACGGCAACGGCTTGGTGCCGTACGACCCGACGAACCCCATGCCGTGCCCTGACTGTGTACCCGAGGAGTCCGCGTGACCACCCTGACCACCGCCAGCCCCGCCGAGGCGCTGGCCCGCTTCGACGGCGGCGAAGGCGGCACCCGTCTCGTCACCCCGACCGGACGGTACGACCCGAACGCCGTCTACCTGACCGGCGACGGGCTGGCCGTCCAGTTCGCCCCCGACCGCCGGTTCCTCGACGAGCCGTACGTCCACGCCGAAGACGGCTGGCCGCGCTACACCGACCGGGAACTCGGCACACTACGCGCCATCGACCTCGGCGGGGACGGGGCCGGCGACTGATGGACGACCAGACCGCCGCCTGGCTCGCCGAAGCCAACTTGACGGTGGCCGACCACGAATACCACCAGCTCCGCGCCGCCGTGTTCGCCCACCAGACCGGTGACGGTTTCGTCACCGAACTGACCGCCGCGAGCCAGCACGACATGCGGGCCTTCGTCCGCGCGGGCAACGACCCTCAGGTCCGAGCCCGCGCCGCAGAGCTGGGCGTCGACGTGCCGACCTACGTCACCCTGCCGATCCCGGAAGCCGGCCGGTGACCCCCGACGAGCTGGCCGCGCTGCGGGCCGAACACCAGCCGCTGCCCGAGGCCCCCGACGGATGTCGGAGCTACGACTGCGACGAACTGTGGCCCTGCAACGTCACCCGTCTCCTCGACGCGCTCGGCGACGCCGAGCGGCGCGGCGAGGAACTGCCGCTGGGCGAGGACGAACTACGGGCGGCGTTCCGCTGCCACACGGCGGACGCCGTCACCCACGCGGAGGCAGCCGGTTCTCTCGCGGACAGCCCCGGCCGGGCCCGGCAGCGGTTGCGGGCTGCCCAGTCGGCGTTGAACAGCGCCGACTGGGTGCTCGACAGCCTGGAAGTCGGGGGTGCGCCGTGACCTGCCTCGCAGCCCAGGCCGCCGCCGCTCTCGCCAAGGCGCGTGCCTCCCGCCGGGCCGGGCCGGAAACCGTGCCCCGGCTGCCTGACCTGGCCCGGCCGGTACCTGTGCTGCCCCGTCATGCGGGCCGCTACCACGGCCTGCTACCCGACTTGAAGGAGAGGACCGCTGTGGCCGAGGAGATCGCCGGGCTGGTGCCCGGGCAGCGCACGCGGACGGGGGTGGCGGTGCGATGAGCCGGGTACCGGTGGACGCCTACCCGAACCGGCCGCTGGTCGAGACCGAGGCGACAGAGACCGAGACCACCGACGGGTGGGCCGAGCGGGCGATCCGCGACCTCATGGCGGCCTCCGGCGAGGTCCTCGGCCTGGCGACCACCCGTCTCCTCGCGACGTTCGCACGGATGGCGGTCGAAGGTAACCCGCAGCTCGAGGGCCACGCCTTGGCGTGCATCCGGGCGCTCGTCGCCGCCGAGGTGCGGCTACGGGCGGAGGGCCTGACGTGACCCCGCCGTACGTGCCGCCGACCGTGTCCGTCCTGTTCGACATCGACAGCGCCCGGTCCGTCTCGCGCGCCGACACGGTGCCGTTGCGGGTGCCGTTGGCGGAGCGCCGCTGGTCGTGGGCGGCGGTCGCGGCGACGGTCGTGGTCGTCGCACTCGTGTGCGGGGCTGCGAGTTTCGAGGTCGCGACCTGGCTCGTCGAGGGCATGCGAGGCCGGCAGTGAAGCGGCGGGCGGCGGGTGCCGACGACCAGGCGGCGCGCGGTGCGTTGCGGGTGGTGCTCGGCGGGCTGGCGCGCAACGGCCACCTGGAGGCGGTGCTGGAGCTGGTCGACCCGAAGGACCTCGACGACGTGCTCGAGCAGAACGCGATTGCGCAGCGGGAGTACCAGGAGAGGACGGGACGGCGATGACCACGACCGAGGCCGAGAAGGCAGCCGCCAGCGACAGGGCGAACGCGCGCCGCTGGCGGTCGCTGGCCGAACTCGCCAGAGAGCGGGGCGACACCGACCGTGCGGCCGAACTCGACAGCAAGGCCGAGCGCTGCGGCGGCACGTCGTGAGCATCGACTGGGACGAGATCGCCGCTGTCGCCGCGCGGGTAGCGACGCTCGCCACCGACGTGCGCGTCGAAGCGGCCCTTGCCCGCACCGACGCCAGTACCGCCGCGTCGTCGCAGCGGCGGACCGTCCGGCACGTTGAGCGTTTGGAAGTCGACGTCACGATGCTTGTGGCGGCGCTGGGAATCCGGGTGACGCCATGAGCGCCTACGTGTGGCTGCTGGTGGCCACGGTCGTGCTGGGTGCGGCCGCTGACAGTGTGGGCGGTTCGCTGCTCGCGCTGGTGGCGGTCGTGCTGCTCGCGGCGCGGGGTGCGTTCCGGGCGGACCGGCCGGCCGGGTACGCGGGGATGTTGTCGAGGTACGTGCGGTGAGCGCGACGTTCCCGGCGCCGACGACGCCACCGACGCCGTCCGCCCTGCTCGCCTGGCTCGGCGAGGTGATCGAGGGTGCGTGGGTCGACGACGAGGGCCGCCGACTGGTCGTGCGTGACGTCATCCGTGGGACCGCCTACCTGGACGTCGTCCCGCCGGACGGGTGGCGGGACGTGACGCAGGTCCGCTACCTGGTCGCGATCACCAACCCTGACGAGACCGCCGACCCTACCGTCTGCGTCCGGTGCTGCAACCAGATCGCCGGGACCGTCGAGCACGCCGAGACCGGGCCCGTCTGCGCCGACTGTGCGACCTGAGCGAGGAGACCCATCCGTGAGCGAGAACTTCGTGATCAGCGAAGACAGCGAGGCCAAGATCCGGAAGTTCGTCGGAGTCACGTTGGACAACTTGCTGATGCCGGCGTTCAACGACGTCGACTACCAGCTCGTGCTGTTGCACTACCTCAGCGGCGAGGCGAACCGCCGACGTCGCCAACTGCGCCGGCAGCGCGACGAGGCCGCTTCGCAGACCTAGCAAACGCGATCTTGTAAGGCGCCCCCGGCTCGGCGACTCCCACCGCCGGCCGGGGACTTGACCGCACTATCTGACCGAAGGAGACACCGATGACCGCCTGCGAACAGTGCTGGGACGACGCCTACCTGCAAACCCGGCTCGGCCTCGGAGGTGGCGACCGTGTCGCCGTCTACCGCCGGCTGGTCGGCGGGCAGGACACCCACCCGTGCACCCCCGAACAGCAGGCAGGGCAGTTCTGGGACACCGGACGGCAAGCCGACATCCGAGACCTCGAGGAGACCACCCCGTGACCACCCGACCCCTCCACCTTCCCGCCCACCTTCCCGACGCCGACGGCCCGCTGTGGAAGCTGCCGGTCGGCGACGGCCGGTTCGTCGGCCCCCGCGACCAGGTCGAAGCGCTGGGCGAACAGCTCGCGGTGCACGCCGAGCAGGTTGCCGCCGTCCGGGTCGCCGAAGCACTGGAAGAGGCACGTGAGGACGAGTACGAACGCTGGCTGCCCGTCCTCCAACGTTCGGCGTATCCGAAGTATCTGAACGCCGGGGTTATCCCCCAGCACGTCACCGACCGTTTCGAGAGCGAAAGGACTGGTGCCGTATGACCGTCCACCGTTACGACCCGATCAACGTGTGGGGCACAAAGAACGTTAAGTGCGCCGGCTGCAACAAACGCCTCAAGCGGCAGAAGACGTTCTCGCAGACAATGAGTCCGTTCAACAAGAACGCGGACGGCCAGCTCAAGACCCACCGTGAGATTTTCGCCGAGCTGCAGGCCGACCGGGTCGCATGGGAGAAGGCGTCGGAGAACTGCCCGCCGTGCGCGGCGAAGGCACGCGAGGTCGAGGCCGCCCGCCGGGTTCAATGCCTGTGGGCGGTCGCCTGGCTGGACTCGACGTCGCCGTGGGTTCAGCAGCGACTGGCGGAAGGGTTCATCCCGGCCAACTACGCCGAGGTCTGGGCTGACGACGAGCTGTCGGCGCGCGCCGCCTACGACCAGGCGCAGAAGACGATCCGCCCGGTGGCTGTCCTGCTGCGCCGTGCGGCGCCTGGTGCCGGTTGGGACGTCGAGGCGCACCGGACGGGCGACCGCGACGGGCTGCTGGCGATTGAGGCGGAAAGGACTGGTGTCCTGTGAATGCCGACGAGGTCTACGAGACCGAAATCCCGAGGCCGGGCCTGGGCGCCGGCCTGGAACCGCGCAGCACCGCCGAGGTCTACACCGTCGGCGGGATCACCGAAGCCCTCGGCGTCTCCGCCCGCACCTCCGACGCGCTGTTCGGCGGCGAGTACGTGCAGGCCACCGCCGCAGGCTACCGGGCGATGATCGGCCCTGTTCTCGACGACCGCTGGCGGACCTTCGTGGACCGTGCCGCCCAGGCGTGCGCCGTCGGAGTCGACCCGCGCGGTATGACCCTCGCCGAGCTGCGGGCGTTCGACCCGGTCGCCCACGCCATGGGCAGCGCCGACGGAGACCAGCCAGCCGACCGCTTCGAGACCGAAAGGAACGGCGCCGTATGACCGGCATTCTGATCAATCCTGGTTCGGGTACTGTCGCGGCGTCCGGGGTCGGGTGGGCGAACGACTACGCGGGTGCGGAGGCGAACGCCCACGAATGGTACGGCCGCCTGGTCGCCGACGGGATCCGCGACGTCGAACTCGTACTCCCCGGCGTGCCCGCACCGGGAGATGACGGGCGTTGGATTTTCGACTTCACCCACACGGTTTCCGGTGCCGTCGTGCAGCTCGAAACGCACGGCCTCGACGACGACGAGTTCCGCGCCTACGAGAAGGAACACATTTTCGGGCCGCGCGTCTACTGGAATGGGTCGTCCAGTGACATTCCGGAGGTCGAGCAGTGGGCGGCCCCGGGTTTCGGGGTCGTCAAGACGCTGCGGGCGGTGGCGTCCGATGAGTGACCCCGACACCTACGGCCCGCCAGTCGACTGGCTGCGGCTCAACCACCCGAACATCCCACAGGAACGGCTCGAGCCGTTCGACGTGCCCGGCTACTGGCGCGACACCGAGCTGTGCGGCGGTGTCCACAACGGATGCCGGCAACCGGTACACAGTTTCACGTTCAACGAGCCTGGCGTCCGGCACGCCGTGTGCTACACCGACCCTTCGGTCGACCCGGTGTCCGGTCGGTTCACCAGCCCGTACCGGACGTGGCGGGCGGCCCGGGCGGCGTTCGAGGCGGCCGCCGGCCGTCAGAGCGTGCATCGCGGACGGCCGGCCGATGGCTAGCCGCCGTGTGCTCGTCGAGCACAGCCCCGACTGGCAGCCGTCACCCCTGCCCGTGGACGCGGACGGCAGCGGCCGTCACGGTTTCGTCTGCGTGCACCCGCTGGAAAACGGCGCCGGCCTGTGCGGCGGCAACGTCTTCGACCTGAGCACTGTACGGCCCGGGGAAACCCACTGCTGCCTCGTGGAGGTGACCTTCGATGGCTGACAAGGTGATGGAGTTCGTCGTGGCCCGCGAGATGCGAGAGGACGAAGACCTGCGGGCGGCCGTCGAGCTGGCGCTGCGCGTCCCGGCGGGCGAGTCCCTTCCGCCGACCGCCGCCGTACTGGACGCGGTCGTGCCGTATTTCGCCGGCCGGCTCGACCGGGGCATGAAGCCGGCTGTCGAACTGGAACGGCAACGGTGGACGGACCTTGTCGCGGAGCTGCGTCGCCAGGTCGCGGCGATGCACCGCTGGCAGGACCGGGCTTTCGACGGAACGGGCCTTCTGCTCGAAGCGGCGGCGCTGCTTGTTACACGCGGATGCTCCGTCACGTCCAGCCTCGGGGACGGGGCCTGCCTTGAAGACGGCCACAGGTTCGCCTACTCGCCGTACGGGGCCACCTCGTGGTGCGAGCCGTGCCTGATGTGGGCGGCGCTGGAAGGCGTGCCGTTCACCCGTCATCCGGCCGGCTGGTGCGACCAGTGCGGCACCACAATCGCGGAGGTTCCCGATGCCAGACCTGAGTTCGGCATTCCCACAGGTAGCGACAGCGAACCCGGACCGCCTCGATGTGTGTGCGGGCACATCGAGGCCGACCACAATCCCTGGTCGCCGATGGCCTGCGAGGTCGCGTCGTGCGCCTGCCCCGAATACCGGGCGGCGGTCAACGACGCGGCGTGCACGGTCCCGTGCGCCACCGACTGCCTGTGCAACCGGCCGGACGGCGACGACTCGGACCCCGACGACTGGGGAGACCCGTCGACGTGGAAGCCCGAGGTCGCCCGCGCGGTCGACGCGATGGACTACTTCGACTGGACCGGCTTCGACCCGACCAACCGTGGTCACCGCGCCATGCTGGCCGCCGTCGTGCTCAACGAGTCCAACGAGTCCCTGACCAGCGACAGTGATATTCCGCGTTATTAGCCGTGGGGAAGCGTTAAAGCAGTCTTCCCTTCGGCGGTTCCGGCGGCCTACCCAACGCCACGGCGGCCGGCGTCGACCACCAGAACAGCCGCTGACGGCCGTCGTCGTAGTTCACGAACCTGGTGGTCACCAGTTTTCCCGTCCAACCACGGGCCTTCAACTCCGCCACCCAGCGGTTCACCAGCAGCCGTTTCTCCCGCGACTCCTTACGCGGGTCGTCCGACCTGACCCACTCGACGGCGACACTCGCCTTCATCTGCTCGCCGGCAGCCCACCCGCCCCGGGCCAGCCATTCGTCCACCGCCCGGCGGAACGGACGTTCGTCCATTTTCAACGCCCGCCGCCGTCGCGGCAGGCTGCCGCCGGTGAACTTCGGGCCGGCGTTCTCCGGGTCGACGGTCACCTCGACACCGGTCGGACTGTCAGGGTCATAGTGCCTGGACGATAGTCCCAGTTCGGCGCGCCTGCGATCCTGGTCGACACGGGCGATCCGCTGCTCGGCGACGGTCGGCGGCCGGCCGGTCCGCACACCCCGCCACACCAAGCCCAGCTGATGCCATTCGGTGGTCGTCACCGACGCACCCCCTGCACCCGGCGGGCCAGTCGCCGCACCGTCCGGACAGGCAGGCCAGCATGCCGCACCAGCCAGGTCGACGCCCGCAACGTCAAACCGAACGCGTACAGCCTGCGTTCCACCTTGTGGGCCAGGCTGTGGCAGCGGGCGCAGACCGGCACCAGGTCACGGTCCTGTTCCCGGCCCGACCCGGCACGCAGCCGGTCGACGTGGTGCAGGTGAAACACCCGGCCCGGGTCGCGGCCGGCGGCGCACACGCAGCACGGCGGCTTGCCGTGGACGGCGTACCAGCGGTCGGCACGCTGCCGCCACAGCGTGGAGCGGACGTAGTCGGAGTAGCCGGCGAACCCGTGACGGCGCATCCGCGCCCGGCGGGCAGCGAACTCGACGGGCCGGTCGAAATGGCCGTACAGCCACAGTACGGCCAGCACCCAGACCAGCCAGGCGGGCAGCCGGGTCAGGTCGGAGACCGTGCCCACCGACCAGGCGGGCACCGACCAGGCGAAGTCCAGGACCGCGACGACTTCAGTCATCGCCGTCGCCACCGCCGGGGCAGTAGACACCACCCCAAGCGGGTGCGGGACGTCGCCGTCCCCGGCGTCCCGGCCGTCCAGCAGGCCGGCAGGCCGGCATCAGCGGCAGGCCCTGCGCGTCCCGCAACACCGCCAGCGCATCCCAGCGGTCGTACACAACGGCGGAAAGGTCGGACGCGCCCAGCGCCCCGGCCACCACCACGTGGGCCGCCTCGTGCCGGGCAGTGTCCTCGTAGCCCGTCACGTCAGCCCCCCAACTCTCGCGTCGAACCGGCGTCCATCCCGAGACGCATCTCGACGAGCACGGCGGCGACAGGCCCCCGCTCGGCAAGCGGCACCTCGGCCGCAAGGTCCGACGCCACGTAGGCGGCCTCGGACGCCACCAGCGGGCACCCGGCGGCGTCCATCTCCAACGCCAAGCCCCACATCCGTTCGACCTGGGTGTTGTCCACTACGCCCCCGCACCGGCCGACACATGCCAGCCCCGGCGGTCGGACCACACGACGTCGGTCCGCGTCGACAAGACCGCGTCCTGGACCTTTCGCTTAGCTGTAATCTCTGATCCAGCGATCGGGGACAGGAGAGCACGGGCCGACGGGTCAACTCCTGCGGGCGCCGAACTACCGGCCGGAAGCGGCGCCCGCCCCTGACGCCAACCCACCGCACGGGTCACCGGTCCAGCTCCGTCGGACTGGCAGCGGCGGCACGCCAGCCGGCCGTCCACAGTTCGCTGTCGTTCTCGTCGCCGATGCGGTGACCGTTCCCGTCGGGCAGCCGGCACCAGTGCGGCGTACCGGTCGCACGCTCGAACGACTGCACAGCCTCTACGTTCTCGGCCTCGAAGCGGTCCGCCAGTCGCACGACCGTCGCGTCCCATGCGCGAGACAGGATGCTCACCTCAGTCCTCCACTTTTTCCACGCTCACCCGGAACCGGCCCAGCACGTTGTACGGGTAGACGTCCGGCACGGTCGCGACCACCAGCCCGTCGTCCGCATGGTCGACGTGGAGCATCGCCACCAGCTCGCCGGACTCCTCGTCGTACAGGTGGCTACGGCCAGCCAGGCGGTCCGTCAGATAGCCGAGGACAGCGTCAGCGGAGACCCCCATCAGCCGGCGTCCGGCCATTCAGAACCGGCCAGCATGAAACTCGCCGTCTGCAAATCCAGGTTGTCGAACATCGCGACAACCGGCGCACCAGCCTCGCGGACCAGAGTGCCCGCCCGGTCGACAGCGTCGTCGAAACTGTCCCCCACACCTTTCAACTGGACGAACAGTTCACGGGGAACACCCCCACCGGGCACCACCATCGCGGCGGCAGGGTCAAGCTCGTCGAGTAGACGTTCGCGAAGCTGATGGACGTTCAACGGATCTCCTTCGAATCGGTCAGTCTTGGTCTTCGTCGTCGTCGGAGCCGGACGCGTCCGGCCACTCGAACCCCTTCGGGTGCCTTTCCTCCACAGCCAGCGGCGCAGCCCATTCGGCGGCGGCCAACCGGTACGACAAGTCACCGTTCGGCAACGTGAACGCCGCCGCGACCGGCGCCCCCGAACCGGTCACCACGTCGTCGACCCGGCACACCTGCCAGTCGGTGGCAGGCCCGTCCCGGAACAGCCGCACGTACAACTCCCGGTCACCCAGCACGGTCGGGACCACGTCCAACGACCTGCCCAAGCTCGCCGCCAGCCTGCCCACGTCCATCACAGGCCGCCACCGGACGGCCCGGAACCGCCCGGGTGGAACAGCGGGCCGTTTGTCGGATCACGGTCCACCGCCCGCACGGCCAGCACGGCCAGCACGCAGCCGACGGCGAACAGCCCGCCGCCGGCAGCGGCCACCGGCTGGTCGGTCAAGCCCAGCGCGGCGGCGAACGGCACGGACAGGCCGACCAGTACCGTCAGCAGCGCGGTCGCCGCACGGGTGCCGTCGTCGCAGGCCGCCGGACCTGGCCTCACCACAGCCACTCCCCCCGGTCTGCCCGGGCCTGAAAGCCGTCCAGCTCCGCGTGCCGCGCCTGCCGTTCCGCGCGGCTCAGGAACGGCGACTCGTCGGCGGCCTGTCGGAACAGTTCCACCTTCGCCTTGCCGTCGGCCACACGGTGCCGGTGCTCGTCGGCCAGCGTGAACGGCTCGCCGACGTCGTCCCCGCCCGTGCCCTTCAACCAGTCGAACATCACGCCCCCAGAAGCGCTGTCGCGGCCGACACGCCGAGATACCCGACAGCACCGACCGCCGTCACCCCGTAAGCGGCGAGAGCGGCAGCGGCCTTCGGGCTCTCCCCCGCGAGGGCCGCCACGTCACGCACGGCCTCGCCGAACGCCCCGGCCCACGTCGGCTCGACCTCCACTTCGCCTTCGTCGTCGAACTCGTCGTCGAACATCACGCCACCTCCTCGTCGTCGTCGTCCAGTCCGGGTGTCCAGCCCACGGGCAGCAGTTCGGCGTCCACCGCCGCCGGGTCCGGCCGCAGCCGGGCCAGCAGTGAACCCGCACCCGACACCAGCCCGGTGCCGACCGAGGTGAACGCCTCACGGCGCACCCCGCGCAGGAACTGGCACGGCTCGCCCCGCCCAGAACGCGGCCGGTCGGCTGCGGGGAACACCATCAGCGCACCGCCCGTCGGCTGCGGCCGAACAGCATCACGCCGCCGGCCAGCAGCAGGTACGGGGCCGGCGGCGGCGGCACGCCGGCCAGTGTCACCACGACGGCGGCGGCCAGGCGGGCCCTCACCGCGTCCTCCCGTGACGGCGGTCGACCAGCGCGAAATACTCGTCGGTGCCGAACTCCGGGCAGGAGCACGGCGCCGTCCCGCACAGCACGCACCGGCAGGCGCTGGCGGGCAGCTCCCCCGACGCGAAGGCGTCGAAGTCCGGCGACCAGACCGCGCCGAGCGAGTCCAGCACGGCCTCCGGGTCGAAGTCCCCCTGGTCAAACGGGTCGCTGTGCGCCGCGCGGTCCACAGCTCAGCCCTCCACGGGCTTCGGCCCAGACGGCCGTTCCACTTCGACGACCACACGGCCGTCGGGCAGGAAGTCGAACACCAGGAAGTCGTTGGCCTTCGCACCCAGCCGGGCCAGCGCACCCTCCGCGCCCATCCGGTTCGGGTTGCCGTCGGTCCGCGCCAGCCTCGCCAGCAGGTACCGGGCGTCGGACACGAGCTTCACCTTGTTGCGCTCGACCGGGCCGTCGACACCCTCCCAGCGGTCCAACGCGGTCCGGCCCCGTTCGTCGGCGCCGTGCGAGATCGCCACGTCCGCGTCGAAGTCGGTGCCCGGCACACGGGCACGGCCCATCGCGACCGTGCCGGTCAGCGCGCACGCCCGGTTCTCCTCGGTGGGCAGCAGCCTGCCCAGGTCGTTGGCTTCGCGGAACAGCCCGGCCGCTTCGGCCTGAGCCTCCTTGCCGCCCTGGGCTTGCAGGCCCAGGGCTTCGGCCCACAGTTCGCGCATCTCCTTCTCGCGGCGTTCGTGCCGGCTGAGCCGGGTGTTGCCGGGCACCACCTGCGGCGCCCACGCTTCGGCGGTCATCGGTCCAGCTCCCTTCGGTTCGGGTCGTTCGGGGTCCGCTACCCGCCGATCGCGGCGAGCAGCTCCTGCTGCGCCTGGCTGGCCAGCAGGCCGAGCACGTGCTCACGGTTCGCGGCCAGCACGTCCCCGGCCCGTTCCTCGCAGGTCGGGGCCAGCTGCCGGCGCACCTCGGCCGGCGTCAAGCCCACGTCCTCGCGAGGCTCTTCCAGCCGTTCCAAGCCGTTGAGTTTCGCCCAGCCGCCGACCGCCGCCGGCTCCCCCAGAAAGGCGAGCTGGGTGAACGTCTGCACCCCGCCGCGTGTCGACTCGGCGGGCGCGGCCACCGTCAGCTTGTGCCGGCACCGGTGGCAGCGTTTGGTCGTCAGCGCTTCCAGGCGGGTCATCCGACGGCCGCAGTTACCAGGGCAGGCCCGGTTACGTCGGGGCATCAGACGTCGCCTTCGGACGGCGGCAGGGTCGAATAGTTCGACCGGGCGGCGGCGGCCAGCAGCAGCACCAGTGCCAGCAGGGCTACCGGTACGGCGACCAGCGGCAACATCTCGAACATCAGGAAGACTCCTCTCGGGTGCGACGGTCGGCGTAGCGGGCGAGCAGCGAGACGGCTGTGGTGCCGGCCCAGACGGCGGCCCCGGCGGACAGCACCGCCACGGCCGCGTCCCAGGTCTGGCCGTAGTCGGCGAAGGCCGCGAGGACGACCGCTGGCAGGAACGCGACGAGCAGTGCCACGCGGACGCGGACGGGCAGTGGGCGAGCCAGCCGCCGGGCGGCAGTCCGGCAGGTCGTGCGGGACATCAGGACTCCTCTCGGGGGACAGTCGGGTCGACGGCGCGCAGCCGCCGTTCCAGGCGGGACGGGCGGTTACGCTTCACACGCCGGGCGGCCTGGGCGCGGTTGACGTCGGCGGCGGACGGTTCGGCGGGCTTCGGTTCAGGTGCGACGGCCACCGGGACGGGCGTGTTCGCCGGCACGCGGGGAGCCGGCACGGCCAGCCCGGACGGTGTCTTCGCGAACGGGATCGCACGCGGCCCGGCCTGGGCCAACCCGCGCAGCTCCCGGGCGCGGGCCACCACCAGCTCCCGCTGCGGACGCAGCACCGGCCACGACCTGGTCCGCCGAGGCCCCGCCGAACCGTCGGTCAGCAGCAGGTTGATCCCCGCGAACTGGCCCGACTCGTCCAACGGGATCTGCTGCGCGTTCCAGCCGTTCGCCGCCCACCCCTTCCCGAGACACATGTCGGAAGACTCGGGTGTCGTCACCGAATGGGCGACCTTCATGCCCACGTTGTCCCGCACGTCGGTGGGCATGGACGTCGACGACGGGCGCTGAATCGTCAGGATCATGCGCATGTTCACCGCGCGAACCCTCACCAGCAGGTAGAGCAGCACCTCCCAGAACTCGGGGTGCTTCGAATACGCCGTCAGCTCTTCCAGTGCGAGCAGCAGCGGGTAGCACTCCGGGTCGTCGGGGTCGGCCTGCTCTTCGCCGATCGACCGCAGGTACGCCTCGCGTCGGGTCATCTCGGCGCGCACCAGCTTCAACAGCTCGGTACCGACCACCGGGTCCGGGCCTACGATCTCGTCGGCCAGACCCTGGTAGACCGTGAACTCCAGCTCGCCTTTGCCGTCCCAGCCGAGCAGCCGGGCACGCGGGTCGAGCAGCCAGCCGCCCACCACCTCGTGCGTGAACACCGACTTCCCGGACCCCGATTCGCCGCCGACGAGGATCGCCGGCCGTTTCGCGAACGACAGGTCGACGGTGTTGCCGTCCTCGTCCTTCGCGATCGGCAGCGGGTCGTACCAGCGGCGGGCGGGAATCAGCCCGTCCGGGCCGGGGACCAGCACCGGCCACAGGTCGGGCAGCGGGGCGACCAGCGTGTCCCGTTCCACGATCGTCAGCCGCACCCCGCCGCGCGGCACCAGCGCCTTCACCGGGGCCGGACCGTCGTCGCCGCCGGCCTTCCGGGCGCGCACCTTCCCGGCCGCAGCCGACAGCGCGGCGGCCGGGCCGAACTTCGGCGCGGCGATCTGCTCCACCCGCACCGTCGCGTTCAGCTCGTCTTCCAGGAACGGGACGAACTTCGTGAACAGCAGTGCGGTGGAACGGCGCGGCACCCGCAGGTCGACTTTCCGGCCGGCCGGGGTGAACACCAGGTTCTTCATCCGGGGCGCCTCGCCGGACGGTTCGGTGAGTTCGAACTCGACCAGCGCCCGGCCGATCTTCCGCATCGCCCGGTTGCGGCGGGCGTGGTCGGAGCTGCCGTAGTAGCGCAGCGCGCCCGCCGCCGAGGTGGCGCCGACGAACAGCGACCAGGCGGACGTCGGGTCGGTCACGTCGGCGGCGACCGCGTACAGGGAGAGCGGCGCGGCCCCGGCGATGAACTCCGGCTCGTGCGTCCGGTAGTACCGCAGACCTTCGGTCCCGGCACGCCAGACGAAACGGGCCGGTGCCAGCAGGTCGCTGGACGTGGCGGACTTGCCCTTGGCCGGGGACTTCGCCGTCGCCATCAGAAGGCCCGCCCTCGGGACCGCGCCGCCACTCTACCCATACGAAATACTATGGCCCAAGCTCTCTAGAACAGCAAAACGGTCAGTCACGGAAGCGGACTCCGCGCAGCTCCAACAGCACGGCGGCGGTACGCAGCGCGCCCTCGGCGGCACGTGCCAACCGGAACGTCTCGCCCACCCCGTCCGAACCCTTCGAATACAGGTGGCCGCGTCGGCGGTCCGCGAACGCCGACTGGCGCAGCGCCTTCGCGAACCGCCGTCGGTCCAGCTCAGGCACGGTTTCACCGCGCCGCAGCGCGTCCAGCACGGGCACCGCCGCGTCGACCAGCGCAACAGACTCGGGCACCGGCGCGCCGGTGCGGTCGGCCAGCCGCCACCGGTAGGCGACCGGTTCCCCCCACGGCGGGGTGACGTGGTCGTACCAGGACCGGCGGGGGGTCGTCCAGGGCAGCTCGCGGTCGATTCGCATTATGACCCGAGCATTACACGACTAGCGCCGCTAGTCAGCCGTGCGGCCCGCCCCCTTCGCGTTCGATCTCGACCAGGGTCCGGCCACCGGTCTGCCCGTCAGACGGTTGGAAAACTGGACCGACACGGTTGGAAAACCGCACCGACAGGCGGCGGGCAGACCGCCGGGCGACCCGCCGGCAGCCGGCCCGCGACACACGCCGCAGCCCGGACTGCGCCACAGAACCCGGTCGGGCGGGAACACCGACCGGCCCGCCCCGGTCGACGCTCGTCCCACGAGCTAGACCGGGGCGGGCCCGTCGGAGGATCGGATTTCCTTGCCGTTTCTCGCCCTGCCGTCTCGCCGTCAGCGGCCTGTCCCCCACGTCTTGGGTAGATGACACCCGGGAGGGGGGCCTGACCCCCGTAGGGAGCCGTCAGGGCCCTTGACGGGGGTTTCGCAGGTCACGGCTTTAGACGGCCTGGTCGAGCCGGGCCGCCGTGTCGACCTCGTCGAGCGAGAACGGCACGTAGGGCAGCGCCCGGCCGACCCGGCCCGCCTTCGGCCCGGTGGACCGCCACCACAGGTCGGGCTTGCGGTCCTGGCACTGGACGACGACGGGGGTGGCGCCGATGCGCAGGCACAGCTCCCACATCTCGTCGTGTTCGGCGACGCCGACCCGCCAGAGCTCGCCGGATTTGACTTGGACGCCGAGCATCTGCGGGCGTTTGACGGCGAGCAGGTCGAGCGAGCCTTTGGACGCGGCGGAGCGGACGACCCAGTAGCCGTCGGTTTCGAGGTGCCGGCGGACCCGGTTTTCGCGTGCTGCGCCTTTCGCGGCGTTGTTGGCCATTTTCTCCCCGTCCTATCTTGATCGTCTTCTCGTTCGGGCACAGTTCTGGCATCGGGTGCCAGAACTGTTTGGGCTGGTCAGGGCTGGGGCTGGCGGGTGTTCCGCCGGTCGGCGACCGCCTGCCGGACGTGGGCTGCCGCCTGGTCGGAGTGGGCGCCGAGGTGCCAGTCGGCGCCTTCGCCGGCCGGGACCGTGCGCCAGTTGGCGGTGTCCCGCACGTCGTCGTAGACGGCGACGGGACCGTGCGGGGTGTCGACGTGCCGTTCGGCGGTGGCGGCGTCGGGGTCGGTGAGGCACGCCGGCTGGGGCTGGCCGTAGAGCGCGGCGAGGCTGGCGCGGGTGGTGGTCTCGTGGCCGCGTAGGGAGCTGCCGTCGAGGGCGGCGGCGTGCGGGCGGCGGGCGGCGCCCGCCGCCGGGC